AAAAATGTATGGCGCTGTTGAAAACATTTTATATAAGTCGTTATATCTTTATATATCTCGATGTTACGTCATGTTTTATCTTGCTGTCAAAGTACCATTTTCACGTTCGTCTACGTATATTCACGTATTTCAATCAAAAATGGTGTAAGTTGTGGTGTAAGCAAAATACCTATTGCCATGCAAAAGTTCTTTTTTACGTATGATATTGTGTGCTCAGACTATACCGCATGGCTTAAATATACACAATTATTCGTTGCAGGCTTTCCGCTAATTTTTGCGAACTCCTCAAAAACATCCATCTTATTGACATGGGTGTAGATGTTAAGCGTCGTTTCTATTGATGCGTGTCCCATTACATATTGCACGCTTTTTAAGTTCATTCCTTTATTTATCAGCTCAGTACAAAATGTGTGCCTAAAAATATGCGGGGTCAAATTAGGAAGCGGTTCTTTATCTTGGAACTTCTCATTGTAAGTTTTCATAATACGTGTGAGCGCAGGTCCAAGATTATATTTGCTTTTTACGCCATTTTTTGTTATAAAAATAAAATTTGTATAGCCATCGATTACAGGTTCTTTGTCCAGGTGTACTCGCGCCGCGATGACATTTTTAAAACACTGCACAACCTCGTCCGACATTGGAACATATCGTACACCGGATTCCGTTTTAGGTTTGTGGACTTCCTGAATAAAGCCGCCGTCGTATTTTCGATAAAAGACCAGCTGATGATTTACACTTATCCATTTATGCTCAAAGTCTACATCGTCAAAAGTTAAACCGTATAGCTCTCCGATTCTAAGCCCGGTATAAAGAAGAATCTTAATTTCGTCCTCATGCTTTTTATAGCACGTGTTGCTATGGACATAGTCAAGCAATGCGGCAATTTGTGTACTTGTCAGCGCTTCTTTTTTGTGCTTTTCATAGGGAATCACCTTTGACAGTGTAAAGGTAAACGGGTTTTTGTAAATTATATCTTCCTCGCAGGCAAGATCAAAAAGGCTTTTCATGTGGCCTTTTACATTTTGCACCGTGGAAAAACCAGCTCCATTTTTGAAAATATCGATTACAAAATTCTTGGCGTTTGTTATTTTGACGTTCTTTATTGGCATTTCACCAAGACCGTATTTTTTCAAATAGAGAAAGATGACTTCATAATTTGACCTTGTTGTTGATTTGATATTCTTCTTTTGGTCTAAATATGATTTGAAATAGGCACTAACTGTAATTTTGTCTTTACTGAGGTCTATATTGTTGATAATATCTTTTTGGATTTTCTCCTCCTTTTCGCGCAATGTTTTCAAATCAGGCGCATAGACGGTGTGACGTATACCGTTGGCGTCACTATACCGATACATATAGCTGCCGTTCTTGCGTTGGCTTTCGCCGTTCTTTAAAACTCTGCCTTTGTTGTCTTTCCTTCGTTGTACGGACATTATGTGCCCTCCTTTAAAAGTTAAAAGAGAGCCTTAGTATGACACCCTTATTATATCACACTAAGGCCCTCTTTGTCTTATGATTTTGTGAAAGCCGATTTATCAGATGCTGAAACTTTGTTCAATATATTGGTCAAAACGCTTACGTTTGATAAGACGTTTGCTGCCAACCCAAAGAACGAAAGGGCAACTGCCGTCTTTTGTCATTTCGTAGAGTCTGTTGACGCCGATGCCGGAGTAGGCGGCTGCCTCTTCAAGTGTCAGGTTTTGTTTTTCCCAAATGGGGACTTCCTTCATAGGCTCTTACTCCTTAAAAGCATATCCCAGCTCGTAGTAGTTTCGGCAGACATTGATCCGCTTACTGTCATGGTAGCGATAGCCGATAACCAACGTGTCGCCGGTTGAAACAAATACCGGGCTGAAATCTTTTGGATCATCGTGTTCCTGCTTTTTCAGCATCTTTTTGACAGCCTGGACATGCTGGTCGATTTCTTTATCGGTCAGGTGTGTACCATGGCCAAAGTAGTAAAAGTCATTCGGAAATTTCTTCATCATCTGCCTCCATGTACTTTTTGAAGAATTCGGCCAGCGTCATGCCGTTGAGCTTAGCAAGGCCGGTACAGACAGCATCGACATTTTTTGGGGTAGAGGCACCGATCTCGCTGACGCAATACTCCAGAGGGTTAAGGTAGTCATAACCATATTCGTCTGCTATCTGCTGTCCATCCTCATCTTCGTAGATCTCTGCATGATCAGCGCATGTATCAGCCCATGCCTTGACAGGTTTGCCGTGGAAAGTAAAATCATGTACCTCATAGTTGTGGTTATCCGCGATATTCGTGCCCTCAGCATAACGCCACCAGAGACCGAAGAATTTATCGTCCCATGCTTCGTCCACGATGTCATCGTTGAGGATGTTGAATTCCCATTCAGTGAATTCCCATACAGCAAAACTGTCGGCCCAAGGAGAATCCTCAGTAGGAGTGTACAAGTAGGTGCGTTTGGCGTTTTTCAGGCCAAGTGCTTCGACGACTTTCTCAAAATCACCGCTTGTCATAATTTCAATCATTTGTGTTTTGTCTCCTTATTCATAAGGTTGATCACATTCTGGTTATCGTCCATGTTCATGGTGGCAGCAGTAACAGCAGAACCAAAATAGTCACTTACAATACCAGAAAGCCATCCATCAAGATCATCAATGAAGACTTTATCTGTCGGGAGGAGCTTACCCCTTGTATCCTGTTTACTGCGGAAAACGATGGGTTCCGGGATTGTAAGGCCAAGCTGGTCAGCCATCGTCTGGATATATTTTTTACTGCATCTGCTTCTGGTCATGATTGGATAGCCGCTCAGATGGCTAAGTTGGACCAATGTATATGTTTTGCCGGACCCCCTACCACCTTGGATAATTTTCATGTTGCGCTGACCCTCCAGACCTCGCTTTTATCCCACTCGATCAGCTGGTCGATGGTCTTGGGGGTATAATCGTGCAGCATGCAGCCTACATTGATGATATTGCCGCGATTATTGGCAATGCTGTAGATATTGTCGCGGAGTTCGCCTTTCCACTCATTGAGCCAGGCATTTTCGCGGGTGTTATGTACGTGGCCGCAGAGCATCCAGCAATGCGGGGAGTAGCTATGGTTGTAAAACATAATGGGGTAGTGGCACAGAATGAGATTATTTCCATTGTCATTGATTTCAGCATAACCGCTGATGCTCGAAAAGTAGTGCATCATATCTGACGTGATCTTATCGTGGTTGCCCTTAATAAGGTGGATGCGGCCTTTAAGCATTTGGAGGATCATGGGAGCGTCGTCCGTATTCCAGAACATATCGCCCAGTACATAGACATCATCGCGTTCAGTTATAACGTCGTTCCAGCGATTGACCAGATCATTGTTCATCTGCTCGATGGTCTGATAGGGACGCTTATCAAACTGGATAATGTTCTGATGGGAAAAGTGCAGGTCTGCGATATAATAATTCACTTGGATTCCTCCTTTTTGTCGGCGTAAAAACTCTGATAATCAAACCAACGGTCTTTAATGATGTTTCCGATGATTTTGACGGTATCGCCCCATTTTTTAGTAGCAACGCGGACGTACTTACCCTTCATGTCCTCCAGACGTGACACACCTACGATATCCATGATACGCATAATGACTTCCATGCCAGCCGCAGATCCTTCATAAGAGTCCTTGTCGTAACTGTCAGGGTAGATATTGCCAAGACAATAACCGCCGTACACACAGCCCCATCCATCACCCTTCAGCGTAATATCAAGCGTCAGGCAGCAGTAGTCACCGGACGACAGCGAAACATTTGTGATAAGAGCGTTGTCGAGTTTATAACCTTCTGCGATAAGTTCTTTTGCCGTATATTTTTTCATAAATACCTCCTTAATCATCCAGCAGAGCTGCAAATTTATCCAGCTCCAGTTCAGTCTTTTTGTCAGCAGAAAGCAGACTATTGAGACGTGTTTCGGCAGCTTTAAGTTCTGCAGCCTGCTTGCGGGTCTGCTCGACTGCACGCAGTTCTTTAATGTCATGCATCCAATCGGCGAGATAAAAGCCGTCCAGCATAATTGTAGATGGGTCAATCTGTAGGTCATAAGCCGACATGCGCAAAGCGTTAAGCTTGAGATACAAAAGTGTAAGCGTATCACCGCCTGTGTGCAGATTGTATTTGATACCGTCCATGGTCAGCTGACAGTTTGTGATAAGGCGGGGCCGGGTGTTCGCGCTTTTTAAGGCAGTACGTTTATCTTCAATCTTCTGTTTAAGAAGAATAATACGATCATCATTCGTCAAAGTCGTAGTTGTCATTGAAAAACTCCTTTTTATAAAACTCCCCGTTAGTAAGATAGGTATAGTGCCACACCGGAGTAAAATGGTTAAGTAATTCTGTCAAAGTTACAGGTCGTTCTTTATAGCCCCAAACTTTCTTGGTTTGCCAGCTATAAACTGGATTGGTGTAAAGTGTCTCGAAAGTGTCCGCAACAAAATCATCAATATTTAGAGCCGGAGTATAGTCATAGTCTCCGTTCGTCACATAATAAATAGGAGCATCTGGGTTTTTCCACTCTGGAAATTGGGTAGATGTATCAGCCTTAGTGATATATCGTAAACAGACATGGGTAATTGTTCCATCGTTTCGTCTTACAAACATCCTTAGGAGATTATGCAAAGGGTAGCGATAAGAAGGATTCCAAGGGCATTCTTTAAACAACAGACCCATGATTTCATTAACTGCGAAAGGCACAAATTTGTCCTTTGATATATCTTCCGGTGAAAAGTGCGGATTTTTCTTCATAAGAGAAACATAGTCCGCATATTGGTCAGACATTATATCGCTCGTTTCTTCAGTTACCAGACGAGTCAAGGACTTTGGAATAGAAATCTGTGGAACAACTGTATTATGCGGACCAGAACCTTCATATCCAAAGAAAAAACGCTTTCCGATTTTTGCGTTGATTCTACCAAATCGTCCACTGTCAGGGTCTCGAACACTGTCGTAAAAATCATATTTACCTAGGTAGACATATTGTTCACCGTTGGTGAATTTATAGGTGTGACCGACAATAAGGTCTTTGCCCTTAATGAAGGTTTTGGAAAATTTTGCGATGCTGATCTTTTGACTATCTTTATATTCAGGAGAGTCCACAGGGACAAGCAGAAGTTCTGCACCGTCCCAACCATAAACAAACTCACCAGCCAAACCCTTGCCCTTGATACAATCGCTGTTTTCAAGGATCCAGAGAAGATTGGGAACGGTGATTTCAAACTCAAAGCCACGTGGGTCATAGACGCGAACATAGGTCTGGCGTGGGTCATAATGATAGCAATAACCGCCAACCTTTTTATTCAGGACAAAACCTGTTGTTGGTTCATTAACAAGTTCTTGTGGATCAATATTTCTGTCACGCCAGTTTTGCCAGCTGTGTTCTTTGCGAAGCTTACCTTTTTCATCATAATAGATTACATAGGCAAGTTTACCGGTGAAGGTATCTTTGCGGTTCTGAAATCCAACCATGAGTTGTTCTGGAATAAAAATTATAGAATTCATGATTACATCTCCTGTGCGAGTGCGGCAATACGGGAACGGTAGATGTTTTGTAGCTTGACCTCGCCGTAGAAATCGCTGCCGCGGAATATCTCACTGAGGCGACGCATACCATTGTTGGAGCCGGAGTAAGCGGCCATATCGACCTGTGCCTCATAGTCACCGTCAATGATGGCGATACAGTCCTCGCCGATACGCTGGAGTGCCAGACGCATCATCTCGATGTCGAGGTTCTGGGCCTCTGTGATATAGACAGCGCAGTTCATGCCGGTGGTATCAAAGCCACGGATATCGGAGAAGGGGAGAAGCTGGATCTTATTTTCATTGAGCATACGTTCCAGCATCATCTTGTCACCGAGCTTTGCGCCGAGCATATTGCCTATCTGGCTGTCGAGCAGTTTTTCATCGCGGGTGCCGGGGTAGAAACCGAGCTTGGCTGCGCCGGTGGTAGCGCACGGATTTGTAAACACGATGATCTTATCAATCTTGTGAGACTCCAGAAGCTTGAACATGTAGGCCATGGCGATATAGCTCTTGCCTGTCCCGGCGGGACCGTGGAGCATCGTGATCTTATTATTAGCGAGGCTGTCGAAGGCAAGCTTCTGGTAAACATCACCGTTTTTGGCCTTGACCGTATCAAACATCATGCTCTTGAAGCTCTTGTAATCGACCTTGACATGGGTTTCTCCCGTCCAGCGGAATATATCGGTGACATTACTGTCCTTGTCATAGAGGATGATGTACTGGTTGGGGAGCAGATCATAGATATTGGCTGTTGGATTTTCGTATAGGGCGGCGTGCTCTGCATCGTCGAGAACTGTAACTTCTTTATAACCGGTGTAGTCATCGTTGCGGAGGATATCTGAGGTGGAGCAGACTGGGAGGTTGAAATAGCCGGATGCGATAAGCTTGCAGCAGATATCATCGGTGCAGAATGTAAAGTCGTCCTTATATCTGTCATAGACTTGCTTTGCGATTGCGCAGATTTCAGAATCCACAGTGTTTGGGGCGGCGGGCTTGGAGACAGTTACGGAGTTTGTGTCAATCTTGATCTGCGGGGTGGTGTCGAGACATTTCCATTCAAGTGTATAGCTGCCATCTGTGCGGTGTTGGTCCAGCAACTTTGCCATCTGACGAGCTTTGTAGCGGACAGAGTCGTCCTTATTGTGATTGGTCTTGATGTTCTCAAGTTCATTTAGCGTACAGACGGAGATATAAAACGGTTCATCGAAAGCAGCCTCGCCCATATTAAGCAAGGCGCAGGTATCATAGAAGTACAGAATAGATCACCTCATTTGAATTTCATATTGCAGTTTATTTAACGGTGTGATATAGTTAAATCAAATTATTAAAGGAGGCCAACACCAATGGCTAGAACTAAAGGTAGCAAGAACAAATCTAAGACCGTCGCTGTTGATTATGCAGCACAAATTGCCGAAGAACAGGCAGCTAAGGACGCGGCGATTGCTGAATTGGCCAATGCCGAAACTGCCGTAGATGATCTGATGGCACAGTTGGCTGATTTGAAAGAGACAGTAAAAGCAAAAAAGGCAAATATCAAAATCATTGATAAGGCTATTGCAAAGCTGGAGGCCAAGAAAGCTAAAGCAGATGCAACTGCAGAGGCCGAAGCTAAGAAAGCCGAAGCCCAGGAAATGGTGGGCAAACTTCTGGCTGATGGCATGAGCGTTGACGAGATCCTTGAAAAACTGAAGTAACTTATTGGCCGTGCAGGGTGACTTGCGCGGCTATTTTATTTGTCGATACAAAGGTAAACAGTGTTATCGCCGACATATTGAGAATCCACTGTGGCAATGTTGTAGTCACCATTGGCGGTCTCGATAACGACATGTGTATCCAGTTCGCTCTTGTCGAGAAGCTCATGGATTAGTTCGCGTACTGTCATAACTGATTATGGCTCCTCATTTCATAGTGCTGGATAAACGAACAAGACTTTAGTGTATTAGTGTTTATAGCAAATCCAATCGGAATATGGCCGTATTCACATAAGGTGGAAGCATCTTCTAATCTAAGAGGCTCATCAACAAGAACGACTTTTGATAATGTAAATTCCTTACGACCACGCAGAAATTGAATAGTTTTCATTGTAACGACATCGACTTCACTAAAGCCATATCCTTTACTTTCCTGTCTTAGTTGTTCGGCACGGCTTTCGATATTTACAACAACAGGCAAATTGTACTCACTGGCCAGTTTCAGGACCAGATAACTTTTGCCAAAACCTCGGCCGCCAAACAGCGTATCTGGCATACAATAAATACAAGACTTTTTGTCTTTGATGTATTTATGCAGGATTTTCTCGAAGATTTTTTGCTCAACACGTTGGCTGTAAGTAAGCAGCTCCATTAAGTGTTTATTAGCTCGAACATAATCTTCTGCATTACGGATTTTATCTATATTCATATGTTTAACAACCCCATACCCACCCGCGCTGATGCGCTGCCATTATGTAGTTATTCTGCGAGATCAGACTCTTGCTTTGGTTTGGCAGGAGTCAGAATAAAGATGCTGTTCAGTGTTATGATACGAAGCTCTGTGTCGCAGTTGTCGGATTTTTCTGTGATCTCAACACCCTGTACCATGCTGGTCTGCAGGTAGCCGTTTTTGCGGTTGCCTTTGTTATCACACAGATAGAACAGAGCAGCACTTTTACCGATGTCTGGAATGATAATTTGCCAGAAGGTGGAACCGATACGTTTGAGGTAGCTGCCATCCGTGCGTTGCTTATATGTATTAACGTCGAGAACATCTTTGAGATACCAGCATTTACTGACGTCGTGGATGGTCATTGTATAGTTACTGGTTATTGTGTTGTTTTCAGTCATTAAAGTCATGTTCCTTTATGTTTTTGCGATTTTGTTTGATAATTTTTCTGTTCTGTTTCTTTTGTACTTTTTTAAGAAAGCTGCAGCCATTGCAATTTTGTTTGTTTTTGCACCGCCAACAATTATCAGTGTCAAGCCACCACCAACGAGGAACAGATGGGCGCGGTTTGCGTTTGGCTTTTGACATAATTATTTCTCCATTGTGGTGTTAAAAAGTATAGTCTTACAGTCTGCGCCGTATCGCTCCTGCAGGAAGGTCATGAAATCATCCATGGACAGGTTTTCTTTAAAGAAATCGTAGCCGAAATGCTGCGGCGAACACTCGTAATACGTAGTCTCAAAAGAAGTCGGGTTTACGAAATTTCTCTCTGTTATGGTGCTATCATAATGACCACCATAGTAATACAGGCACGGATGGTGGGAAAAAACAGTCTTACTGCAATACAGACCGGGGCATTTTTTAGCTTTGGCGGCATCAAACAGGCTATGAAACGAGGTATACGAATCGATGGTTGCGTGCATTTCTTCCTCTGTGAACATAAGGCGGCTGAAAATATCTTCATATTCTTTGCCTTCATACAGGCAGTATGTGACATTATACAGTTTGTGCATTACTTACTCTCTTTCATGATTACCCACATATCTTTCCAAGGCGGGTTTCCGCCGGAGACTATGGCGTATTGTGGCGTTACCGTGTACCTTGGGCGAAAATCTAAAGACATACGAGATAAGCTATTTTTGTAGGAATCGTTGGCGTGTTGGCACATGGTATGATAGGCTTTTTCGTAGCTATCCTCAAAGTATTCGCAGGTGACAATGGGCTTATCTCCGTAACCGCTGCTTTGTAGTTCTACAACCTTATAGGGCCATAATTCATCGTTTTTACTTTTGGCCGGAGGAACCAAAGCCGCCAACGCCGCGATCAGTTTCATCAAGTTCTTCTACCTCCACAGGCGTACACAGAGAAATGGGCTGAATGACGAGCTGGGCGATGCGGTCACCGACATCAATGATCTGTCGTTTGCCACTATGATTATGTAGCGGAACTTTGATTTCACCACGATACGCAGAATCGATAACGCCTACGCCATTGACGGGAGAAAGGCTCTGCTTAGAAGCAAGGCCACTGCGGGCAAAGACATAGCCGACAAAACCGGGATCGATGCTGACAGCAATACCAGTTGGTACAATCACGGTGCTATGTGGCTCAATTACAATCTTCTTTTTGAAGAATCCATCCCACGAGGTTTCCAATTCTGATTCTGATGCCTTACTTACGGCGTCAACTGCCATTTTCTGTTCGCTGCTGATAGGTTTGTCACTATAAAGTCCAAGACCACCAAAAAGATCAAAAAACTTTGTATACATTACACTGTTATTTACAGCAGATTTATATGCCTCTTTTTCCTCATCGGTGTACTCGACAGGAAGAGCGTACAGATCCATACCGGCGTCAGTGTCGTGTGCGCGGGTAGGGATATGAGCATCAGGGTGGATCTTTTTGATTTTCAAGGTTTCCATTTTTTATTCTCCTTTAAGAGTGGCTTCGGTGGAACCGGATGCCGTGCAGATGATGGATTTATCAAGGCAATCTACGACGCCGGTAGTTTGAACGTTCGTAATAGTAGGCTTAGCAATCGGATTATAAGGGCTGTAAGGGTTATACATCCCATTATAGTTGACAGAATCTTCTTCAATGGTGGTTTTCTTGATGAGCTTTCCAGCATTGTCATATTCTTCGATGATAGTTTTCTTCATTAGTAACCACCTTTCATACTATCTACTAGCTCCTTGTAACTGATACCGCTGGTAAGTCCAGGCGATTCGTCACTGTCCGTGCCGCGAAAGGCTGCACCCGAAATACTGGGATACATGAACTCGATCATGGCAAAGTTGGCAACATCGATCAGCCACTCAGTATTTCCGGTTTCGAGATACTTTTTGAGACGCGGTTCAATTTCCTTGACGGCCTGAGCCAGTTCGGGGTATGTATTTTTCATCCAGCCGTATTTGTAGTGGGAAACAAGAATGCGGTTTTGCATCTTTTTGATGAAATCTGCGTTCCAGTCACGGGCAAGAATATCGTTTGGTGTGTCCATTTAGTCACTCCTTATAATACAGTCCGCAGTGGCAGAGGCCGGAATCTTGTACGCGGAACTCTTTGCACATACATTTGGTTTCAAGCGTCTTGGCGAGGCGACAGGGGCAGTAGCCATCGTTTTCTTTGACGGATGCGCGGAACTCCTGCACCTCCTCATCTGTCCATGCCGGGTTGGTTTTGATTTTCATTTGTACTCCTTTTGAAACAGGATTGTTTTATCGATCGGTACATTTCCTCTGAGTTCATAAAAACGCTGGTTCGTTTTTGGATCGTTAAGACCGCCGAATTCAGAGACATACGGGCCAACCTTGATAAAATTGAAGTATACGCCATAATTGCGCGGTCCACCGTCATACATCAGGTGACGAAAACTTGGGTAGTCAAGACCTGTGTAGAGGCATGTTTTCAAATTGTACTGATGTGCGATTTTACATGCTTTCAGTAGTTCGATTTTGTTCTGGTCTCCGCCCATAAAACACACACAGGTGATCATGGACCAATATTTATTGATAACCGAAGGAAGATTCTTCAGCAATGGGGCGCCGCTATACTCCCATAAGAATTTGGAGTGGCAGTCAGGGCAGTGATGCGGACAGCCTGTAATATCAAACACAAGGCTTATCTCGCCGGGGACTTCTTGGAATGTCACATCATAGTGACTATACAGAAGCGGCTTGCAATCAGTCTGCATAATAGCGCTTTGCTGCCTCCTTCTGACGTGCCTCAGAGAAGCTGGATACACGCTTGAGATAACCAATGACACGGGTTGCATAGTCCAGGTTCTCACTGCCGCACTTGGGACATTTATGCAGGTGGTGCTTAGAAATGTGGCCGCAGTCATTGCAGATGGTATTCGGCACATTCACCGTCCAATAGGGGCACCCGGTCTTGATAGCCACATTCATCAGTTTGCGGTACTGCTCCTTATTCAGATGTTCCTCCAGATTCAGATGCAGGGCACTGCCGCCGTCCAGATACTGCGTCATTTTGGAGCCGTGGAGCATGAATTTATCAAGCGGCTTGGTAGGATCCTCGACAACATAGAAGTAGCTGTTGTAGCAGTCACGCGGAACTACGAAGCCATCCTGCTTATCCCACTTTGCGTTCTTGACACCAAGGTTTTCAGCGGGGACATATTCTGTGTTAAACATAATGCCGTCAGAGCGATCTGCCTTATTCTCGTCATAGATGACCTTGAGCACTTTGTTTGTAAAATCAACATAGTTTTGGTCGTCCGGGGAGATGGTATAGCCAAGGAATTCACAGCCCTCAACAAAGCCGTTAATGCCAATGGTCAGGAACTGCTTATCCAAAGAGATATATCCGGCATCGTAGATGGGGAGCAACTTTGCATTGAACTCGTCCTTCAAAATCGCGTTCCATGCCTTGAGGTAAACATGGATATCTTTGACCTGTTCACGAACGGCCTCGCAAATATCACGGTTATCGTCAACAGCAGTCTGGATCAAGCGATTCATATTGATAGTGATAACGCCCTTAGAGCCAGTAGCCACGCCTCCGGCACCAAGAGTATAACTGAAGGTATTGTCGCTCATTTCATTGCGCAGACGGCAGCAAGACGCCAGAGAGTCCACACTGTTAGAACGATAGATAAAGAAGCTGTGTCCCTTAGAAAGCATTTCGGCAGCATTGTCAGCCCATTCCTTATCGACATAATCAGTGCCATCATCCAGCAGATTCAACGTCTCGACAGGGAAGGTGAGGATCTTCTTCAGACGCTCCTGATTCAGCCATTCCATAAAGCGCTTTTGTAGCCAGGATACGGACTCCCACTGCATTTCTGTGCCATCGGGGAATACGAAATCAGAGAACATACCTTTAAAATACGGCTTGTCGAAGTATGCGCAGTTCCAGAAGATGGACTGGAAATTACGAGCGGCAGCAGGCTGATTCAGAGAATAGACGACCTGCTCAAACTGGTCAGTAATAACCTTGTCGATGGTGCGATGACGGCTGGAAAGATCGACTACCTTATCAGCGTGCAGATAGTAATCATCGCCATAGTCCTTGCGAATGAAGTAATCAAGATAAGGGATAAACTCAGGGGTGGCGACTGCACCGGCAAACTGAGACGCAATGGCAAAGCACAGGTTGATAAATTCGCCGCAGAAGGAATCAAGGTTGTGAGGAGCAGATGAGCCGCCGCCGATGCTTTCCAGACCATTGAACAGGAACGGATACATGGTAATCGAGACGCAGTACGGCAGGCACGGGTTCGTTTCGTCATGGCGGTAAATAAAATGGTGGTCAAGCTGATAGATGTATTTGTCAGCATACTCCTGGCCGTACATCTCTTTGATTTTTTGCCACATGCGCAGACGATTGATGCCGATGCCCTCTTTTTTATAAAGCTCACCAGTCAAAGTGGTGACATTCTTGCATTCCACATTCGCGTTCGCATCAACCTTACTGCCAGTGGCTGCATTGCTGGATGCGGCATACTCCTTGATAAAGTCCAGATACGGCTGATATTTTTCATACTGTTCGATAGCCATTACATACCTCCTACGATTTTGATTGCTTCTTTAAATCCATACTGCTTTTTGCCCACCTGCAGAACAGGCATCATATCCATGCCCATATCGAGCATCTTCTGTACATCGGTAAACTCCGTATAGTGGATGCCTTTTTCCTGCAGTTTGTTTGCCAGGATCAGACATCGCGGACAGTGCGTGGTATAGAGAATTACATTTTCCATAGCCCCTCCTTACTTTGTCCCGGCGGATACGGTATCGGCTACCATTGCGTCGGATACATCAATGACCTGGTTCTGCTTTTCCAGAAGTTCAATTTCACGATTCAAATAGAACAGTGCTTTTTTAAGATCCTGTGTAGCAGAATTACCGTCCTTTTTACCTGCGCGGCTAATGTACTTGACGGTGTTGCCGAGGTGGAAACCGAGATTCCAAGCCTCGATTACCTTGATGGCCTCATACGGGTCATCGGCACCGCCGTAATAAATAGGGTGTTGAACGTTTTGATCAACATCATTAGAAAGCGTTTTTGCCATAAAGACCTCCTTTTTTCTGTTGCTGCTTGGCGGCTGTTTTTATTTCAAAAGCGACCCTCCGCCTTTTCCTTATCAAGTTCCATAACGGTGAGGATGCAGTAGTTACTAAGGTCCAGCAGCGTGTCGCGGATGCTCTCATCGACCTTGGGCTGTGCGCCCTTGGTCAGGTTGAGCAGGCGATGGTATTTGTGACTGATCTTGGCTAAGGCGGTGACAAGGCCAAGGCTGCCGAACTCCTGCCAGGTAGTGGAAAAGCTGTTGCCGTAGTCGTGATTCTTTTTTCGGAATGTGTCATACATGGTACAGACGATCTGCTTGAACTGTTCGCTATCGGTCATGTAAAAACCTCCTTACAGGTACAAAAAACAGCTGAGAAACCAGCCGATGATAAGATAGAGAGCTGATACAATAACGGTTTCGAGGATCGTGAGCAAGATGATCATAACCTCGTCGGGAATGTCATAATCGTCATACTCGGTGCAGGTTCCGTCTATAATGCTTTTGATCGTCTTTGTTGTCTCGGTTTCGCTTTTACTGCCAAAGAGTGCCTTGACGGCGAAAAGCAGACAGTACGCTTGCAGCCATGTGAGGGCAGGCAAGCCGATAATGGGCATAAACCAGTTCCAGATGGTTGAGATACAAAAGCCATGAACAGGGATCATTACGATAGCAGTCAGGAGCCAGACGAGACTAAGCTTGAGCTGACGGCTGTGTGAATTTCGTTTTGTCATGCGACCGCCTCTTTGCCGGTAATCAGTTCAGAATATGGAAGCGTTTCGATCCAATCACAGAATTTACGCCATTCGTCGAGTTTATGACCGCGACGAGATTTATAGATGTTGGCAAGAACTTCATAATTTACCATGAACGTGCGGCGTTGATTGTAACTGGATGGGAGAAGCTGAATAAGCTGCCACCAGGCGTCCTTATCTTTCGGATCAAAAATACGATCAGTGCCATCATAATTATTAACTTGACCGCCTTTCAGATAAATACTTCGCCAGAAGTTGAGCTGAATAATGATATCATCTAAAACTTCTCTGGAGTATAGCACTAGATGCTCGTAGCTGAAATCGTCAACCGTAAATTCTTTATCAGCGACTTTATGCATGGTGCTACACGAATTTGCTACTGTGCCAACTTTGTAAGTATCAGCTTCTTTCCACCAATACAGCGGGGCTGTCACATCAAGCCAAACAACGATCATGCGTAAGTATTTTCTATGGTCAGTACCGGCATTGCGCAGGCGTGTAGCAAGGTCGTGGTCGTTTGGACCCATACAATACTGTTGGTGACCTGCGCAGATAACATGGTCGTCATATGTATGGCCGCAGTTTTCGCAAAGAAGCAGACCATCTTCCTCTTTATTCCAGTTCTTACGATGTGTGCAGCCAAGGCCGCTGTCACTTCTGGTCCAGCTGTTTTTTGGATTCCGCATACCACGTAGTGCAGGCTTGAGGCCGCCGACTTCTACGTTTTCAATTTTTATCATCAGGTTACCTCCAGATAGTTTTTTGCGGGTTCCCGGCGGGCGAAGGCGCGGCGCTGGGCAGTGGAGAGGTCGTTATAGTTAAAGGTGCGGACAGGCGCACACTTGGAATCATAACTGGCGCACATCATATTCAGCTCTTTGACGCCGCGCTCCTTACGGTTCTGTTCACGATGGTTACTAAAATTCATGTGAAATTTAATCACTCCTTTGGATCAGGTTCCATTTTCTTCATGCAGTCGCCGCACAGGATGTTGACGGCTTTGCTTGCCCGGACGCTGTTCTTGCAGCAGGGGCAGATATACTTGCGAATGTGGGTAGATGCTTTAAGCGGCTTGCCGTAACCTTGTATTTGGATAATCTGCCAACCTTGCAGGTCTATGAAGTCAAGCAGTTCAAGGGATGGTCTTGTGATAATCCAGCCATAGCGGGTAGAGTGCTCTATAATAAGGCCGTGACTTTCTGCGGTTTCCTTGAAGCGCTTGTTATGATAGGCGTTATTGGTGCCGCTGGAGTCTTTTATGCCATTCTCTAAGTCGTAAAGATGGGCCATTTCGTGCAGCAGTCCAGCAATAATGTTTGGTGTTGTATCGCTGATCTTTATCATATCGGTTGACATTTTATAACCCATAAGATTATTGCCGCTCAAAGAAAAATAGTTGTATTTATTGCGATTCAGTTTTGCAACGAAAAATTTTACAGAAGGCAATTTACTTTGGTAATAATGTTCATTTAAAACCATGTAAATCTGTTCAAATTGCAATACGAGATTACTTATAACTATGTTCATGGTTCAATACGTTTTTGATAAACGGTATAGTCATAACCCTTGCTTTCTATCGGCAGGAAGATGAGGCGACCTGCCAACAGAACGAAATACCCGATTTGCAGATGAACACATACCTCGTAGTCGTGATTCTTGAGCAGGAAGCTGCTTTGCTCCGGGTAGTCCGACAGCATGTGGACCATGTCAACGACCTTTACATTCGGGTTCATATAGACGGCCACACCTCCTTATCAAAGTCAGGTTCTGATTTTGTCAGCTTCTTTTTCCAGGTCTTACCGTCTGGTAGGAATAGCGAGAAGGAGCCGGGGATAATGGTTTCAGTGACGATGGCGATAGGCTCTTTCTCGCCGTTACGGTTTGTTTGTATGTATTGCAGGCAGACACGCTGGCCTTTAGGCGGCTTAAAGGGTGTGCTCATAGATTGATCAGAGCTTCTTTCATCTCTCGGTAAAGAATATCGTATATTAACTGCCCTGATGTTTCTGCGTTACACATGACGATGGGGGTGTCGTAGCGTGCCATCCATGTGGTCATGCTGGCAACAAGAGCCTGGGGCTTCATCTGACTGCGGTAGTAACCATGGTAAGCTTTTTCCCATGAGGCTTGCTCGATAAGCAGGTAGACTTTAGCGTTCTTGGCACGGGCACGCTCGAACTCGCGCTTGAAGCGGTCACGGCTGGTAGTCCAACAAGAAGCGCATTCATCTATCGACATTTTACGCTCTATCGTTACTTTATCGGCCAAACTGAAAGTGACACCGCTGGGCAGGATGACCTGTGCAGAATAGTCGCCGAAATCAAGCTTGGTGCGCAGAACAGAGCAGCTGAACCGAGCCAACCGCTGATGATACTTGAGCGTGTCCTGTTCACGCGAGTCCACGAGGATCGTGAAGGTATCCAACGTGGACTTTACAAAATTTGCTTCGATAAAATCACCTCCGTCAGATGATGGTCTTAAGGTTCTCCAGCTGATAGCACCTGATAAACAGCAAGAACAGCAGGTAACTGAGCATGCTGATCTCTACATATTTGCTTTCAGTCCGGAAACTGACCCACAGGGCGATGAGGATGGATAAAAGCTCCGAGAAAAATAAAATGGTATTTAAAATTTGAATCACCTCACATGGGAATATTTCGTAAGAAAGTCGTTGAAGTCTGTTGTAGACTGTACCCACTGGTCGCCGTCTTTGCTCCATTTGCCCTCGGTGTGGGTATCGAGCACCTTGATGATCTCGCCGGGTTCGACAGGGTTATCGTCGAGGATGCGGGGACGGATCTTATAGGACATGGTCTCGCCGTCACACAGGCGATAGAGGGTAATATTTTTGTTTTTGTATTTGCCGTCGATGGAGAGGACGTAGTGGTAGGTGGTAGCGAGGCGAGGGTTGGCGTACTGGAGGTAGCCGAGATTTGAAAACTCGTACTCCAGAATTTTGCGTATACCGGTTTTGATATCGGCTGTGTCACGATTGACAAGATAGTCGATAATGCGGCGGGCATCCACGTTCTTGTACATCTTTTCTGTGATGGATTCGCACTTGACTTCTTCTTCCGGAATGGGGAGTTCGTCTTTTTTTAGCTGTTTGGCGTTCTTATACTTTTCATAGATTTCGACCTGCGCTTTAAGCTGGTCAGGGTTGCCGAACTCAGAGAAGAAATCCAGTTCTATTAAAATGGCAAGCTGGCGGGAGTTGAGAGAGGTGTGCTCCAAGTCGTACAGTAGGTCAATAAACGAACCATACTGTTTATCGCGCAGCGCATACAGCTCTTTGCCGACTTTTTTGTTCAGATACTTGATAGACGCCATGCCTTTATAGATGGCACGATTCTTGGCATCTGGGGTATACTGGTCAAGAGAGTGGCGGAACTTGATGGGCATGATGGTGATGCCGCGTTCTTTGGCAAGCTGTGTACCGGCAAGGATTTTGTCTTGGTTGTTGGCGATGTTTAAAAGTGCAGCTGTAAATTCAACAGGATAATAATAGCGATAGTACGCACAATAGTATGTAAGAATTGAGTAACCGCACGAATGGTTCAAACCAAACTGATACGCCGATGAGTCTTGTATGATTTGTAGGAATGCCTTGGCTTCCTGCTCTGCTTCTGTGCGCTGTCTTGGTGAATTATTACAATAGCCATCTAAGATTTCCGGCATAGCTGCTGCGATGGCCTGCTCATTTTTATGACCGATTGCACGGCGGACAGAGTCGGCATCACTACCACTCATACCGCATATCTGCTGCAGAAAAGCGATTGTCTGTTCCTGAAATACAAGGTGTCCGAGGCTGTCTGCAAGCAAATCATCAATTTCTTTTGATGGATTATGAGCCTGTTCGTGACGGAAAAGCTGCTCACGATAGGATGCACCTCCGGGACGAATTGCTGCCGTGACAAGGCTTAAATCCTGAATACTTTTTGCATCATACTTTTTTAAAGAGTCAAAGGCGAAATCACTGCCGAACTGAAATAGGGCAATAGGGCTTGTTTTCATATCAGTCCATACAGCTGAATCGTTGAAATTCACTTCCCACGTATGCGGATATTTGATGTTAGCAAGTTTGCATGTTTTGTAAATCAAATCTACTGTAGCAAGTCCAAGGATATCGTACTTGGCAAGGCCAACTGCATGAGAGGCATCCATGTCAAGCATAAGAATCTGCAAGCCATCTTTGTCGATAAGCGTGCCAAAGCGTTCACAGATATCAATAGGAGCGATAATAACACCGGCTGCATGATGTGAGAGTGACACGGCGACATCTTTCATGCCGTCAAAGTAATAGAAAATGTCTTTGTGGACCTCTCTGCATTGAGCCGGATCAGCCTCGTATTCCTTTTTGACTTTTGCAATATTTGCAAGTGAGTATGGATTTTCACTGTCTGCGCTATCAGGATTTTCTTTTTTCCAACGCTTGGCAAGAGCACGGCCTATTTCGTCAATCGTACCGTTTTCAACCATGGTGCCAACCGCAAGAACATAAGCGCATTTGCGTTGGCCGAACGATTCAAAGATATGCTTGTAGACCTGTGGGCGGTATTCGTCGGGAATGTCAATATCGACGTCTCCAATTTCGACACGATTTTCATTACAGAAGCGTGAGAATACAAGACCCCAACGAACAGGGTCAACATCGATAATGTCAGTTGCAAAGGCGGCACGGGAACCAGCAACGGAACCACGACTTGGCCCAATGGGAATACCTTTGCCTTTTGCCCAACACATCAAATCGCTCATACTCAACATAAAGCCGAGCATGTCTACCTTTTTAAATACTGCCAGTTCTTCTGCGACATCTTTACGGAACTGGTCGGCCTCTGATGCGGGGATGATACCTTTTGCGATTTTGTCATCTGTCATTGACCATGTCTTTTTAATGTAGGTTTCAGCATCAGATTCCTTAGAACCAGTCAGAATAGGGTATCTGGCTTTTGTATTCAGTTTGAAGTCCTTAACACTATCGGCCACGACATTCGTATTTTCGATGGCTTGCATCCAGACATCATGAGGAAGCGCGTTTTGCTGCTCAAAGGCAGTGACAAGTTCCTCGTATGACTTAAATGTAAGGTCGAACTCATCTTCGCCGCTGAATTCTATGCCTTTGGCCTCCATAAGAAGCTTGCGGCACTCGGCTTTATATGGAGTAGAACTGTGGGTATCGGTTGCTGCGATGAGCGGTTTATCGTATTTTTGGGACAGTTCATACAGGTATTGATTAAATTCAGCCTGCTCCGGACAATTATGATATTGAATTTCTAAATAATCGTACCTGCGCACAAGCTGTTCGTATCTATCCGGATCAAAGTCCTCGACATTTTTTGTATAGTGATACAGAGGGCTGGCAAGACATGCCGATGTTGTGATGACATTGTTTGACAAACCATAGAACTCATCAAATGTAATGCGAGGCTTGTAATACTTGTGCTCCGCATCGAACGACTTACTTAGCAAATTGTTGATTTCGAGCACGCCACGGGCATTGCGGGCAATCAGCACGGTATGGTAATTATCACGGAGCTTGTGGGGTTTTTCGTTCTCAGGACCTTGATGAAGAAGCCTGTCAGTCAGATAACATTCCACACCGAAGATGAATTTGAGACCGGCTTTTTCAGCTGCCAGCTTTTTGCTTGTCCAGTTCAGTACATAGCCATGGTTACTGGAGCCGATTGCGGTCATACCGTTTTTTACGGCAAGGTCTATGTAGTCTTGATATTTTGTGCAGCTGTCAATGACAGAGCCTTCGTCATCATGCAGGTGATAACAGAGATAGTTTTGCTTTATTTTAATTCACCTCCATCTTGAAACGGCCAGCTGTGGCGAAAGTCCTGAATGTAGCCGTTTGCGATTTTGCCGATGAACGGATGGCAGGTGCGTCCGTCAATCATGCTACGTTGGATGGCATATTCTATAGCTTCCTCAACGCGAAGCCTCATATGCACGTCATCCACGAACTCTTGTAAACTACTTGGATCATTACGCGGGGCATAATCCTCAATCATGTCCATGAGTTCTTGACATGAGATAGTTTCTTCGACCTTAGCCATTGGCTTTCTCAGCCTCTTTTTTATTTAGCTCGTCTGCTTTTGCCTGAGCTTCGGCTTCTGTTCTGAAAATACAGTCCAGAGAAATGCAGGTGGCGTGCTTTTTTAAAGACACATGCTCTGGTTCAAAATCGTGATAATACGAATAGCACGCATTTGCATGATTCTTATGAAAGCGGAGCTTCAAGTCCACGGATTCGACGGTATCTTTACCGACAAAGTAATAGACGTGCTGGACATACTCGTACCCGTGGCAATTCGGACAGGTAAAAGTATCGTGTTTACTGCCAACAGAGACCTTGACTTTTCCTGTCCCTTCACAAACAGGGCATGTTTCATTCTTATATGAGTATGCTACAATGTAAACCTCATCACCGGGAGCATAGAAGCCGGTATACTTTTTTACAAAATTGTTCACATAGATTTCCGGAATTTGAACTGTCTTGGCATTTTCAGCATCGCGCTTGGCCGCTTCAATATCGTCCTCAATACGCTGCTTTTCCCAGTTGAGGCGGGCAATGTCGCTTTCCAGATTGTCTTTTTCGCGCAGGGCCTTGTTGTACTCATCGATTACACGCTTGACGTCATCCTTGATGAGATCGCGAAGGCGGTCTGTAGCTTCGTCGATGATACTATCGGCCTCGTTGGGGTTGGTGAAATACATATCATCCATATTACTGAACATTCAGAACAGATCCTCCTCGTCCTTTTTGGATTGTGTGGCACCGGCCATGGTGCGTTCGTTGTAATCCTTGATGTAGGGGCAGCTTTTGCGGTGATTACAGAGGGTGTTGCAGAAAAACTGGTTCTCCTTCGTGATTTCGCATGGTTCCCATGGGTGGTCTTTGTCTTGCGGCAGGCTCTCATAGAGGTCGGCGGTCTTATTGATGTAATCCAGTGCCTCGGCCTGAAGTTCCTTGGTGTAGGGATACTCCCGCACATAGGGCTTGATGGAGAACTTTGCCTTGACCTCAGCCGGGAACAGATTGCCCAGAATGTTCGTCTTGGCGAAATCCATCATGGCGATTTCGATATCCATTTCGTCCATGCCAGCCTCATGGCAAGCGGCTTCGACAGCGTCCTTGATAGTGTCATAGATCTTGGAGCGATTGACGATGCGGGTGAGTGGGGTCTTGTTTTTGCTGCGCCGTGTAGCGTACCAGTCGTACTTGATGACGACATACTTGAGCATAATCCATGCGGTGGATTTGACCTTGTACCCGGCCTGCTCCAGCGCCATGCCGTAGATCGTAAGCTGACGGCCATGATCGAGGAGGTCTTTCTGGGCGTAGTCGGAACTGGTTTTGAGGTCTAGCACCGTAACTGAGCCATCGTTGTTCCAGCGCAACAGGTCGGAATAACCCTGCATGGCACGGGTGGGACTGACGCGCAGGATCAGAAGTTCCTCAATCGTGAATTTGCCTTTCGGCATAGTAAAGGTCTGGAAGCAGTTTTCCATGTCTTTTATGTATTTCGTTTTGATGCTGTCCGTTCCACGAAAGTCCCTCGGAAAGTCATATCCGACAAGTTCGCACTGAACAAGAGCATCACGGAAGGTCTGAAGCATTCCGCTGCTATTCGACTTGCCTTCGATGAAATTTTCCAGAGCATCATGGCTGGCCGATCCTAAATCGGTATACACGCTTCCAAGGCCGCGGTCATGCAATATGTAAGTGCGCCACGCTCCGTATAAACAGTTATTGATGGTTCCAAGCTTGGAAAAGCTATAGACATTGACCCCTTCGTCATACAGGGCTTGCAGGCGGGGGTCTCTTGCACGTTCGGCTATGTCAGCCACCTCACTTTCGTTCTCATGATTTGTTTGTAAGCGTCTACGCCGAGGTCTGCTGCGTTGAGCTTGCTGCCTTTGGGGATGATGTCGCTATCGGCGTCCCAGACATATCCGACCTTAGTTTTGACGATGATGTTATCCTGCACGAGCTTTTTGGCCTCCTCGCGCACAGCCTCTTCCTCCAAGCCCTCATCCAAAGCCAGCACCACATTTTTGGGCTGCATGGAAGCGATCATGGTGGCTTGCGCATGGGAGACATGACAGCCACAGAGGCCGAGCGCCAACCTGCATCCAAATGACCGTGCCTGCATGGGGGCTTTTTCGCTCTCAAACAGGAAGATATTGCCGCGGTCGATGATGTTGTGGTAGTTCTGTTGCAAGCCGAACAGTGTCTTGCTGCGGGAGCAAGGGACAAGGGGCAGCCAGCGTTCCTCGTGCTTACAAGTGGGGTCGTTGCTGCGTCCCATGATACCGACAAGGTTGCCGTTAAAGTCCCGCTCCGGAATCGTGATGCGGCTGGATTCTTCATCGTAGCCGACTTGAAACAATTCCTGTGTTTTATAGTCGATACCATCCTGAAAGAACATCGTGTTGAATTTACCTAAGTAAGGGTCAAGTGTGTTTTCCGGGATCGTGGGCAGGGTAAAATCATCGTCACGGTCTGGCAGGAGCTTACGATAGAAGCCATGGAAGGGATAAGTGACCTGAACATTAAAATCAGAGGTGTCCAGGTCCAGGATATTTGCCACGAATTGCAGACTTTGCGGGAAGGTGCAATGGATACGATCCATAATGAGGGTGAACAGATTGCCTTTGCCGTTGGTGGAAAAGCAGTAGTAGCGCAGGGTATTGACATCCAGCATCATACTGGTGGGGTTGGAATCTTCCAGGCGGGAAAAGCGGAACTGTGTTTTTGCGTTATTGAGATTGATGTGCTGAAATTCCAGCGTTTCCAGGATGCGGAAAAGAGCATCGGAATTGCCGGAGAGATGCTGCTGCAGAAGTGCCGCGTTCATAGTGGCAGCACCCCCTTTAGCGTGTGGTTTGAACGTGTTCGTTGCGGATCGTGCAGAAACCTACCTCGCGCCAGTTATTCCAGGTGAGATTAGCCTCGTACAAAACCTGTTGCTTATCTTCATCATTGCGGGTCTTATCGAGAAAAGCGACGATATACTTTTTGGTTTTATCAAGCGTGATGGGAGTGGTAAACTTTTCCCAACTGCCATCGGCATTTTTGCCGCGGGTGTAGGCTTTACAGTCATAGCGTTCGCCGGTATACTCGTCCTCCCAGAGGGGGCGGATATAGATCATTTCGGAAAAGACTTCCTTGATCTGTTTACCGTTGGACAGGCAGTTAGCGTCCAGATACCGCTGATTCAAGAGGTAGAGAGCCAACTGGTAAGTACAGACGACCGCAACATTCTCGCGGCTGGCAGCCTGGAACACCTTGCGGGAAGCAACGAGTAGCTGGCGGTACATTTCCATACTGACATCATCATCGGATTTCATCGTGTCCCAGAGGAACATTTGAAAGCCGAGCTTGGAATACTTGCGGATCGTTTTGACAACGCGGGAAGTATCGTTATCGAACATCTTGACGAACTTGATGTTCTTATATTTTTCCTGGCTGATTTTTGCAGCCTTGCGCAGCATTTCGTTCTGTTCGTCGGTGAAATTGCCGGTCTTGAGGTGCTTGCGGGTGATTTTCCAATAGTCCAGATCTTTGGTCAGAATATGTACAGCCAACAGCTGCTTATAAGCGCGGACTTGCATCTCATTGGAGATAATGCAGCATTTGATGCCAGCCTCGGCCATGACAAGGATCATGTTTTCAAATACAAAGCTGGTTTTGCCTGTGCCGGAAAAACCGCCAAGCATGGTGAGGTCGCCCAGCGGGACTCCCAGGGTCAGGTAATTGAGACGCGGGCAGTTTTTGCCGTAGTTGAGACCGACCGCTTCGCCCTTATTGAGTTCATCGACAAAAGCATCATCGAACCAGACATCTTCCACCTTCATGTCCTTAGCGGTGTTGATGGAAATGGTGTTGAGCTGATAGTCAAAGAAGTCATAGACTTCGGCGTTTGACATCTTGTCGAACCGCGACGTATTGGAGAAATTTTTGAAGAACTGGCGGGCGAGGTCGGACAGCAAGTTCAGCTTGACGACCTTATCAAAATAGCCATCGACATTATCCGGGTTGATAAGAGATTTGAGCGCTTCTACCTCGCGATAGCCACCGCGTTTATCAAACTCTTTGCGGGTTTCATCCTTATCCTTGAGGTAAGCGTTAAGCGTGATCGCATCGAAGTTGCGATAGCCCTGCTCATACAGAGCGCGGCCAAGAGCAAAGTAGAATTTAGAATCATCGGTTTGGATGGTTTCATCCGTACCAGTATTGACGCGGTCGTACTCGTCATAAAGGTAGGGGTCCTTCCAGAGGCAGAATACAAACGGGGCTTCGACCTGTTCACGATCTGCATTGATTTTATGTAAAATTTCTTGTAATTCGATAGAAAATCACCTCATTCCTGCTCATCGTCAAACAGGAAGTCTGAAATATCCCTGTGTGCGTGGTGATCCTGCGTATTTTCCCCAAAACCGAGATCCTGCAAAATGGGGACCTGCTGCGCTTTTGCTTCCTGCTTGTGCTGTACGGCGGCGTGGGATTTTGCCGCCTTATAGACATCATTGATATGATTTTTGATAATGGCCATGACATAAGCGGCGCGGCCGTACTCGCTTGAAAACTCTTTGGTGCGCATGGCGTACCCGATCTTATCCCGGCATTGCTCAATCGTTGCGAGAATGATTTCATCATCATAGAAGCTGAGTTCCTTGAGCTTTTTGGGGATGATGGTAGGGAACGCCATTGATGGATCGAACATCATAACATCGGCGAGTGCGGCGATGACCTGTTTATGCATGGCAGTTTTATGAAGCTTGTCCTGATAGGTTGCGTCGTCCTTATACCAGTGGCCGTCCGGGGCTTTATAGTACGTGAGTGTCGTGCCCCATACACCGGTTGCCTGACACTTGACGCGGCGGCCTTTGGGCGCGGTTGTTTTTGCCATGCGCTGCCTGCCTTATGCGAAGAGAGAGGCGATCTTTTTGATGGTGGCTATAGGCACATTGGGATCGGAGAACTTTGCGTAGCCGGATTCATTCAGCATGGACTTTGCCTGAGCCTTAACATCATCGGATGCACTGGAGAATTTAGCCGCGATAGTGGCGATATAAGTTTCGCGATTTCCCTCATCGGCTTCGTCCTGACGGTCAGCCTTGAATTTATCAATGCGTGCCTGATGCACTTTTTCCTCAGCCTTGGCTTCTACGGCCTGCTTTTTCAAATCGTCCTCATAGCTGGTAGGACCCTTATCGTGTTCCTTCTTGATGGCATCTGTGATGGCCTTGATGAATTCGTCAACATCAAGCGGAACACGATCTACAATGTCAGCAAAACGGCTCTTGGAATCGACGGAGAAATTATCATCACGGAAGCAGACAACACGCTTTTCGCCTGTAATCTTGCCCTTGACTTCCTCCTTATTGGTGACAATGTTCTTACGGCCAGTCTTATACTTAACAATGTCGCGGTCGATATAACAAACCCCGAGGAAATGAACTTTATTTTTCATGGCGTTAAAATAACGCTTGTCCATATTGGTTGTGAGGATGGAATATGTCTCACCAGAAACAGGATCCGCGATGTCGCTTTTCTTAGTATGGCCGATGGTGATAAAGGAAACGCCGACACGCTTCAATTCCCACAGGCGATCAAAGACGATTTCGATTGCTTTATCAGTAGGACCATTAAAGCCTTGGAAAGTGGCCTTAAAGAACTTAGTCTTTTTGTCCGGGTTGTCGCGGTTCCAAATACGAAGGACTTCGCCCTCTGCGAGGTTCATCAGTTCATCAAAAGTGTCCACAACAACGACTTTGAGGTCTTTATAATCCGTATAGCGGTTTTCGACAATATCAGTAATGACATCATCAAATTTTTCCCAATCCCAGACAGGCTCTGCGACAATGCCGTTGATAGCATCAGAACCATCCTCTTTGCCAACATCGAGGAACATATAACCATCTTCGCCAGCAAGGCGTTCACAATACTGCTTAATGAGAGTGGTCTTGCCAATTCCTCCCTCTCCGATCAAGCAGAGATTATACTTGAGAGGATCAAGCTTGATTTCGTTTTTTCTTCCGAACTTTCTTGCCATAAGCTATGTACTCCTTTAAAAAAATTATTAGAACAGCTCCAGATCATCCTCGAACGGGGGCTTGGTGGAATCTGGCTTGGTGGAATCAGGCTTTGCAACGGACTTTTCCATATCGGCAACGGTTTCGTCCTTGGTGGGAACGGCGATCATGTCCTCGAACTCGGAGAGCTTGTAGCCGGTATCGACCATGCCGTCAGCAAAATCGCCCTGTGCGAGAGGCTTGTTCAGGCGAAGCTCCGAGAGACGGTTGCCGAAAATCTGGCCGCGGGGACGGAAATCATCCAGCGTAGCCTCACCGAGTTCGATCTGCATCTTCTGCAGTTTGGTCAGCTGGCTCTCGTCGAACTCGACCTCCTGCGCCCCATTAACAACGCGAATATCCCACAGCATGGTCTGCGGCGTCTTGTCCTTGACATCGACAAACTCCATCTTGTACTCATAGAGGGCCTTGTGCTTGGGGATCTCCATGTTGTACTTGGTCGTATCGAATACAACAGAGAACGGCAGGAACTTATCACCCTCCTCTTTAGTGGCGAACTGAAGGACATAGCCGTTGATGTTGATCTTGCCGGTCTCCTTGAGGTCGGACTTATCGACGCAGTCCTTCCAGTAGGTGAGGGGAACAGACATGGCCAGCTGAGGCTTTTCAGTATCGCGGCGATACCAAACGGCCTGAATATCCAAATTGCGACGCAGGATACCCTTGCTGTCATAGCGAACCTTGCAGGTGCCCGTGACGGTCAGGTCCTTATCGTTGTCTGGCAGAACATCCGCCAGATACTTGATGAAATCATAGCCGGAGATAAAGCTCTTGATCTTGCCGTCCTCACAGCCGACATTGGTGCGATACAGGCGGGAGCGAGCAACCTTGGCGAGAACATCCGGATCCTCACGGTCAGTCCAGGCAACCTCGATAGGATTAAAATCTGCATCTACGGTCTTGAGGGTATCGCGTGGATAATCCAGCAGGCCGACAAACTCCGTGCTGGTGTCCACCTTGATGCCGAAGTGCAGGCGGTACATCTTGCTGTCAGTGCGCTTGGAATCAATCTCGTCCAGAATGCCGTCCTTGGAAATTACGGGCGTGCCGATAAAAGAAAAACGAATCGTGTTGTTTTTTGCCATAGAAAAACTCCTTTACAGAATACTTGAAATATGTGCTGTGTAAGTTAAGAAAAAATATTTGCATCGCCGTCAGAATCATCATCAGGCTCCGCAAAATCATCGCCGTAAAGCGCATCGTAGTCTACACAGACGATGGGGTTGACCGCGCAGATCTTAGCTACAGCATCCGCGATGTCGTCCGCGCATTCATTACATACGGTCAGGTCAAACAAATCGCCGTCGCGCTTGGAGCCGTAACCGAACGTGTACTGGATGCGCATACCATAGCCATCGAGATCAGGGAACACTTTTTTACACTTGTTGCAGATAAACATTATGTACCTCCGAAATTTATTTCAACTGAAGAGCGTTGCGCAGGGCAAAAAGCTCCTCGGCTGTGGATGTGATAATGCGAACCTTGCGCGAATAATCAAGGCTCATAAGGCTGAGCAGGCTTTTGGCATTGGCCTGACTGCCGTTGCAATCAATTACGATGACATCTGCACATTCCTGTGCGACTGCCTGCAGGCACTGGCACTGCATAAAGTTATTGATGCGGATAGAAAAGTCATAGCTGCCGCTCATTGTGCGCCCTCCTGACTTGACAAAAACGCTTTACGCAGGGAGATGATGTCATAGCCGTTTTCATTGTGCCGGTCGCGGAACGCTTCATCGCTGGTATACTTATCGCGCAGGAAACCGTAAAAAAGATTTGCCTGTGTATCTGAAAGAGACGCTGTATTCTTGACTGCGCCGTAGCGGCGGACGCTGGCTGCAACACTGCGCATATACTTCCAGAAAGAGTAGTAGTCAGTTTTAAGTTTGGTCATGAAACCGGCAGAATCCTCAAAGACAAAACCCTCAATAAAGTGGCCATCGTACTTATAGCCGGGAGCGGAGGCTTTGATATAGAAATCATAAAACTCCTGCCAATTCATAAACTGGTTGACATATTTTTTGAGGTTCAGGTCAAACCGCTGGCTGATGCCGATGAGGTCATCGCCTTCAATGGCGTTATAGGGAAGCTTTTTGAACGCGATTTCATTATAGATAACATCCAGCAGAACAAGATGAGGGTCTGCATACTCGATGATATGCGGGTCAAACTGCTGGTCAATGACCTCAAACAGCATGGTGCAGTTGTTCTCTTTAAGGTACTGTTTGATTTCATCCCGGCGCGGGGAACCGGTTTCGCAGACGCTCTTTTGGAACAGCTGCCGGAAGTGGTCAGCATAGTCGCCGCTGATACTGCCCTTGGTGCAAAAGCGCAGATCGTCAATTTCGGGGTCGTAACAGAGCAGACCGAGATAACCGTTTTCCTTGAGGTAGACATTCACCGGGAATTTGAGCTTGTTCTTGAGATAGTCAAGGTTACTGTGCGGATAATAGTAGACGCGGGCCAATTCATCTATGCGGAAGAACTTCTCATAGCCGCGGGCGACGATGGTATGATTCTCTGTGTTGATAAAGAGACCGCGGGCGACGGTGGTCAATTCATTCCAGCTGCTGCGGCGGAAAGCCTCCGAGGTGAAATTGAATGCGGACAGACAGCCGAATCTTTTCTCACTAACATTGCGCTCACGACGCAGGTCCTTGACGAGCTGATAAACGGAATCTTCCTTTGTCTCAACGATTTGCTGTTCCTCCGGCTTATAGAACTTATGATTCTTTACGCTGTGAGAAATGAGATTACCGTCAGAATCGATTTCGACCGCACGAAGGGATCCGCCGAATTCTACGCTGCCTTCAAGATTGACATAGTTGGAATGAGGCGTGAGGATGTTATAGTTCTGAATATTGCGATGACCTGCGATCTGTACCATGCCGGTTTTATTCCAGGCTTCCATGACATCAGGCAGGTCATTATAGCCGCCGACACCGTGGATCATCTGAAAGGTGGGAATCGTAATGAGGCCAAGCTGCTGGTCCTGCTGCATCCCGGCGATGCCGCCATGGCAGATAAAATACATTGCACCGCGGAAAGAGAAGTAGGAGCACTGGTTCAGACGCTGATACAGGCGACTGATTTCCTTTTTGTCAAGACCGGAATCATCCAGCTGACGGCTGGTGCGCAGTTCAAATTCCTTGCTGGGAGTCTTTTTATCATGGCTCCAGCAATACAGCCAGCGCTCATGGTTGCCTTCGAGCAGGACAATGTTGGGCTTATCCTTGACAGAGAGCAGGAATCTGACGACATCCGCATTTTCCATGCCGCGGTCAATATAATCGCCGCAGAAGATATACAGGCAGTCATCCTGCAAGCCGCCAAGCTCCCCGAGCATGTCCTGTAACGCTGTGTAACAACCGTGAATATCGCCGACAGCGTAGACCTTGCGATACGAATTCATGTCTGATGGCTTATAGCTGATTTCCGCCAGCGCGTTTTCCGACTTGAGCACCTTGATGCCGCCCGGCACCTTCTGTGTCTTAAAACGGGCATACATCTTATCAATGGCTTCCTCCGGTACCTGTTTGAGCGGGGCACGGCTGGCGTTGCGGCGTTTACAATCCTCGATAGGAAGGTCCGTCATATCGATCAGATAGATACGATAGCGGTACTGCCTGGCCAGTGCTTTATACCGGTTCATTTCCTCTGTCTTGGAGTTGGTCGCATCGATTACGGTAAAGCAGCCGGACTGCATACGGAGTTCCAGCATCTGAAACAGCAGACTCCAGACAACGGAATCATTCTTTGCGCTGATCTGTACAGAGCCGTCCTTTGTCTGAATGGGGGAGGAATACTGCATACGGATGGTATCTGCGCTCAAAGTATAGCTGTCCAACCCGTTTTCATGTATGTAGGTGGATTTGCCGCAGCCCGGTGCGCCGCGAAAGAGAAGAAGCACACGCATGGGTCAGCCCTCCATATTCTTGTGGGAGATGAAGGTAGGAACCTCCATATTTAATGCCTTGTAGAGGGAAACGCATTTGCCGATCCACTCGTTATATTCTTCCGAATGATGGGGAGCAGCACGGCCACTGCTGGTGTTATCAGGCTCAGAGAGGGATTTATAAATAACGGCCTCGATTTCATTGTCCTTTGCGGTATAATGCCAGTACAGATCGCCGCCGCTGCGGATGACCTGGTCTGCCTGAGCCACGACAAGATCACGAGCCAGCGTGATATCTGCTTTGCTCCACGATTCGTGCTTACGCGCAGACTTGGCAGCATCCTGATATGCCTTTTTGACCATGGCGTGGACAATGCGGTGGGCTTCCTTTTTGTCGTTCAGCGGGATATCGACACTGATGGTGACTGTGTCATCGTGACAGGTGCAGGTTGAGCAATCATGTTTGCAGGTGTCGGACTTGACGAGTTCGAGTTCATCCTCAAAGAAGACATAAGCATCGGATTCTGCGACATCGTAATAATCTGTACGGGAAGGCCGCTCATTCACACTTGCAATGGTGATTATGTCGCCAACGTTGAAGCCACCATTATAGTGGCGTTCTTCACCATGCTTGAATGCTGTGATGCGGACTTTGTCACCGGTTTGAAATTTCGCCAATAAAATCACTCCTTATAATAAAAATCGTTCAAATTTACTTTATCCACAAAGACGAATCTGTCAGTGTCGGCAGGTCTTAGTGTGCGATAGATTTTAGCGCCGACGGGCGGCTCAGGATATTCAAGATGAAAAATGAAACTGCCCTTTAACGGCAGAATGTTTTTGTCGTGCAACGGCCCAAGCTTGCCACAAATGGTACAGACACCAGTGGGATTGATGCGCAGGATTTGTTTTTGCTGTGTGTAACTGTACTGCCAATCCTCATACCAGGCATCAACGTAGGTATGCTTGTGGTCTGACTTTTTCTTGTGCGGCTTCTTCTTGGGACGGTAGTTCGAGGTCTGTTCGTTGTACTCGGAATCAATGACGGAATCCGGCGTGACGGGCAAGGGAGTAGACAGCGTTTTCATCTGAATGCGTTACCTCCAAACCATGTTGAGTGTATGATGACATATAACAGTTCAGTCCTTGCCGCTTGACACGATCACGCAGATAAAAAAGCCGAAGCAGGCGGAGGCGGCTAAACTAAGCAGAAAAACAGGAATGGAAAGTACGATCATGTTACTCACCCTGCTGCAGAATATCGCTGGTGTCCACGATAACAGAGGAATCATTCCCGGCCTGAACTGTCGGCAGCTTACCGTCCCACTTGTCATACATCTGCTGACGGATCAGCTCCGGCGTGAGGGACTGGGAAATCAGGCGGTTGGCATCGGCCTGGGCCTGAGCTTCGATCAGTTTGGCTTCTGCATTGATCTGCGCAGTCTCTTTTTCCTGATTGGCCTTGGTGATGGCAACCTCCTTTTCCTTTTCAGCGTTGACGTTGGCGGTCTGCTGCTCGATCTTGGCAAGCTCCAGATCCTGCTGGGCGTTGACCTTTTTCTGAACGGCAGAGCGGGTCTCCTCATCGGGGTCAATATTGATAAGGGAAACGGATTCGATCACGATACCGTAAGGCTCGAACTTCTGTTTGAGATAGTCGGTCAGCTCACTGTTGAGGGTGGCACGCTTGTCGCCAAGCAGATCGATGACGGAATACTTGGCCGTGACTTCTTTAGTCCAAGACATGATATTGGGCTTGATGAAAGAATTCTTTACATCCTTGCCGGACTGGCCCTTGAAACGGGTAAAGGTATCGGCTACTCTGTCTGCATCATAGCGATAGGTAAAAGTCATATCGACAGTCAAACCCTTGCCGTCATTGGAGGGGACCTCGAAGCTTTCATCATCGTTGGAGTCACCGTCTTTGCTGGCTGTCAGGTAGGACTGCTCAATGCCGATGGAATAGGTAGTCACGTTCTGCGTGGGGGAAATGACATGGAACCCCTGGGTAAGCGTTCTGTCCGAAATGCCGCCGTTCATATTATAGACAACGCCGACATAACCGGCAGGGATCCGTACCGTGCATACAAACAGCACAATGACGACGAGCGCGATAATAACTGCGGTTGCGATACCGCCGAGAGATTTTTTCATTTTCGATTCTCCTTAAACTGTGTAAAAAAGTCGATGATCTTCTGGCCGATCTCATCAAAATGGGTACTGGATTCACACCAGAACAGAAACATGGCCAGGCCGATCAGAATCAGGAAAGCAGGCGGAAACATTTCATGTCACTCCCATCTTTTTCATTGTGAAAACACTCCAATCTTGATAAAAATATCTATTCAAAACGGCCTGCTAACGGGAAAGCAGAACCGGGATACCCGAAAAATTGGCACAAAAAATACACCCTTCCGGAGGCGGTGCTCCGGCAGTTTACAGGGTGTATAAGTGTCAAAGATATAGGTGTAAAATCAAATCGTTTCGTAAAGCGACTGTGTATAAGCGCGATAGTCTGTTATATCGCCGACCTCGCGTTTGTAGTCATCCTGGTATGTGTGTTGGAACCAGAGGCGCTTTTCTTCGATCTGCTGCCAGATGGGGGCGGTATCGTAACCGCTGTACCGCTCTGCCATGTACAGGAATTTTGGGATATTGAAGCCCCAGACATATTCATCGTAAGGTTCCTCTGCGTTGAATATCTTTCGTCGTTTTGACGGCGAATTATACGAAATGTATAAAAAGTCATCCTTGAACATGTGATTGAAGCATAGATTTGGATTGTAGACCAGCTTGGAGACATTTTTTGTGTTGAGAAAGCCATCTGCATAGCCGTAGTATAAACCGCGCATATACCACGGCGGCATATCATGGGCTGTCAGCTTTGTCTTGTAGCGGCCTTCGCTGTACAAAACGGATTCGTCCGTAGGTGCTGGTGTTGCAAATCGGTACTTGCCGCAGGAATAGTAATTGGCGTGCAGACGGCTCATTCAGCGTCCAGAGCGGCGAGCTGGGCCTGAATCTCTGCCTCCGACATATCATAGAGTGCCTGATTCTGTTTCTTGGCGAGGACTTCGAGCAACTGCTGGCGGCGCTCGGCGTTCTCACGGGCGGTCTGGGCCTTAGCCTTATCTGCCAGTTTGACAGAGACGATGTGCTTGACGATTTCGATCTTGTTGGAAAGTTCGTTCTGCTCGGTGGTCTTAGTGCCCAGCAGAGATTCCTCGCCGGTGGTCTTGAATTCTTTATTGAGGGTCTTAAAGATGCTGTCAAGGTTCTGAACGCTCAGATCCCAGAGATCCTCGGTGCTGATCCAGCCCTTGAAGGGAAAACGGTACTTATATCGGCTTGCGATTTCAAACAGTTCCATAGTGGTTACCTCATTTCTGTGTTTAAATTACGACCTTGAGCACGCGCTCGGTCTGGCCTTTTACTTTGACGATAAAGGAATCGTGACGGGTGGAGGAGAAACCTACGCCGGAGAGTTGGTCTTCGACAGGCTGTACGGACATCTGAGAGCCGAGGGCTTCAAAGACGCGCTTGTGGGTCAGCAGCTCTTGCTTGATAAATTCATTGTAGAAGCCGTTGAGCTTGTCAGGGTTCTGACAGCCCTTGAGCATGAAGAAATAGTGACGGTTGCCGATACCGGTCTGTTCGTCCCAATAGTTGGGGGAGTACATGGCAACGCTGACGGGGACAAACTGATTCGTGCTGATGTTCCAAATATTGCGGCTGGAGATATTGCTCTTGAGTTCATCCTTGATGGTAAACTTGCCGTCCTTGAGAGTGACAGTAGCCACAGGGACATTTGCGCCGGTAAAAATCGGGTGACGGTATTCATACTGATGGACCTCACCGTTGGCTTCGATCTCAGCGATAAAACCATTGTTTCCGGAGTCACAATAGTAGCAATCAACGTAGAACTCATACTGGCCGTCTTTCATTCTGGAAAGATCAGGCCATGTAATATTTTCTACGGCAGGTTCGCCACGGTTCGGGTTAATGATATCGACATCCAGATTGCCACCGTCTGCAAATCCACGCTTTACACTGAACCAGATGTGACCGCAAGGACCCTGACAGTGGGCATCTTCATCCGACTTATCCCACTTACCGGGTTCATCGTTCCACTGGATGGAGAAGCGAAGCACGCCATTGACCTTACCGCCTGCCTTCTTGACATTTTCGCGGATGTCGGAATCGGCCAGATTGCCGGTATAAGCCCAGGCAAAGGCGTTATCCCACTTGAACATCGTTTTGGCGTCCTGATTGACAGGAGCGGTCAGGGAGACCATATTCTTGGAGAAGCGGTTTTCGAGGAAAAGTTCCAGTTCCTTGGCGATAGGCAGGACATCCGAGATGAATTTATCAATACTGATCTCCTCGACATGGGAGAATCGTTTTGGATCAATGGCGACCTGCTGTTCCATAGCGGTGAAGGGGTCTGCAGCTGCACCGTTCATGCGGGATACGGCGTCACGATTGGCAAAGAGAATATTGTTGACGCTGATATCATCGAGACGGGCAAAGCGGCGGGGCAGGGAATCCAGATAGCCGAGTTCCGTAACAGTTTTCTTGGCGTCGTCCAGCATTCGTTTTGTGAAGATGGCCTTGGGGCGCTTATAGTTGGCGGGAGCGACCACGCGCTCATAGGAGGTGACGGCAGTGTTGACATCCTTGCCTTCCGACAGGTCAATGAGCAGTGTGCCGATGCTGGTATTGCGGATGCGGGCGATGGCCGGGTCCATACCGATGACGGTTTGCCAGGAGCGGAGAGACTGCTGTTCCGGATTCATTTTGGCGTAGTCTTTCTGATAGGTCAGCAACTTTGCCAGTTTATCTTTCCACTCGGCACCGCGGTAGAGGCTGTTTTGTGCGATCAGTTCCAGTACGGTCTCGGTGGCTTCGACGGTAAGCTCACTCATGGAGCGCAGGAACACATTGCGGTCATCCCGGATACGGGCGGTCTCCACGTTGATGTCGTGAGTGGTGTAAGCGCAGCGCGGGGTGTTGACGAAGAAGTGGTTCCATGTCAGGACCTTGTGACCGTTTTCATCCCGCTCATAGTTGTGGGCAATGCCGATGGTATGCTCATGGGTAAAGAAAGCATCCTTGATGGGCTTGGACTTGATGTAGGCGGAGAGAGCATCCATGACGGGCTGATAACATTCCGGCGATGCGGTGTCAAAATCCCAGATGGTTTCGATCCGGCCATCACGAATGGCGACAACACCGCCCATCGTCTTGATAAAATGGCGGCAGCAGGAGCAGTCAAACTCGCGGCGGGTGCGGTAGATGAGGTTAGTGCCCTCCGGGAAGGAATCAAGGTAAAGATTCCAGAGTTCATCTGGGTCGAAATCGACACGGTAAAGGGCAGCGGCGTCCTTGGTCATGGCATCAAAATGACCCATGAATTTGTGATGGAACGAATGGAATGGCATGATAGTCATAAGCGGTCTCCTTTGAAAAATAATATAGTGTAGCGATTGTTTTGTGCTTTAGGTAAGTTATTTTGTATTGCCCGTCAACACTCTGGGATGGTAAACGCGCTTGGATTGTATGTCTGCTACGGTGCGCATACGGCCCAGAGCGGCGGACAGTTGGTGGATTGCCTTTTTATTCTGGTCGTCCTGCATGAAATCCATGAGCGGTTGGATGCGGTCGATTTCGTCCTTCATCAGGCGGCGGGTCTGGCGGCATTCTTTGAGCTGCTTGGCGAGTTGGACAAGCTGGACGGCATTGTTCTGTTCAAGTTCTAACTTATGTAATAGGTCTTGCGTGATGAGGTCTTGCTCATGCACGCCGGAGAAGTTTGCCTGATAGCGCATTTCCAGCGTCTGCATGAGGGAGAGCGTGCCGGAAAGCGATTTCATGTTTGAATCATCCAATGGTTGCGTCAGTCCTTTCTGTGTTGATTTAAAAATGGGTACAAAAAATGGTGCTGGATGCAGGCTACGATCCCGCCACCCCTGACTTACAAAATCAGCGCTCTACCGAATGAGCTAATCCAGCATGATAAAAGCAATAATGTGGTAGCTATGACTGAGTTTCACAGTGACTTTATAGACGCACGTCCTGCGGTCGTTACCCGCCCCTTGGAGTCCTGCGTCAGACCATCTTATGATGGGAAGTATCCCTTGCGTATCATTCGGTTTTCCCGACTTAGTTTCGCGTGACGGTTTTCTTACCTTCCGCTGCACTACCTGTTGGCCTTTCGATGCCAACCCCGACCCGTCCTGTCATTTTCATGACGCAACTGCCGTTAGCCATTATTGCTGAGTAGCCCCGGTGGAAGTCGAATCCACAAAGAAACAGAGTTTGAATCTGCCGCGTCTGCCAGTTCCGCCACAGGGCCATATAAATATCCGAGGCGGGGATTGAACCCGCACGACGTTGCCGCCAACAGGATTTAAGCCTGTTTTGTCTGCCTGTTCCAACACTCGGACATGGCATGGAGTTTTATACTGGTTATCTCCGTTTACCAAAGGAAACGACCCTTTGCGCCAGTCGCATGTGCGCGTTACCACACTGCTTTTCTGCTTGTACTTTCAGAAATCATTTCATAGTTCAAACAATGCACCAATCTATGCTATGTACACTTACATAAATCATTGCAAAGAATCCGGTATGACGATATTTCTTATCATAGGGCTGCAGTACCCCTGGCGGCGAAACTGGGATTCGGACCCAGGGACAACATTACGTTGCCTACGGTTTTCAAGACCGCTGCATTCAACCACTCTGCCACTACGCCATAATAATGAGTTTCCTGTGCCGCAAAAATCGTTTGCTCGTTTTGTGTCTTACGCCATAAAGGCCGCCTTTGGTAAAGGAATGTCTGCTACGACGGTATGCCGTTTCGGAAACCCGGATGGGCCTTGAGGAATTTGAATCCCCGACTACTCTCTTATGAGGAGAGGGTTCTAACCAGCTGAACTAAAGGCCCTTATAAATCGTTCCGTCTTTATCCTTGACGGTTTCGGAAGCAGATAGGATACTGAATAGGAGAAATGCGGGCATGTCAAACCCGGTGGTCGAGCAGACGGGGTACGATCCCGTAATCTCAGCGTCCCAAACGCTGCGCGATACCAATTTCGCTACTGCTCGATAGAAAAGATGAAAAGTGTTTTCTTCTTGGCTCCCGCGATTATAGCCAGGATTCAGACAGAAGCTAACTGTCAAATGGGTGTTGGTATATCTGTCATCTTACGCACTACAGACAGACCACATGCGAGTGGCGAAACATTTGGTGCAGCCGGTTATCTGCATACACGCTCTTTTCATCTTTGGTTTGGCAACTAGGGCGCACTGCCTGTAATGGGGAACCGTGGTCTTTACGCCGCAGAACCTTGAGACTTCATTGCCAGAGTCTTGTTCGGCAGGAATCGTTTTGCAAGACGACTCCAGAAACTCTTTCTGCACATGGCCAGACGAGCTATTTTTACGGCCATAACCGCAGCCGCTGACGGACATATTTGATGACGGAGTTTATGTAGACTCCGGGCGGGGCACTGTCCCCATCCTTTTGGCGGGATCTGGATCTTGCGGCCAGTCCCGAAAACGGAACATGAATTCATTGAACTTCACACCACGATACCTAATAAATAGACACCGAGAATGTTCCTCGCTCACCGCGCTTTTGTTCCGTTACTCCACACACTTGGCGCACGATTGATCAGGTCGCTGCCGAAAAAGTGGAGCTGGAGGAGTGTGCCGGTACTGATCCGGCGCTATCTGCTTGGAAGACAGAGGTACTGCCATTATACGAACACTCCGTAATAGGGCGGATTGTATTTACGTGCTACCGCCTTCGCACGTTGCCCATACACCAGCCTTGCGGTGAGCGAAACGCCGACATGACCATGCGTATGACCTTGCGCCAAGGATTTGTGAGAAGATTTGCGCTTTGAATCTTGAGCGATAAACTTTGATCAATATAAACTTTGAAGCTTCAGATTTGAGATTTGAGCGTTGAGCGTTCAGCTTTTCGGCTTTGGGTCTCTACCCGAATATCTTTATAAATAGCAGACAAATCATCTTTGCGTCCGCGTATATAAAGATCAAACTTATCTCCATAATTTTAGAATGAGGCGGATTCCTGTTTATGGTTTTAGTTCTGTCATGATACCGCCGAAGAAGACAGAATGGTCTATAGTTGATCGCTTTCAGTGCATGGGCAAGATCTATTCAAAAGAGTTTAAAACTCAGGAAATATCAGTAGTCGATTTCGATGACAGTGGTCGCGTTGCTGACCGAGAGAGCGGCATCGAGATCGTTCTGGAACTTGACGATATCGTCCTGCATAGCCTTGATGATATCAGCCGTGCCATTCTTATTGGTTTTGAGGCCGTCAACCAGCTCAAAGGTCTGTGCATTGGCGTAAGCCTCGCGTGCCTTATTGACCTCCTCAGCATCTGCTGCCTTGGCCGCAGCGTTGGAGCCGTAGATGCTGGCGATGTAGGCGTCCGTGCGCTTTTCAAGCGTGGCGTTTTTATCCTCGACCTCATGGATGGCCTCGGAATACTGAATGTTGAGCGCGTTGAGCAATTTCTGGCGCAGCGGGATCAGGTTCTGCTTGAGGCTGATAGCTTCGGCCACGGTCATCTCCTGCTCGTTTACCTTGATTTTAGTCTTGGCGTTACTGACGGGAATTGCCGCCTTGATGGCTGCTGCGCGGTTGATAAGACCCGTGATGGAATCGAAATCACTCTGCGCCTGACGATAGAACTCCTCGGTTGGCTGGCCGAACAGCTTTTTCATATTGACCTTGGCACTGGTGCAGAAGGCCGCGCCCTCGATTTCCTTGGCGATGCGCTTGTCGATGGTTTTAAGCTCCACCATAGCGCGGTGGACGGTCATGCTTTCATGGGTCATTGGAAATTCCTCCTTAAAATTTAAAACTTGAAATGTGTGATGTGAAATTCTTTAGGAAATGGGGGCAGTTACACCCCCAGGAATCGGAAAACCAAATCACTCTGCCAGTACAAGCTCTTTTACTTGGAGCCATTGTTGATAGACAGGATGACGATAGGCATTGGTCAATATCTTTGCACCTGTGCCCTGCGAATTATTGATAAATTCATTCGAGTTCGTGATAGAACGAAGGGTTACGAGGTCTTTTTGCTTAAAGGGATTATCGTAAGTGAGTTTTTTGCATTGGTTGGCAATAAACCTGGATATATTTTGAACAGAGGAACAATAGATGCGATCACCTGTTACGGGGTCAAATCGTTTCTTAGTGACACGAGCACCTGTAACAGTAGCACGAATCAGGAAATCATCGTCCTCTGGATTATAATTTAATTGTCTGAGTCCGTCACAAGCGCCATTGTATACGGTTTCTTGATCACTCTTTACAGCTCGTTCGATGTCTGATACAAATCGTTTTGGGATAAGAAGTTGTTTCATACCGTCCTTGGCAATGGATTCAATATAAGCGGAAGAATTGTCACTGCTTTGGTGGTAGTCCTTCTTTTTTACATTGAGGATCTGACCTTTATCCAACCCGACCCAGGCCAAAATCATAATGGCGCGGTTCATTGAGTAGGAGACACCTGGACAGAGCGCATCCAGATAATCGGCAAATTCCTGTTCAGAGAAAAAGAACTTGCGAAGAATTTTATCATCGGATACTTCTGCGTAGGTTCGCTTGATCTCTTTATCATCGTTGCAGACAACAAAGAAGAAGGGGTGGGTCGCGTGCTGCTGCGGCGTGATGACATTTTTCTTTAAAAGATAGTCAAGATAACCTTTGATCTCGGTAAGTTTGCCGCGGTTGAGATAGTAATTATCGGCCTGAAGACGTTTTACAAGATCATTGACCGTATCGACTTTCCAATCCTGAAAGCTGACCCCGGTTTCCTGCTCTAGCTGCTGGACGGTAAACATTGCGGACGAGGATTTCAGGGTGGATTTATATTCGGCGACATAAGAGTGAGACATAGTAAGCCTGCCTTTCTAGTGGTTTTATTGTACACTATGTAGACAGGCTTTTGCAAGCCCTTACGCCAAAACTTGTTCCGATTTCATATTGATCGGCTGCATATAGCGCAAAATGGGATTTTGACGGAGAATAGCCGGGACAGCCTTTTGCCAGTTTTCTGTGGTAAAAGTACCGATGGGATCAGAAAAATGAATATTGCGGGCTGTGATGCGGCTCTCGACTGCAAGAGTAGACGGCATATCCAGACCCTCGACCTCACCGATTTGAAAATCAACGTGAACCGGATTGCGTTTTTCAAATCGTTTTGTGGTGAAGGCGATTGCTTCGCATTGGCCGCTGACTTGATTATAACGGTCATTGCTGATGATGAGATACGGATGGACACCGACATACTTGTGAACGTCGCTGGGGAAGACGGTATCGGTCGTAAAATACCCCCAGCGGATCTCCCCGAATTTGGGAGTGGTTTTACTGGGTGTAAACATGGTGTGGGTTCAACTCCTTTTTTCATATTCAGCAGTCGTGTTGTTTCGCGGTATTCTTTTGCTGTGACTATACTATACCACATCGCAACACACATTTCAAGTGCAAAACCTAAATGTTAATAAATTATTCACAAAGAACGATTTTATATTGAAAACCGGCGCTTGAGAGGGTAAAAGAGCAGGAATCCCTGGAAAAAGCTGGTGCGGAAACCTTGACGGATGCTGCCTGTAGGACAAAGCCAGAACCACCGGAACACAGCAGGCAAGGGACACTTGTAGCGTTATTAAAAAGGCTAATTGCTTTAACGGGAATGGTAGCACAGAGACCGGTTGATTCATCCCCGGAGAACAGAGAGATAAAGGCTTCTTTATACGGCTGCATCATTGCATACAGCTCTTGCAAAGAAATCGTTTTAGAAATATCGTTTGCCATTTTTTCTCCTTTTTAGATTCAAAGTCCAAATTATAGGACATATCTTATGCTACAATAAAAGTACAGACCTAGAAAGCACACACATCTTTATGTTGTTGAAATAATTATATGACACCATAGGGTTGTATTCAAGTCTACAAATGTCACCATAGGAGCGGTTTCAGATGGATATTTTAATCAAACGCATAAAACAGTGGCGCTATGATCATTATGTAACCCAGCAGCAGCTTGCCGATAGAATTGGTTGCCCGCGTAACACCTTACAGTGCTGGGAGACAGGCAGACGGTCACCTGGATGTGAGGCGTTAGCGGAATTGTGCCGGGCCATGGATGTATCGGCAGACTGGCTATTGGGGTTATCGAAAGAGCCGGGGCGGTGTCATGCGCTGGCGTCCTCAAGGGCGGAGACGGCCTCCGACACGGATTCATCCAAGTCTGCGAGGGCATAATCCAGCGAGTCCATGGCGGATTGCAGGGATTCGATTGCAGATTCCATAGTTAAGTAACGCTCTGAGCCTTCCATGCTTTCCGGCATGTTGTCGAGAGCTTCCTGTTCGTCGTCCTGCACCGCTTCGATTTCATTGTGCAGCTCGTCCACGCTGGCGGAGAACTTTTCATTTAGGTCATTGATGCTGTGGATGATGGTGCTGATGGCTTTACGGCGTGCGTTGTTCATGGTGATTTCTCCTTTATATTTTACGAGTTTCTACCTTATTATATAGGGGCGTGCTGTGCGCGTTGGTGTTTGGCGGAGATACTAGGAGCTGTCTTGATAGATAGTATATAGCATTTCATTGTCACCTGTGTCCCAAAGATTAGTATCCGGCGAGTTTGCTATAGACCTGCAGAACCATAAGACCGATCCAGAAGCCCCAGAAAACTTTCGTCAAAAAATCCTTATCCATTGTCATCCTCCTTTAGTGATAGAGACCGCAAAGGTCCATAGCATAAGCGCGGTTCATTTCGATGCCTGCGTCTTGGCAATCATGCTCCAGCATATACATAAAAGCAATGGGGCGAGTGCATTGCAGTTCTTGCATGACAAAGCAAACATATTCACCGCGGGTATTCTGACCGGTGCAAAGTATGTTCATGTAGAAATCGTAAACCTCCTGCTGCTTGCGTGCATTGGCAGGGGGCGGGGCGATTTTTGCGGCTAGACTGTCAACGGCATCATCATACCCTTTTTGGATGCCGGGGCCGAATTTGTAACAGAACCAGAAGAACGGTGCTAAACAGACAGCGACAATCAATGCGCTGAGAAATAAAAGACCCAACATAGCACGGTTCCTTCCAATCAATAGTTGCAGAAAAAGGCAGTATAAACCTGAAGAATAAGTAAGCCCCAAAAGATTACCTGAAGAATGATGCCGAGATCGCTGTTGTTGTTGTTACGCATGATAAATTCCTCCTTATTTTTGAGCCGCGTACTTAGCGGCAACTTCTTCACGGGTGAGACGAGTGTGACCTGGAAGCGTTTCGGTCTGATAGGTGGCCTGCTGCGTGGGAAATTGCTTTTCAAGTCTGGCCATCTGCTCTCGCTCATCGCTGGCACCGGTCAGGCGGTCAGCGTAGGCAATGTTCATTTTGATGCCCATATCCTGACAGTCCTCGAAAATCATATACATCTGGGCTTCTTTTTCGGTACAATTTTCACGCTTGCACATTTCTTCAGTGGTCGTACCGCGCAGATTTTTGCGGTGGAACTTTATGTATTGATAGGAATCCCAAACCTCCTGCTGCTTTTTGTACCGGTCTGGCGTGGGGGCAATTTTTTCGGCTGTATTATCAATGGCCTTTTCAATAGGCGGCAAGATCATACAGCCGAGACCGAGACACGCACCACCAACTATAGCAACGATGATAAATACGAACGCGGCGCAAAAGAGAAGCTGTAATAAAATCATAGTGAAGATCCTTTCTTGGCGCGGCAGCGCATAAGTTGGATGGACATTACACTGCGTTGGATTTGTGTGGATAACTCCCGGTCAGGCATATTGTGCGCAAGAACCAGATCGATTTCATGCTGTGTCCATGAGCGGTATGGGTAGCCAGAAGTCTGGCGGTAATTTTTACGGCGATAGAGATTTCGCAAATCAGCATCTTTTGAATTTGGCAAGATTTGGATGACCTCCTTATTTTTAAAATACTCCTTTTGTGCGGAAAAACAAGCGGTAAATATTACCAGAAATTATTTGCGCAGCACCGACGAAAACGAGATAAAATCGCCGCCAAAGTTGAAGCCGAAATCTGTTACACCGGTGTTCAGGGAATATACCACACACATTCTGTACCAATAAGGTCGATTGTTATTGATGCCAGCGAGAACACGGCCGTTGGCGTCATCGTACTCGTAGATATTCAGACTGGCGGTATTGCAGATCGGGTATGCGCCGACGACAACGCGGTTCATTCTGCTGCCTCCCTTTCTGTTTCAACCGGGATAGAATTCATGCGGTCAATGATGTCATCGATGTCGCGGCCGACAATAGCACTGAACATTTCAGAAATGTTATTGCGTTTATATGCCTCACATACAAAAGCGGCGAGGTCTTCATCGGCTGTGCAAACGTCTTCAAGCGTCCGATTGATGGATCCGCCGAACTCATCACGCAGGTCAAGACTGCTATAAATCGTATTGATTTTTTCCGCAGTGGTCTGGTCTGTGTTGGGTTCGAGGTCTGCAGCGCAGCGATAGCAGATGGACTGAGAGGTGAGGCCGGTGCCGACATAGATTTGTTTTGTACCGCAGTTGGGGCAGGTGAGGATGAATTTGGGATTGATGTTGTTCATAAAATCACTCCTTCATAATAAGGGCGCAGGTTATACCGTCTCTTTTACTTTACTGAGTTCGCACCACAGACGTTGCAGCTCACCTTCAATAGCGTCAGCGTCATCCAACAGGACACGTAAGCCGGGAGCACCGCGCATACCGTAGTTTTCGATGGCGTGCTGTTCCGTATCAAAATTCATACAGGCATCAAAAAGCTGGGAGAGAAAATCGTCGTCGTCCTTTACACTGAATGACAGCATAAAATCCTCACCTGCGGGGGAATACCATTCAAGGTCGATAGATTTATCGTCGGTATCGATATAGGGCTTCCAATTATTGTCAGCCAGAGCATCCAAAATTTTTTGAGAAATCATAGTACAGATACTTCCTTCGTTTAAGAATTTGTCCATTCAATGGAATCAAAGGGAGGGTAGGAAACAGTGACAGCACCAGGAAAACATTTCACATTGCCATTTCTGAAATAGTACCTGATGTACTCATTGGTGTCGCAGCAGCGGATGGTCAGCTCGAAAATTATGGTGGGGAATTTGTAGGAGGCTTCACGAATATCGTTTTTAATGGAGAACTCGACATCCTCGCCGGTGTCAAAGGAAAGGCTGGATGTGGCATAGAACGGAGTATCGACGGTAGGCTTGCCGCACAATGGATAGCAGGAGATACTGTTATATACATCGCCGGTGATTTTGTTGTCGTACAGGTAGCGGGTGACCTGCTCGACGGTTTCCTTGTCCATATAGTATGGGGCAAGTGTTTCGTCGTTATAGACGCGAAGGCTGTGTTGGTAAAACATGGTTAAAACTCCTCTTCTGATGAAATCAGGTTCAAAACAAACTTGTTTTCTGCATCATCCACGATCCTGATTTGAATTTCAGCAACAGGCTTATTATTGATGAGAAGCGGAATGTTCTTTTTGTCGGGAAGGCCGTTGCAGAGTTGGTGAAGGTCCTGAGTGGTAAAATTCATAATCAAACATCCTCCTTACTGTGAGAGCATATAGCCGCGCTGAAAGTCTACGCAGTGATTCCAGTCCATGACTTCAGAGATGGAATTATTGCCGACTTCATTTTCAAAGGCACATTCGGCAATGAGCTGACAATAGTCTGCGACCGTGAGTGCATTTTTGCCGGTGTCATGGATGCCGCCGTAGCTTTCCACCATTCCAAACAGCGTTTTATAGTAGCTGCTGATATGGCCTGAGATTTCATCAAGAGTCATGTCGCCGACATCTTCAACGGATTGCGTGACGCAATAGGTTTTATCCGTGTCTTCTGTGGTGTCCAGCCAGACGATCTGGGTGAATTCATACCTGGTAGGGGAGAGCTTGCGGCAATACTGGGCGCAGTCGGAATCTGTCAGAAACCAGCTGCCGACATTGCTGGGAAGTTCGTATACATTCATTGTGATTCTCCTTATTCAAATCCAGTTGACGAAATTGATGCAGGAGCCGTAGCAGCAGACGAGATAGTCAAAGTCCGGCGTCCACTCGTCCGGCTCCACAAACTCGATGACATCATAACCGAAATATTTTTCGACCTGTTCGCTAATTTCCTGCCAGTCCTGTTTGGTCATCTCGGCAACCTCTGGGTCATCATGCTCGACAAACCACATATCGTTTTCACTTTGCCAGCAATCTTTGATCCAGCGTGCAAGAAAGGGGTTGAGGTCGGACAATTTAGGCAGGAAGTCGTTGCCGTTCTCATACTGCTGGATAATGTTCTCGGCATATTCAGCGCATTCTTTCATACCAGAAGCAAGCATGCGAAGGTCAAAAAGATGTCTGATTTTTTCAGGATTGTTATAACCAGAAAACCAGTTGGAAATTTCATGGTAATAGATATCAACACCGTAAAACCAGGTACCATCCTCAAATGAGGTTTCATTGAGCGGAGTGATCTTGACTTCATATTGGTCGTAATTCTTTGACATGGTGCAGAGCCTCTTTATTTAAGCGTTTCGTTTACGAAAAAGATGTCGTTGTGTTCGTAGCATTTATGACATGTCAGGCAGTTGCGGGCACCACAGTTGATCTCGACATTGTGCTGCTTGCTGTACGCCTTATCGTAGACGGTGAACACCTTATCGATCCAGCTGTAGTTGGAGAAATCCTGCGAGACCTGATTGAGGTGGTCGGAGCTGTATACGCAAATCAGATTGTCCGGTTTGCCAAGCTCCTGAATGGCCTTATCCATGAAGGCGGCGTTCTTTGTCCAGATAGCAATCGTACACCACGGATTCGCCCTGGCAATGCGGATGTAGTTCTTGGCGTGGGTCACATTGACAAGGTCACCATGACTTTCAAACCGGGCAATGTTGCTGTTCAAAACAGGCAGCTCGTAAACCTCAAGGTCATGACTGGAAAGGATCTTGGTATTTTCTGCATAGCGGTTTCGTGCGGCGGGATAAATGGCCAGACCGCGCTTGGCATAGCAGTGTGCGCATACGCTGGTTTCATCCTTGGCACGCTGTTCACAAATGGGGTTGCAGAGCATACTGGTGGTGATGGTCGGAATGCCGTTCATTTTGCCCTGCGGGTGAGAGATAAAGATCTGTTCTATGACACGATCGTTTTTCATGTTATGTATCCTTTCTTGGCAGCGCACAAGAGCGGATACAATATTCAGTTTTTATATCTCACCCTAGGCGGCTGGTATTACAGCATCAGTGCGGCGAAAAGTGGTTGTTTTGTTTTGCGGTCAACGATTTCGAGCAGGTCGCCGTCATCGTAGACAAGGATACGGTTTGGTGCGAAATGTACGCCGAGTTTATGAAGCTCCCGGACAAATTTGCGGGGGATATTGGTCGTGCTTGCAACGGTAAAGTCGCTCAGGTGAATGGATTCATTCCAGCACCAGCAGGATTCCTCGTCCTCATAGGCGTCAACCTAACGGATCTCGAACCGGAGTATGGATGTGGTAGTCATGGACGGTTCAGCTCCTTAGATAGGTTATTCATTGATCGGATATGCACTCAGATTCCACGCATTACCAAGCTCGTAATAAAGGCCATATTTGCTGAACAGATCCTGAAAGGCAAACATGTCATGGTTGTTAAGGATGTCATACAGAGTGCCCTCGAAACTCATGCTCAAAATATTTGGCTCACGGACATATTCAAAGTAGTTACGCGGATCCATATCGTCTTCGATGAATGGCGTTCCGCCATAGCGATACACGGTTTTGCCGGTTTTATCCTTACCGCTCGTACCCATGCGCTTGCCGTTATAGTAGATGTAGACATCCTGCCAGCAATCATTTTTGATACACCACGTATAAATGTCATGAGCGAGCGCCTCGGCGCGGTCTGCCCAATCCATATCAAAGCTCGGTGTCTTCATGTCATCCATTATGATTCCTCCTTAAAGAAGCCCCAGTTGGTCATGGTCGATTCAATACGATCGGAAAGGTAACCGTAATCACAGCCGTAGATGTTTGTATCACTACAGACAGCATCCCCGATGGCATCCCTGTCGCGGTCTGGATTGTCGATCTTGACACCCTTTTCATCGAGAAAATCCTCAAAGATGTCAATGATCTGGCCGAGGAATTCGAGCTTGTCGCTGTTTGTCATATGTATCATGTCTCCCTTTTGTTTAACATCGTTCCAATGTGCTCCTTGATGATCCATCAAAGCGATTTATGATGTCACACCTCCTCTAGGATGTCGTCGTCGTGTACCTCAATATAACGGCAGTCGATCACATCGTTGAACTCCTTGCGGATTTCTTCAAACAAGGCATCGTCTTTATAATAGATGGCATTCTGTATTTTCTGCGCAGCCTCCTCGGCGGTTGCGGCATCGATTTCAAAATAGATAGAAAGATTCATTGGCACTGCGAATTTCATGGTCAATCCTCCTTGGTGTAACCGGTAACGGTGATCTGCACATCAACCTGACGGACATAGATGCTGCCAGAAAGTTCAGTGCAACTCATATCAGGAATACGGCAGCAAACGTAGGAGTCAGAAGCATTTTCCCACATGAGACGCAGGTAAATTTCGTTTTCAAACTCAAAAAATGTGCCAATAAGAAGGTCTTCCAACCTTGCTTTACCGATAGCGTCCAAATTATTGGTAAGGGTAATCATTTTATCCTCCATCATTTCATTCCAGTGTTGACTCTGTGATGCTCCATTCGTGATAGATTCCTGTGTCAGGAACGCAAAGCTCCTTCCGGAACGGTTCATCACAGGCTACAGTGGCCTGATATCCCTGCGCCTTCAGGATAGAAATTGTGTTGTGAAAATCTGCGTCAACATCCCTGATCGCTGTGTCCTTGTTGCGGAATGCGTAATAATCAGGGCCTTCATAGCTGTCGTATGCTACGATATAAATTGTTTCCATATGATTGCACCTCTATCAAAGCCTTATTTTATTCGTCCGCTAAAATGATATCTTCACCAACGATCAGAGCGAGCGGTTGAGAACCAAAATGGTCCGTAATGCCCCAGCTGTTGAAGTATTCGTTTTCTTCATCCAAGCCAACACCAACATTCACATCATCCAAAATGTCCTGTGCGGTTGGAAGATCAGTTTCGTCGGCAGTGTCAATACCAGCGTCCAGAATTTCTTTGCGTTTAGCCTCACACTCGTGGATAAAATGGCAAACCCACAAACGACCTGTAGGTGTATATGTATATTGCATACTGTGCCTCCATAAAAGTTCCATTATCACATAAGTGATGATTGATCGAGATTACCATAGTCGAGTTCGGAGTCGCAGCGCGGGCAGGTCACTGGCATATCGCCGTTTTCATCACAGAAAAGCGGTTCACAGCACCGACCACAGCGGCAATTACCGTAACGGTCAATGTAAACAAAGCTTGGTTCCATATCTGTTGCCTCCATCAAAGCTCCGTTTTATTCAACCTCTACCATTTCGAGCAGATCATATACACTGGATCCGTCGTCTGTTTCATCATCAAGGCGACGAATCAGTTCTTTCATCGCATCATTTTTATCTCCCGCTGCAACAAGGTAGGCATCGGCGAATTTGCGTTTATTGTTGTAAATACGGCAATCATACAAGTGTCTCATACTTCGTCATGCTCCTTTGCGACAAGTTTCTGCAGCTTTTCATACAGTTTATTGCAGGCATTGGCTCGACGCTTTGCCAGCTTGGCCTCTTCGCCTTCAAGTGTGCTTGCATATTCCTCGAAGTTTTCGCGGTCGGCTTCCAAGGCATCAATAATTGTCCAAAGCTGACTATCAGTTAAAGTGATTTTCATGGTTATACTTCACCTCAAGTTCGGATTGTAGATAGGTTTCAGCTCCATGCACTGATTGCGGCAGGCATCACCTTTGTACTCGCAATCATGGCATTCATCGGTTTCATCTTCTTGGTCGATAAGAGCGACATCCTCATCTGACAAATCCATCAAATAGCCGCTTCTGTGGCAGTAGGGGCAGGCTTCTACATTGTCTACAGGGTTATATAAAATTTCGGATTCATCAAATGTTTTCATGCACATATTGCAGCGAACGATTTGTTTTTCCATGTTGCACCTCGTATCAAACATAAATTTTACCTCATCTTTTCACAAAGATTAGTTCAAAATTCTTCATGCCGTCATCGTTGTCATCATCCGATAGTGAACAGTCCCTTGCAACACATTTGACAGCAGCTTCTTGACTCTTGGCGTAGATACTTTGCGAAAAGGTTCCAATCAGAGTCCCATCGTTTTCAAGCCAGTTGTAGCTTATATAATACCAATGCATAGGAAACCTCTTAGTCGTAGAAATTTCTTACAATACTTTCGCACCATTCATCATCCGGGATGCCGTCATCGGCGCTGTCGATGAAAGAGTTTGCAAGCGTCTCTGCATCGCCTTCATCGAGAGCACGCCGGATACGATCTTCGATTTCATCTTTGGACCATTCGTCATCATAACCGTATTTATCTTGGAAGTATTCACGGATGTAATATTTGGCTTCTTCAGTAGCACGCTGCATGAGTTTGTCTTCATGGGTTTCTTCACAGAGTTCATCAAGATGTTCCACAATAAAAGCGAGCGCAGTGGCAAGACCTTTCTCAAAATAACCGCTGTTGTTGTTTTCATTGTGAAAATAGGTAACAGCTTTGTTTTCGTGTTCCTTAACCATTACTTCCAAATCTTTCTTGGTCATAAATGTTACCTCAATTCATAAAACGATTTCTTAGCGAATGGGGATATTCTTTCTGAGAGAAAAAACGTAAGCAAACTTAGGGTCAAGGTCAAAAACATGGTCAGTGTGGAACACATCTTCGGCGTTATTATGCAAAACTCGTTTTGCTTTTTCACTGGCTTCCTGTTTGGAGTTGGCGGCAAGAATAACTTCTTCACCATAAATTCTTGCGCCATCATCCATAACACCAACAACTTTGTACCAATTCATGTTGTCACCTCAATTCATAAAACCATTCTTTTACGCTCTTTCCAGCCATCTCATGGCGTCTTTTGTGCTGTAGAACTCTTCCAACCATGCGTCTCCGGTGCTGTTGTCGCAGGCAACGAGAACAATATCGATTCTGTTAGATTCCATCGACAGGTAAAGGCCGCGATTACTGTGAGGGGCATCAAGCACCTTTGACAATTCCGACGATGATACGATTTTGATTTTATTCATCATAGAAGTCATAGAAATCCTCCACAATCGTATCCCATTGGAAATCTTCGGAAATATTGCAATCGTACTTGTTCTGGAAAATTTCAGCCAGCCTTTCCGCGTCGCCTGCATCCAGGGCACGTTGATAGCGTTCTTCAAGCGTTTCCGGGAGTTCATCGCTGTCATCACCGTCATAACGGCTTTCAAAGTAAGAATAGATGTGGTCTTCTGCATCCTCGACGAGACTTTGACGGCGTTGGCCAAGATAAAGCGCGTCGAAATTCTCCAGTATATAGTTGAGAGCGCCGACATAACCCATTTCATAGTTGTAGTCGCTGAACGAACAGTCGTCATAAGCTGCTTTTGCCGCCAATTCGTGCTTGTTGCGTAGATTTTCCAAATCTGGTCTTGTCATAGTTCATTCTCCTTCCAGGGTCAATTCTACTTTCCCGATTTTATACAGCTCGCAAGCGACAACATCCTCACTGTTGGGATAAGTGACGTTGATCTTTGTATAGGTTTCCAAACGCCAGCCACAACCACCACCAGAGGTTTCTTTAATTTCATAGTGGTCTGCTTCATAGATGGAACGGAAGTCATTAGAAAGCTTCGTAGCATAATCAACGGCAACTTTTGCGGATGTAAAAAAATCAACTTCATTGTAATCGCAACAATCTTCGTCCCAGTGATGGATAAGGACATACCAGAGATTATTATTCATAATCATTCACTCCTCAATAAAGTAGATGTGCCACCAGTCGTAAGCGTCCTTTTCAAGCGTCCAGACATAGGTGTCATTATCATTCTCGTATGCGTAGGATTGTAAGTGCTCATCGAACAAAAGCGTACCACGTTCGCTGTTGACTTGGGCCGTAACCAGATGCTTGGCAGACTCGAAATCATCGCAGAGTGCCTGTTCCAGAATTTTAGGATAGGCATCCTTTTCAAGATAGGTATGTACGACAAGGTATTTCATGCGACCCTGTCCTCCCAACTGTACCGCTGGCCTTCAAGGATTTCGAGGTCATAGGCGATCTGTTCGATGACATAGTCGCAGATGATACTTTGGCCGGTGCCCTGGCGACCCCAGTAGGATTTACCCCAGGCGTCGATGACGACCTCGCCGTACTGACCAAGCTTTTCACCGAACCGATCGGAGACGGCATACCATTCATAGATTTCTGGCTGTGCTTTGTCTAGCTCCCCGAAATCATATTCGCCGTAGATACGACCGCAGTTGTTACAGCGTTTGCAATCCTCGTGGCTGCAGCACTCACGGGCTTCCTGCAGGGTTTTGTACTCCAAACCGCAGACAGGGCAGGTATACACAGGCTCCTCGGGGTTCCAGTCAACGCCATGAAAATCGGTTTCATCGGCGGTCAGCGGGTCATAGTCCTTGAAATCATTGCAGGAACCGCAGTCCTCGCAGACATGTTCCATACCGTTCTCGATGGCGGCGTCGTAGTCATCCACATCGAAGGGGGCGTCGCTGTCATCTGCACCTGCAATCAGGGCGGCAATAATGAATTCGATTTCCTCTGTCATATTACAGTAAACCTCATTGTCGACCAGCTTGTTCAGGATACGGTTGTTGGCAGGGGACATCATGCTGTATTCTTTGCCGTCCACTTTATAATCACAGCTCATAAGTATTGTTCAACCTCACTTTCATCGATAATGCGATAGTTCTTGTTGAAGTAGGACGATAACATTTCATCCTCGTCGTTGGAATAGAAGCCGCCGCAGGTGTCATTCAGAGTCCACTCTTTGGCTGCCTTGTCGTATTCATAGACGGTGTAGATATAAGTCTCGCCGGTGAGGAACTTGTCGTAGGTTCCAATTTCGTCTTTGATGATATCCTGGGCGTGCTGCTGCCAATCAGTGTCATTGCCAAAAGCCTCAACAACCTGTTCTTTGGTGCAGATGGCGACGCCGAAGCAACCGCTGTCCCATGGGTCACCAAAAGAACAGATGCTGATCGTAATGCCGCTGTGAACATAGGCGTAAAGCGGAACGGAAACAAATTCAGTTCCGCTGTCTTTAAGTCCGGCAAGGTAATCATTGAGGTCGTCGCTGTCGGCAAAATCCCTATCGTTATCATACTTGGAGCTGCCGAGGTAGCGATTGCGGACATAGCAGATGGTGCAGCAGTTGCAATCATTCTCGCGGGGATCAAGAGGCATATTGTCCTGCTCTGCGGTCATGAAGAACAGGCTTTCTCCGTCTGTGACATAAATGCCATCGAGGTCGGTTTCAACGATGTTGGTTTCTCTCAATGTCAATGTAGACATAGGTCACACCTCTTTGTCAGCGTAGTAGTTTTCGATAGCGGTATCGATCTGCTCATACTCGGGAATGTCAGCGTTATAGTGATCGAGGAAATCGCATGTGATGGCATCGATGGTTCCATCCTGAGCAGCCGTTTTCAGCTTTTTCTCAACCTCTTCCTCTTTCAGACAGAGTTCATAGGAATAGAAGCCAACAAGATGTTCCTTGACATCCTCGGCTCGAAGCTGTTCCTGAATGGCGTTATAAACCATAAGACCGATACTGGAATCATCCAGGATGGCATCAATCGCGGCCTTGGCACCGGAAAGCCAGCCGACGCAGAAGGTTGTGTAGGTGGTGGCCTGACTCGACGGAGCGTTTGTTTCCTGCATGATTTCGTCATACTGCGGCAGATATTTTAAAATCGTTTCCGTTTTGGTTTTCATTTTTCATTCTCCATTCTCTGAATGAGGGTATCTGCGGTGTCTACGAACTTGGCGCAGATCGTATCAGACCGGCGCACCATTTCGGTCTTGTTGATGGGGTAGACACCAAACTTTGCGCGGTATTTTTCCTTGGCATTATTCCAGTCAAAGGACATGCGGGAGAAAATCATGCGGTAGACGACGGCGTGTTTGGGAGACTTATCGCCCTTGGCTTCGGCCAGACGGTCAACAGCATCCAGGATGGCAGCGCTGTTGTCGGTGATGGAATCCTGCTGAGGATGCGGAGCTTTGAACTCGACAAGGCCGTTCTTGACGACAACGCCAGGTTCGTTTGCGGTATCGTTCTTGCGGACACAGTTCACGATGGAGCTGTTGTAGATATCGTTGAGAATGCTGTCGAAGATTTCGCTCCAGGTGGTGTTGTCCTCAATGATGGTGATGACAGCCGGGCTGGTCTGGCGGGGATGGCGGCGGATGTATTCGCGCTTTTCCTGGTCGATGACAAAGCCGTAGTCCGTGCGCATCTTTTCATAGATAGTGTAGAGGACGGCGTTGTTCCTCTGGTATTTATCGGGCTGATTCGTTCTGATCTTATCAACCGTGTCATAGACATTGCGCCGCCATGTACTGGTGACGCCGTGGTGCTTGACGGGCTTCGGCTTGGGCGTATGGGCGGGCTTGCGGGTGGTTTCAGGAATCGCATCAGCCTGTGCAGTGGGATTCGTTTTGAGTTCCACCGGGGCGGAGACGGCGACGGGCTGGGTCTGCATTGTGAGAACATGGTTGGCAAGAGCAGCGATCGTCTCGGTCAGCTTGGTCATGTTGGAGGATGTGCTGTTGATATACTGGGCCATGGTGGTCTGTGATTTCAAAAAGGAATCCATGAGCATCTGCATGGTCTGCGGGGCAAGAGCGGTCTTCTGGTCAGGCGTGGCAAGGACATTGCGTCCGGCGTACAGAGACTCCATGACATCCCAAACGAAGTCCATGAACTTGTCGGCCTTGGGTTGGCGGCTGAGACGGCAGATTTCCATTGTGCCGCGCAAATTGTAGACAAAGATGTTCTGTTGTCCCCCAGGGGTCGTCAAACTGACGACCCCTGACAAAGGATTCAAGCGATCAGGATTTCTTTCATGAATCTTTGCGATTGACTTTGCGGGGTCTTTGTATTCCAATGCCTGGCCAACCTGTTCACGGGTCATATAAAACTCACCGGAATCATTCTTGTAAAAGTCGCAGGTCAGGCTGCCGAAGGGCTTCTGAGTGGCGAGTGTAAGAGCAGTAGTCATTTAAAATCATTTCCTTTCTTGATTGAATGTCAGTATTCGTCGGGGAAAAGAACGGTCGTGACGGAGCGATCCCATTCTGTGATGATCCAGATGTGCCAGTCGGGGTGGTCGGCCGGTTCGTAAGCGGAAAAGACACGATCATCGCCGGTACGGACAGCTTCGTCATTCTGATTCTTATCACTGTCGCAAAGATCACCCCAGTCTCCGTTTTCGTGACGTGCAAGACTCACGGCTACGTAATGACAGAAATCCTTATCGGCGTCCATCTTATTGGCAACATCTGCCGTGATGTTGATACAGCCAAGATCAAATTTACTCATGCGGGAACACATCCTTTCTTATTGCTCTGAAAGAAATCATCCTCATCGCAGAACGGCATGAACCATCCGCCATGGAAAAGGAAAGCGCCCTTCGTATCGGGCAGACACTCATAGCAAACCTTGCCATCGATAAAGGCGAGTGTGTAAGTCATTGTTTTCATCGTCAGTCCTCCTTACCGGGTGTGAACGGTGTGTCCCATTCGTTCCAGATCTCTATGATCTTGTCATGGCCGAGCTGCATACGCTTTGGCATGGCATCATCAATATCAAAAAGCATTTCAAGCTCGTCGTAAGGATCACTGCATGGGGCGCTGTACTTGTGGTCAACAATGTCCCAGCCATCAATGATGTAGGTGCCGTTGTCCCAGTTGTCGCAGTCAAGGTTGTTGCAGGTGTTGATGCCGCAGGAACAGCCATCGCCGAAGAAGTTTGTGATAACACCGCAGAGGCAGGCCCAACCGTAACAATCATCGGTGGGGGAGCGGTATCCTTTCATTTTGCAGTAATCCAAAAAGCTCTGAACGCTGGTTGGACCGCCGTTCCAGTGGAGATAAACACCGATGGAAGAGCGGTCATGCTGCGGATCGGTGCTGCGGGAGGTAGTAATAACTGCACGGTTACCCATGGTAAGGTCTCCTTTCAATCAATCGTTGAAGTATTCATGGTCTTCTTTGATACTGAGGCGGTCAAGGACGTCATAGAGAGATTCTGTCGAACCGTTGTAAAAGCCAACACCGTAGGGGTCTGTGCGGGAACCGTACTGTGTTTCATTTTCGGAGAGCAGATCAGTGATGGCTGCTTTGATATCGGATTCAGAATAGGTTTTCATGATATGTACCTCATCTCAAAATGGGTTCCGGGACATTGCCGGACACTCTGAGCGGATTACCCAGAGCGCCGGAGAAAGGAAGATAATGACCAGGTGGACATGGAATCACCACAAACCATGCCCGGTGGTCGGACGAACCGGCAAGAAAGGAAGAGACCAGAACGCCCGGCAATATCCCGGAACGGTTATGACTGACTAAACTAATTCGTCACGGATGGAAAGCAGTTCATTCCACGCTTCGCCGAGGGTGTCGGCAGAGCAGAGGAAAGTATTGCCGTAGTAGATTTCGTAGTGGCCGCTTTCGCCGCCGATATGTTTTAAGTGGAAGATAGGAACCACTCCTTTGTATTAACTTGAAATGTGTGTTGTGGAAAAGGCTTAAAGCGCAGTTCACGTCTTGAAATATGTTATGTGAACGTTGCTATGATTGTACTGCGTCGCCATGGTTCTGTCAATAGGTGGAAATCGTCATGACAATATATGTACTGTCTAGCTGCTGTCATTATAATTCATATTGACTCCTTATTGTTTACAGGTCAAACTTGATGTCGTAGCCCTGACGTTGCAGTTCGGCCAGCTTTGTGACGATGGCGTAGTGGATGTACTGCTTGGTGGGGGAGATGTCGGCTTCACAGCGTTTGAACGGATAGGCAACGATGAGTTCACGGTCGCGGTTCTGGATTTCATACCAGTCTTTATCACGATTGTATGTGACAAATACGATAGGCTTGCGGAGTGCCATGGGTTGCTCCTTTCTAGAATCAATCCTCATAGAATGTAATGGCGGCGTTATGCTCAAGGCTGTCGATGACAGACGTGATGTAATCGTCGTCAGCGGTGCGGTATACATGTTCGGCTTCCTTTTTGGTGGTGCCGAACATCCAGGAATAAGCGAACAGGAATCGCTTCTTTAACATGGGTGGAGACTCCTTTCATCACGCAATCGTACATTTCTTGCTGTCGCGGATCGGCAGCTCTTGCATGGTCTTGTCGAGTTCCTGTAAATATTCCTTTGTGTCGGTGTTCATCAGTTCTTTGTTCGCTCTGATGCAGTCGATGCTGTTGCGGGCATACAGGGCCAGCGCTTTCAGCATATCGATTTTGTCCTGGTGCTTGATTTGAACGGGGCGAATACTCTTTTCGGTCAGGCGGTGGATGGTGTAGGTCTGGCCGTCTCCGGTGAGTTTGCGCTTATGGATGAGGTACATCCTGACATTGCCCCACGAGTTGCGGACGGCATCTACGTATTCATCACAGTTTTCTTTCCCGATGACGGCAAGGTGCGTTCCCATGTCGCGAACCATCCAGATAAAGCGTGTGTCCGGTTCGGCCTCGGTGATGATGGAAACATCGATCATGATATCGGCCAGATAGAACTGAAGTACATCGGCTTCGTGTGCCATGGCCTGGAACAGGCGGTAGTCTTTCATGTAGGAGTCATCCCTGTCATCCAGCGGGGAGATGCGGAAGTCGTGGCGGAAGGTGTCGGTGTGGAAGGGTGTGAATGTGGTTTTCATTTTGAAGTTCCTTTCTTATGTACTAGATTGCTTCATCTGTTTCGTTTTCAGCATTGTACTGTTCCATAAATTTGTTCCAGTTGTACCAGACGTTGCGGGCGTCGCCGTAACCATATTCGACGTAGTAGTCAGATGACCAGCAGTTGAGGTAGTGGGGATAGAAGGCGATGTAACCACCGGGGAAGGCGGCAATAAAACCGTCGAGCAGAGTACCCTCAAAGGAATCGATCTGTTCGCCGATCTGATTCTTTTCGCAGAACTCCTGCAAGCGGCTTGGGTCAAGATACAAGTGGCGGCATTTCATTTTCAAATCACCTCATTTTCCGGGTTGCCGAATACTTCAAGATATGCCTTGCGGGCAGCGGTGGTCATGTGGGTGTCATTGCAGTTGTACTGGTCATACCAGTCGCAGAGCTGTGCCGGAGTAAAGCAGCAGCGCAGAACATCCCAAGACACACGGGTCAAAAGGTCATGATATTCATGCTTTGCTTTGACCTTTGCGAGGTAGGCGGGGTAGCTGTCTTTTGTCTTGTCCTTGAAATAGGTCATGCGGGCAACGATTTCCGGGTAGACCGGGTCAAGTTTCATCTTCATCGGTTTCTTCCTCCTCCTCGTCATCTTCGGTGTCGTCGTCATCTTCACCGGCGTTGTGGCGCTCAAGGGCTTCCCAGTTTTTGAAGCCGAGCAGCTGGGCAATGTAATCATCCTCAAACCAGAACAGGTCGTTGATTGTGGTGTCGCTTGGGGTGTTGTCGGTTTCGTTCCATTCCATTGCCTCTGACAGCAGGTCATCCAGTCGGTCAAGCTGTTCGATGGTCAAGTGGTCGGTGCGTTCTTTAGCGCCGGACCAGAATTCAAACTGGGACAGGGGTTTCTTTACGGTATAAGTCATGGTATGGTTCTCCTTTACAAATTGACATTTGCACAATAGTCTGCGATTTCGTCCTGCTTCCAGATTTGCATGGCTTTGATGCTATTTTCTTTTATGGCGTGGTAGGCATTGATGCCGCGGAGTGCTGACTCACCGGAGTCAAGGTAACAAAATTCTTCCAGAAATTCTTCCAGCGTGTAATTTTCAGCATCCTCACACTCATGAAGAACGCTGTCGATGGCGTTGAAGATGCACTCGGCGCGGCTGTAGTCAAGGGCAATTCCTGTATGGAATTCAAAATCGATTCCGTTTACCGTGACGGTATGGTTGCGATGCGGCCATTTATCATTCGTGACGAGTTCACCTTTGTGGTAGTCGAGTTTGTCTACCCTTGCATAAATGGCGCGGACGGCGTCAGGGGATTCGATATAATCGGCGTATTCTTTCAGGAGTTTCGGGAGCTGAGAGAAACAGAATTCATTCGCGAGCTTACCGGATTTGTTGTAGAATTTTTCCTCGAAAAAGTTGAGGCGCATATAATCCTGGTCGCTCTTGTTTTTCTTGGCCTTGAGGGTTTCGTAGTCGTAGATGGTCATTTTGCGGGGTTTGTGTGCGGTTGTCATGGGTCATGCTCCCTTCCCGAGTTCTTTCAAGGCATCCTTATAGTGCGTGGTGAAATATTCAAGGTCATACTGAACGCTGTCCAAAGACCAGTACGCTTTTTCGTCGATCTTGCGGCGAATGGAATTAGCACCGTTGAACATACAGCCAAGGTTGTAGGCGGTTCGTTCCACTTTGCGGCAATCCTCATAGGTCTGCATGGCATCAGCTGCGACGACAAGTGCTTGTTTGATCTCTTTCGTTTTGGAATCAAGGTCGTGCAGTGTGGCCGTGAAGTCGGATTGTAAGACAAGCTGGCGAGCATTGTTCTTTTTATAGTCACGCAGACGCTCATGCAATTCATGGCGATATGAAATAGCATAATAGCCAGACTTGTCCACGTAACTGAAAGCGTTTTCACCAGCGGCATCGAGTTCATCCGGGTAAAAGAACTTGTCTGTGCGAATGAAAAACGTTTCACCGTCGCTTTTTCTTGTCAATACAAGAGAGCCAAGACACACATGATTGTATCCAACCTGTGCCAGTGTGTGTCGTTCAATTTTATATCGGGCATCGTAATCAAACTGCTTTTCATGCCACGGTTTGCTGTAGGATTTTGACTGGGTCACGATGTAATAGTGGTCAGTCTCGTTCTTACGGACTTCCTCAAAGCTGCGCTGCGTATTGAATTCATTTACGTTGTAGTAGTAGGTGTTCCGCAGACCGGACTCTGTAGGCTTGAAGCCGGAGTTTCCCACAGGAACATAATACAATTGCGGCAGATAGCGGTTGTTCACTTTGACGAACAGTGCTACATTGACAGGGCCTTTGATGACGGAGGATACCTGGGCCATGACCCTATTGAAAGTGAATCGTCCCGTGCCACTGGAGACATGGAATGGGGAATTAAAATCAAACCCGGAGGCATAGTGCAGGAATTGCAGGGCCTTGGGATTCTCATGCAGCAGGGTTTGGGTAACGGCATTGAATTTCATACTCATGTTCCTTTCTAAGCGGTGAAGCAGCCGGTGCGGTGAGTGCTCATCCAATCATTGCAGGATTCGACCTGTGCGCGGCTGGTGGCGTAGACGGTGAGCCAGAGCTTATCCATATCCACATCAAAGCGATGGGAAATGCCTTCGTTCTCGGCCCAGGCGTGGAAGGCTTCGGCCTCGGTGATATTTGCGGTGATGCGGGAATCGCCCCAGAGAATGATCTGTTTGCTAAACGGTGCGGTTGGCATTTATTTCAGCTCCTTCCACATGATGCAGACGACAAAAGCGAACAGCGGCAGCGCTGCCCAGATGGGCATATAGGTCGCGGCCAACAGCGTAATATTGATGAAAGCCAGGAACAGGACGCAAGGGATGAAACCGAGCAGGACTTTTACAAGGAGTTTTGTTTTCATTTCATATTCACCTCATGAAGTATTTATTGATTGTATTGGCAAATAAAAAAGCACCCGGCGCGGTGTGGCGCTTGGATGCTTGACAGGTGTACTCAGTTGGGGTCAGCTAAACAGGTCGTAGGCCATCTTGACGAAATCATTTGCGGCGCTGGGGTCATCAATGGCGAGCTGAAGAAACTCAACACAGCGGCCCATGAATTCCTGCGGGGCGTACTTGCGGACTTTATCGGGATTCATTTTATAAGCCCAGGCGACGTCGATGCCGCCGTTTGCATTGTCGCATGATTCCTCATAGTCACCGCCGCCGTTCGTTGTGAACCAGCGACTTCTATCGAGCCACGACCAGTTTTCGGTATCCTTGGCAAACTTGAGACAGGCGTTGAGGTATTCGTCGTATGTCATTACAATCACTAAGCCTTTCGTTTTCAAATCGTGCTGCATCTGCTGTTAGTATAGCAAGCGGCAGGGGAAAATCAACGCTGATTCGGAATCAATGCAGGATTTCAGCGCTGGCGACGGTTGCGGCATAATATCCCATGAGGTAGGCATGTCCATTTGCGATGTTTTGGACAATCGACAGGATAGCTTCCCCGAGGTTCGTATGCCAGCTGCCGATTTCATTGAGCAGGGCGTAGGCTTTTGTTTCGGTCATCGTGACGGTGAAGCAGGTCTCGGCGGTTTCGGAATCGTTTTTCATCTGGATGGTGATGAGGACTTTCTCAAACTCATTCATGGCAGTTCACTCTCCAATCACATATTCGTCGGTCTGGCCGAACACGGTCAGGGTCAGGGTATTGGTGGCGGCGATGTACTCGGGCTGGATGTTTTGCATGGTGGCGCGGTAGGTGAGATAGGCGGTGGCGAAGACGGTGGCGGTGACGATGACGACTGTCAGGGCAATGCGGATGATGGTCTTTTTCATGGTGGTGGTTCCTTTCTTGAAATCAAAATCAAATCAATCCCGATTTAAGTAGTCCATGACCTGCGCAATTTCTCGGTCATTATTGAAGAACATGGTGACACGGTGGCGGTTTTCGGTGTGCTCGATGTCATAGGCGTCAAGGCATTCGATAAGCGCATCCTGTTTATCACGGTTATGGAAGAACAGCTCAAACTTACGCTTGGGGTTTTCGCGGTGGTCGTTCAGCCAGTTGACGACGGCTTCCTTTTCGTTTTCATCCCTAGGTCTGGCAGTCACGCGGGTGTCGCCCTCTGTATGGGTAAAGTCAATCCAGTTGCCATAGAGAAAAGAGGCGAACTGATTTGCCAGTTCGGGACGGGAAGGGTAATCGCAGATGATCTCGGCGACGGGTTTCGGGTCGGTCTCGATCTGGCACAATTCATCCGGGCACGGCTCGGATGGCTCGGCGGGGCTTTCCGGCTCAAGGTTCGTCAACTCGCCGGTCTGGTCGTCGATGACATGGAACCAGAAATCATCCGGCTTGGCAAGGAACACCGAGTAGAGGACACACTTTTCGTAGTCGGTCAGGGATGCGGTGAAGGGGTCGGCGTCGGAAAAGCCGTCGTCAAAGTGGTCGGTGGTCAGGGCGTAGGTCATGTTGCTTGCCAGATGGCGGGCAAATTCGTCGGCTTCGTCCTTAATGGTAACGGTGCGGATGGGGTCGGAGTGCATGATGTGGGCACGGTTGTAGTCGATGGTGATTTGGAACATGGTGGTGACTTCCTTTCTTGGATGGGAAACCGGATTCGTTCTGAAGCCGGATGAGTACAAAAATTGCCGCCACGATTGCGGCGGCGGGTGGGGTCAGATTGTGTCGATGGTGAACACAAGCCGAGAAACATTTGCGCCTTCGACTTCATAGCTGTACTTCATCAAATCAACCCAGCTCTTTGCAAGTTCTAAGTTGTCGTATTGATGTTGTACGGCAAGTTCATTGCCAACGAACATTTTTGCTACATAAGCCATAGTAAAAACCTCCTTGCTATGTATAACAGCGGGTGGTGCAAGTGGTTTCGTTCTGGCAAGTGGTCTGGCCCACAAACAGGCGCACTTCTTGCGAGATGCGCCGGGTTTCTAGGTCAGAGTGGTGGCTCTGATGGTTGGTGATTTTCGGTTATGGTGGTAGGATGCTTCCTTCCACCGGCCTACCAACTCCGGGCATGGTGCTTGCTTAGGCAACTTCGGTGCTCTCGCACTCTACGGGGTTCTGGCTTGCCAGTGCGGGGACTTCGGGCTTCTCTTCGGTGTTGTACAGCTTGGAGACCTGAACACGCAGGAGAGCGGCTTCGGCAGACCCCTTGACAGCATAAGCGCAGTCGATGAGCATACGCTTTTGGTCGTCAGACAGCGGCATGGCGTTGACTGCGGCCACGAACAGCTCACGGTCTACGACGTTCTTCTTCAGTCGCTCGTTCTCGGCCTTGATGCTGTCGTACTCGGTCTGCTTGGCCTTCTCGGCTCGAGCCTGCTCGGCACGTTTTTCCGCGTTCTTCTTGCGGGACTCTGCTGCCTTGGTGGCACGCTCGGATGCAGCCTTGTCAGCTTCCGCCTTGATAGACTCTGCTTCCTCGTCGGTCATGGTCATGAACGGCTTGCCAGTCAGCAGACGAGCAACAGCCCACATCAGACGGCCAAGGAACTCTTCTTCGACCTTCGACTCGTCACCATTGACCGCGTTGAGTGCGGCCTGAGATTCTGCGCCAACCATGACGAGGTCAGCGCCAGTGACATTGTACAGCGGACGGTCAGCGCCCTTTTCGGTGCGCGGATACCGCTTGCCAAACATCGAGAAGAATGTGCCGAGGGCAGAACGCAGCTCGGATTCAGCTACAGCGGTCTTGTTCATCTCGTCGGTATCGACACAGTCAGCACCGCTCAGGCCGTAGGACTCGCGGATAATACGGCACTTCTTGGCCGCGTTGTAGATGTAGGATGCGCTCTTACGGAAGCCGTCGATAGATTCGGAGACGTCAGCGGCCTTGAGCATATCAGCGGTCAGCTTGATAGACTTGCTCTCGATCATTTCGATTGCCACGTCGCACGCGGGATAGAGAACCTTGACGTTTGCAATCTTGCAATCGGTGATGGACTTAGTGCGGTTGTCGAGTGTACGCATAATGGTACTTCCTTTCAGTGAAGCCCAGTTAGGGCGGTTGTGGTGATTCTGTCAATCGACAGTGGTGGCAGTTACTTCGGCCCAATGGGTCGCCCGGTACTGCCAACCGGCCGGGATATGTATTGCATGAGGATAACCCGTACCAACTAGACTAAATGTTGCGCGAACCGGGTTGCTCAAGCCCAGCTCTTTTTCTTGCTCTGGTACGGAACGAACTTCTTGATTCGACCTACAATCGCCTATGCAGGCCGTATCTGTGTTCTAACAGATAGAATTGCTTTAGCTAGACGGGGAACTGCTGTCTACTTTATCCGTCTACTTTCGGTTTTCAGCCGTTTTCAGTTTTCAAGGTGCAGGAACTACACGAACTAACTAAGACAGGGCACACTTTACGCTTTTTCCAAAATTTACTTGTGTTATGGTTTTCAGCCACTTGCAAGGCGCAATAAGGGCTACCGATATAGCCACCCCTACACTTCACACCGCGGAAACGGTGGACGCCGGGTTTGCCCCACATAGAAACACTTTCAGCTTTTTCCAAAGTGTGAGAATCGGCTGGCATTGACGCGCAGGATACACTTCCAGCTTTTTCCCATGTTTCCCATCTTCAGTTATCAAGGTGCAATTCGCCCATCAACCAACTACACCATCGTCACAAGCGCAAAAGCGCGTGGGATTTTTAACTACTCTTTTTGAGTGCGTTATGGTGTATTTGGTTTTCAAGGTTCTTGTGTCTTTCGACACCTACATACTAGCACACCAAATGTACAAAAATTTTTTTGCATATTTTACGCCACAAACACCGCGCACATATGCCCGGCTATATAAAGGTAGGGAAAAACGCTACAGTGACTGTATGATTGATATTTTCCACAAAAAAGGCCCAAAAAAGGCGCAGTTATGCGGGTTTACGGCACTATGCAACCTTCCCGAAAAAGGTTACATAGGGGGGCTGGATAAAAAAGAAAAAGACGATTTTACGCCGTTTTTGCCCACAGTCATCCATTCACACTCTCGGCCCATACCCCTCCCATCCACCACCTACCTTCCACCATCACATTCGCAACAATTCTCCATCCCCCTCCGTCTCCCTTACCCCTATCCAGCCATCGGACTCCCCCTTCGAGCAAACCGCATACCTGCGCCGTTTTCCGCACTTTCGCGACACCTCAATATCGTGCTATTTTGTGACAATAATGTCACTTTATTGCCGCAAAACGCCTTATTTTCGCTCGATTTCATTCAAAAGCATCGAATTATCGTTCAATTTCAAGCAATTTAACCACACACACGCCGAAATATCCGCATTTTAGCCACTGACCGTCATTTTTATAGGCGATCGGGCATTTTTTTGTCATTAACCGCTTGAATTATGTGTTGTGAAGTGTTATAATACTAGTAAAGAACCACTCAGACACCAAAATCGCCCATCATCCAAAGGAGACACCACCATGAAACGCCAAAACACCACCCTCACGACCACCAACCCGCAGGACGCCCTCGTAACAGCCCTCGCCAAGGCAATCGTCAATGCCAAAGCCGCAGACGGCACCAACCCCATCATGGAGGCCCTTGCCCAGGCAACCGGCTATCAGGTAGTCCCAGCAGTTCATGCAACCCCCAAGCCCCACAAGAAACATAACTGCTATGCTGACACATCCAAACTCACCAGTGATGGTCGCCCCAAGCCAACAGCCGCTGATCCGCTCCGCAGCGCTGATGACATCCATGCTATCGGAGATTATCTCTTGACACATGGCAATATCCGCAACCGCCAGCGCAACTATACCTTATATATATGTGGCATTACACTGGGTCTTCGTGTAGGCGATATCGTCAAGCTGAAAATTGGCGATGTATATGATGTGGCCACCGGCGCTGTTCGCAAGCACGCCAATGTCGTCAACGAGAAAACACTTAAAAACACAACTGACCTTATCACACCGCACGCAGCACAGGCGATCGATGACCTTGTCAACGTGATCCGTGCCCAGCAGTCTGGCGTGCTCGACCCTGAGTGGCCGTTGTTCCAGACGCAGAAGTGGGTAAGAGCTGGAGGTATGACAAATCACCTAACCAAAACTCAGGTATATCGTATGCTCACAGAGGCAGCAAAAGCCTGCGGAGTTCAGGGCAATATCAGTACACATACCATGCGTAAGACCTACGGTTACATGGCGAACAAGGCATTGATTGAATCCGGTCTGCCAACTAACCAAGTCATGGAGATTATGCAGGCTAAGTACCACCATGACAGCCAGGCAACCACCATGCATTACCTTGGCCTACAGCAAGATCAAATTGATGCCGCCGCTCTGTGCGTTGACGCCGCTATCAGCTAAGTCCGGCAGTCCAAACAGACACCGCTCGGGAAAACTTTTTTGCAGTTTCATAACACACATTTCAAGTTATAAGGAGGACACCAATGGGAACTAATTTTTACTTTTTCACGCAGAATCGTGCCGTTGCAGACCTGATGGGACCAAAGCGCGAGGTAACTGACATCCCGGAACTTGGCTGGGAGCTGCACATCGCCAAGACCAGCTGTGGGTGGAAACCTGTATTTGAGGAGCACGAGCAAATTCGCAGCGTGCGTGACCTTGACAGGTTTTATCATGACAACAGGCACTACCTGACCATATTTGACGAGTACGGCACAGAGTACAGCTGGCCGGAGTTCGAGGAGCGCGTCATCAAGCACGGAACGCCTAAGGTATTTGACCCAAAGATCGGGATGTACACCGGGAACTGGCGGTGCGAGAGCGACAACGACTGCGAACCATACAACCACTGGGACGGCGAGTACGCAGACGCTGACGGATACCGTTTTAGCACACGGGAGTTCTGTTGAGCGCCGCCAGCCAGCCAACCCACCTACCTTTTATATGTATATTAAGGAGTTTACCCATGGACAAGACACCCACTTTGACCGCCACCGCAGCCGACAGTGCCAAGCGTGATGTGATCATGATCTACTCGCCGCGCATGGCGGGCTACCTGATGATGCGGGGCTTCTACCTGATCCGGATTGAGCAAAACAAAAAGCGGCCTGGTAAGAACTGCTTCGCGTTTTTTGACACGCCAGTCCTCAAGGCCGCTATGAGCGATTACATAGACCGCAAGTTTACCGTTTGACAAAGTAGGAGAGACAGCCGCATGAACTACGAAGAATACAGCCTGTACACCCTGACAATGGCGCAGCTTATCGCAGACACGATACGGCAGATTGTGCTAATCGCAGACGCCAACAGCAAAGACCGGGACTCCGCGCTGAAAAGCTTTGCTGTTGTGGTTAGCAAGATTGCCGCCGACTACAGTTTGGAAAAATATGACCCTGATGGCCCAGTGGCGCATGTAGGGGCAAAAAATTAAATAATTTACATACAAGGAGAATACCGCCATGAACAACAGCGACCGCTACACTGATTTTATCAACCGCAACACCGCAGACTACCGCGAGGAGATGCGACACATGATCGCAGACTTCATCGAGGACATCGTGGACTTCTCAGACCGACATTTCGTAGATCGCGAACAGACGATGCTGGAGGTTAGCCAGAGCCTGCGCATGATCCCGGGCTATGCTGACATGAACAAGTACCGACCTGTTCCGCCTGAAACCGGACACGCAATCCAGCGAGACTTTGACAAAGGGGACTTGCCGCTGTGAGTAATACATATAGCCCGCAGGAAATCTGCGATGCCGCGAATAAAATCAAAGACTATTGTCACGGGACAAAATGCGAACAGTGTCTTTTTTATGCAAAAATTGAGCGCACATGCTATTTGACAAATTACGTATTCCCATCGGCGTGGCCACATTTCAGTGGGCAACGCTGGACTGCTGCTGACATTACCCTTGCTAATGCTCTTATCATGATGGGATACACTACCGCGACAAAAACGATGCGGCCTGATGGACACCCAAGCATCACAGTGATAAAGATCAATGATGACGGAAGTACACCATACGTTGACGAAATCACGATGGATTCTTTCCAGGCGCTTGAATATGGCGAGGCAGTCAAGCTGGAGGACATCGCGGGAGAGGAGAGCAGAGCCAATGACTGATTTTATCTCACGAAGCGATCTTCGCCACATTGCCAAAAGCATGAGACATGATGCCCCAAAAGACAATGATACATATTTCGTCGCATGTGAAGTGCTAGACTATGTGGCCGATAAAATGCCGAGACCAAAGCCAGCAAAACCATTTAAAGACACTTTTGGTAGAGACTGTTGTAATCGTTGCGGCTCATTTACGGCAATTCACGGCACAAACTGGGAGGAAAACCGATATTGTGGCAACTGTGGCTGGCCTATCGACTGGGGGTACTGATATGACCATCACACGCGCAAGAGAAATCACACGCCAATTTGCCCATAGCTTTGTCGCTACTATGCGGCCTGAAGAAGCTGCAGAATACAAATCAGTCGTTGATGATGCTATAGAGTGGGCTAAGGTAAACGAACCGAGCCTATTCTACGGTCTTGTCCATGACTACCTTAATTTTCTTGACAGGCACACAGAGCGCCACATCTGTTCCACCTGCAAACACTGGGAACCGTTCACTGGAGCGTGCTGCGGTGCCGACAGTCCATACCGCGCTGATTTTGTAGATGGTGACTGTACATGCGCAGACTGGAAGGAGAGGCTAAAGAAGTGACAACCATACTGACCAATATTCTGATATTTATTGTCGCAACCATAGTGTTTGTGCGGACATCAGACCGGATACATGAGATTTATAAGCTGCCCGGACTTCTAATGCCATCAATACTGTCTGTGGCTTTGTTCATTTTTACTGATATAAGCTCTATTGCTTGTACATATACCGAATATCGCATGGCTGCGGAACTCTTTGCGAGCGAGGGCAAAGAAAACTATGCGGTGTTTTCTTTTGGACTTATCGTATGCTTTGTTATTTGTTTCTTAACTATTTGCAACTTCGTATCTTACTACAACAATTTCCCGCTCGTAGAGCTACTTGCCTGTTACAAACAAGTAGACAGTTCTTTTGGCAACACTCCGCGTATTCCATACAGTACCTTTAACAAGATGTACAAGCTGCACCCTGAGAATTTTCAGTTCATTGATAATGAATGTCTTACATTTTACAGTTTTAGATATCGCGGCAAGAGGTTCTCTCTAAACTTTCTGGACTTTATACGAGCACTAAGCCTGATCGATGAGCATATAACAGAAAAGGATTTGGCACGCGAAAGGGCCAAACGGGTCAAAAAATATGAAGAGCAGGCAAAGCTATACGCCATGATGCGCGATGACCTAGCCTGCGACCTTGCCGCAATAGAAAAGCAAAAGACAGATGCCTATGACAAAATCAAGACATCTACAGATAACATCAATGAGATAGCCAACAGGTTGATAAAGGAGGCGCACTGATGGCACGAATTGTATTAGACGAGCGTCCTATTGGCTGCTGGGATTGCCCGTTTTATGCCTTATTCGATTGCAGGTATTACAGAGATGACCAGATCTTTCCGGGATATTGCGAGTATATTACCACACCAGATGAACTCAAAGAAGAAAAACATTATATAGAGGAGGCATCCGACTGATGGACGCTCTAAAATTCTTACAAACGGCCAAGCGTATATGCAACACAGGATGTGATAAAACCCTATCCTGTACGGGTTGTTGCCTGCATGATTTGTGTAATGATTTTTTGTGTTACTGTTCCGACACAACCTTTGCCAAGATTATTTCAATCGTAGAGCAGTACGCCAAAGACCATCCAGCAAAAGAAACCCGCAAGGAGCGCCTACTACGGTGCTTTCCCAATCTATTGACAAACGGAAAAATCAACGAAAACGGAGACGTTGACCTCTGCCCGGAGTATTACCTGGAAGATAGTTATTGCGACACCGAAACGCGGATCTGCGACAAATATGGAGACGATTGCGCAATCTGCAAGCACGAATACTGGTCAGAAGAGCCACATGGGCCAGCATACTGGGACAAGTATTGGGAGGAAGACTATGGACGCTAAACAATACATAGACACTCTGCGTCGTATATGCTCTACAGATTGCTTCTGCGACAACTGCGATTTCAAGAAAAATGGAGCCTGCCCACTTGATAAAACGTTTCTTTTATCGACGTCATCGGAAGACATCGTCTCATCTATTGAGCAATGGGCCAAGGATCATCCTATTCAACACAGGAAAACACGTAACGATGTTATACTTGCAAGATTCCCAAATGTCAAACTCGACAAAGATGGCATTATCGACACATGCCCAAATTTTCCATTATACAGTTCTGGTACAGAACGTTGTGAGCTGTATAAGAGAAACTGCGATGTCTGCCGCAGAGATTATTGGTTAGAGGAGGTAGATGAGTGATGGACGCTGTTGAATTTTTAAAAACAGTTGATAGACTTTGTAGGGCCGAAGAAGATTGCTCTAGTTGCCCATTGAATGGATATGCTTGCGACGCAAATCTCAAAGATGTAGCGAGATACTACACATTAGAAAGTGTTCAAGATATGGTTCAAAAAGTAGAGCAATGGGCGAAAGAGCATCCAGTCAAGACCCGCCAGAGCGAGTTTTTGAGGATGTTTCCAAACGCAATGATAAATGAAAGTGATGGAATTTTGTGTATCACTCCTTGCAACATTGAAGGCAAAAGCATTGGATGCCCAAATGGAAAAAACTGCGGCGACTGCCGCCGCGAATACTGGCTTGCGGAGGTGACGGACAATGGTAACGTTTATTGATGATGATGATATCGAACTCAAGCCTTGTCCGTTCTGTGGTTCTACAGCCGGGTTATATGTAAGCTATGAAGGCAGGTATGTAGTGCGGTGCAACTACTGCCGCATCGGAACTGTCCTCACAAAAAACGAACAGGACGCGATTGAGTTGTGGAATCACAGAACGGAGGTACCTGCCAATGACTAACATTACAACCCTACGTCCCGGCGAGCACTTCATGTTCAAAGGCTTCGAATGGGTCTGTCTTGACCCGAACCACCCTGACGGTGGCGTGCTGGCTATTATGGCTGAACCTTGGGCAAGAGATGTAAAGTTCTGCCCAAGTGATAAATTTGCCGATGAAAAAGGCAACCGGAATAACTACCGCACAAGTAATGTGCGTGGGATTCTATCTGATATGGCGAACGCTGTTTTCAAGAGAAAAAATCTACTGTCACATACCGTTGACCTTGTATCCGACAACGGTGACCGCGCCTATGGCACTGTACATGACTTTGTTTTTATTCTGACCTGTGACGAGTACCGCAAGTACCGTGAGTTCATTCCACACTACGACAGTTGGGTGTGGACTGCTACACCGTGGTACTGCGGTGATAAGGATTCTGACGCGGACTGTGCGGACGACGTTCGCACAGTAAACGCGAATGGTTGGTTGGGCAGCGACGATGCGCGCTACTGCAATGATATCGCCCCGGCTTGTGTTCTCAATCCCGCATCCCTCAATCTACGCCAGAGTATGGCGTTTGTAGAGGAGGTAGCAGAATGAAGATTGGAATGGAAATTAAATGCTGTCCGCTCTGCGGCGGACGCATTGTTGTAAGCAATCTGTATCAGTACTCGCTGGATTATACAATGCGCAAGGATGGCAAAATTAGCAAACGGCATAAGCGCGGCGATGATGGTTCCATGGACGTGAGCCTTGCTTCTTGCGAAAATTATAAAACCTGTGATGCACGATGGGAAGCAGAAGAATTTTTCGTTGAACCTGACGGAACTTTTTACGACTATAAGTACAGCGAGGATGAATAAATGGCAATCAGTAAAAAGACCCGCGTTGCGGTGTACAATAAATTTGACGGTCATTGCGCTTACTGTGGTCGCCACATTGCCTACAATGATATGCAGGTAGACCATTTCAAGCCGCAGAGGGCGTGGAACCCAGAGGATTCCGGCACGGACGACATTGAAAACCTTATGCCGTCCTGCCGTATGTGCAACCATTACAAACGCGCCCACGACCTTGAAACATTCAGACAGTACATTGCGGAGATTCCGCGAAAACTGCAAGAGAACTACATTTACAAGGTCGGCATCGCTTACGGCAATGTGCTGGAAAATCCAAAAGCGATCAAATTCTATTTTGAGAAGGTGAGGGATAACCATGCTGCTGATTGATGCAGATAAAGTACCGCAACTATCTGATATGATCGGGTGCGCTTATGAGGGTGGCGAGTACCAAGCATATAAGAGCGGCGCAGAGTATGGGCGCGGATTGGTGGACGATACACCAACCATCGACCCGGAAAGTCTGCGGCCTACGGCAAAATGGATTGACCGTGGGTATGTTTGCGGAGAACACGAATACGAATGCTCCGCTTGCCACGAAACAGAGTGGCGCACCAGCGAAAAGCGGATGAAGTATTGTATGTTCTGTGGGAAAAGGATGGTGAACACAAATGAAAATCTATAAAAGCCCTTGGGTGAGCTATGAAAGCTATTTTGTTAAAACAGGTGAAGAAGGAAATATGACTACTGGATATTCTGTTGAGCTTTTGAACGGAATTTGGATTGTTGTAAAAACGAAATATGTAACAAGAGATATAAAAATGATGCCTGTAGCTGCCGAAAATAACATTGACTTAAAAGATGTGTTCAAGGATGCAATACTTTCTGCTGTGCATGACGCAAAGGATGGTGAACACAGATGACTAAAATCGTTGCATTTTTTGAAATTTTTATTTTGCTAACCTGTGCAGTATATTTAGTTTTTCGCGTAGCAAAGGCCATAACACAGAAGAAGCCGCAAGAACCGGAAAAAGAGATGCTATGCGATACTTGCGAGCACCTTATACACAAGGGTGGAGACATAGAACCGAGAAAATACAAATGCGCATTTGAACCCGTGAGTTTTTATGAATCGCCTGAGTATTGCCGGAACTACGAGCGAAGAAAGGAAAAGAAAGAACCCACGGAGGTGAACACAAATGAGTGAATGGATAAGCGTTAAAGACAGGCCACCAAAGACGGAAACAGAAGTTTTTATCTATGCAGAGGTGCGCAGAGATGACAAGGTTATAGGCTATGTTACCACTACCGCTATATACGAGGATGGAACTATCCATACAGAAGAAAGTATCTGGAATTGGGACGACATAAATTATTGGGGTACTTACGACGAAGAAACCGACGATTACATCATCCCAGAAGGCTGGTGGGAAGAAAGACACTATAACGACGATGATACAAGAAATCTCCAAGTCGATGATTTCGTCACCCACTGGATGCCGCTGCCAAAACCGCCAAAGGAGATACACAATGACTAACAAAGCCTACGAACGAGCCTTTAACATCGCCATAAAATACGGCTTTTGCTGCGATTGCAGATGGGTGTTTGATAAGAGGCACTGCCACGAATACAACTGTTACCAGAGCGCCGTAAAGGTGATCCGCGATGCGTTAGAAAAGCTAGACGCTATTGAGGAGTCCAAAGCAACCGTTTGGCACGATGCACAGAATGACCCGCCAACAGAAAACGGCGAATACCTGTATTACTACGAATACTTCCGTTATGGTAACTATAACTGCATGTACCGCACAATGGATCGTGGATATTTTTTCAATGGCCATTGGGGCGGTGAGCCTATGAACGGAACTAGCGCAAAAGTCCTCGCATGGACAGAACTGCCAGCGCCACCAACTAAGGAGTGATGTATATGACCCGTAAACGATACAAAAAGCTTATGATGAGCATTGGTTATAAGCGCAATGTATTTAGCAAAATTGTTACATACGAAATTTGTGGCGAAATGTTCTCCAAACGCAAATACATGATTGACGGAGCACTCTTTACAAGCTACAACGACCTATGGGATTGGTATAGCCAATATTTTTACATCTATAAAGGATACGGTTGCACTGTCAAATATGATCCAAAGGACCACATTTGGTACGGAAAAATTGACGACATCAGCGACCTTGTGAACTTTCATACAAAGAAGTTTACAAATATTGATAAAGTGGCGCGGGATGCAATCGATGATTATCTCGATTTCTGCGCCAGAGTAGGGAAGGAGCCAGAAAAACCAAATGTATTATGAAGAGAAAAGATGCCCATTAAAAGCAGCAGTCAAAGCATCAACAGACTACGAATGTGATAAAAGGTGCGCCTGGTACGATGAGATCAACTGCAAGTGCGCAATTCTAATATTGGCACAAGCAACGGAATATATCTCTAATAAGTAAACAGACAAGGAGAATATTATGAGCTTTAACGATTCTATGGGCACCCGTATGAAAGAGTATTACGAGGCAGTTCCTAAAACAAAGTTAATGCGCCGAACGCCAGTCGCGATTAGGGTAGACGGCAAGTCGTTCCACACCTTCACACGGGGCTTTCAGAAGCCTTTTGACATGATCCTAATGAAATCTATGCAGGAAACCATGAAGTACCTGTGCAAGAATATCCAAGGCTGCGTGTTTGGCTATACACAGTCCGACGAAATCACGCTGATCCTGATTGACTACCAGACACTTGCCACGGATGCTTGGTTCGATTACGAAGTTCAGAAGCTATGTAGTGTGTCCGCCAGTATGGCAACGATGGCGTTCAATAAATTCTTCAGAATGTCTATCTGGGACGAAGATTCTGCATGGAAAAGTAGTCTTACGCCACAATCTATAGATGTACAAATTGCTCATAACGAGTATGTTACAAAGATGACGACTGCCGCCAATAAAGGTGCTATGTTTGACGCCCGCTGCTTCAATATCCCAAAGGAAGAAGTTTGTAACCTTATCTACTGGCGTCAGCTTGATGCGACACGCAATTCCATCCAGATGGTGGGGCAAGCATATTTCTCACACAAGCAGCTGGAGGGGAAGAAGTGCAACGACATTCAGGACATGCTTATGGAGCAATTCGACGTCAACTGGAATAATTATCCTATCACATGCAAACGTGGTACAGCCTGCATCAACAAGGATGGACAGTGGGTGCTTGATACTGAAATGCCAATCTTGAAAGGTGAAGACCGAGATTATGTTGATCAGTACATTTTTGTTGGTGAATAACCAGTAGCGCCTTAATGTCCACTATCATAAACAAACTGTGACACTTTGTCACTAATAAGTAAACAGTAAGGAGATTATCATGAACGATAGAATCGATACGCGGCCATACTTTATGCTGATTCCTACAGAGCGGCGGCTCCGCACACATGAATTTGCAAATTCCTTCATGGACATGGCGTCGGCGTTTCTGCCGGGGAGCAAACCAATCGCCGATGAAGCCTATGACAAGAATTGTCTTGCCTGTGTTGATTTTTACGACTACCTCGCAACGGCCATGATCGAATCGCTTGAGCTGACAGGTGAAGACGCCATTGATGCCGGACTGCAATATGCCAGCTGTGCCCGTGTACATGAGGCGGTCGTTGCCTGCATGAAGAACCTGCGCAGCGAAATCGATGGGTGGCTGGAGGTGTGTGAAGATGACAAAAGCTGAATATAAGAAGCTCGCTCTATGAAGCAGAAATCCATACTGAGTAACGGGGTAACCCGTAAAAAATTGGAAGTCCGGACTCTTGTCAATACCCCACGACTAAAGTCGCGGGATTGTAGCTATTAGAGTCTGCAACAAACTATTTAATCGAAAGGATGTGAACGGGCAATTCTGTCCACGATTAAAGTCGCAGGTCTCCTTGCCCTAATTTATGAACGAAATAAACGCTGTCACACTTGGAAAACTCATCGCGGCGCACCGTGAAGGCGATGAGGAAAAGTTCAAGGCATACGTCGATTTTATCGCAGAAGCCTACGAACAGCAGGGAAATGACCGTGCCGCTCATATCATCCGGAGCAACTATACGGGTGACTATGGTGAGCAGGGAAAAGTCGTTCTGGATGAAGCAGGCGAGCAGACTGTATACTACGAAACAGGTTGGTATGAACCCGAAATCTTAGGCTCTGGTGGTTCCTATCGCGGAGTTGCAAAAACAAGCTCAGAGGAAGAAGCTCTACAACAGTTACAAAAGCACACGGTGAACTATGCACATCGTATCACTGTATATAAGAAAGACGGCAAAACCGTAAAGCGTGAAGTTGCCGAATACGACCAGTGGGAAAAGAAGTGGAGGCCGGTCTGATGAAATGGAATGTATTTTCTCTTGAAACCGTTAAAACAGCATACTGCAACGAAGAATCCGGCTATGAATTCTGCGACTTTTAAGGGAGACAGACTGATGAAATTTTATCGAATTTGGTATAGCGGCTATGCTGATGTAGAAGCAGACAGCGAGGAAGAAGCAGTGGATAGATACTTGGATGACCCGTCGTGTGCTGGTGACGATGATTTAGATATTACCGATGTATATGAGCTAGAGGAGGACTATGATGCGTGATCCTAAGAAAATCTGGCCGTTTTTGAGCAAGCTGGCGGAGCTGTGGGAGTTGAAACCGGACTACCGCTTCTGGCAGCTGCTGCAGAGCATTCCGCTGGACCGTGACCCGTTCTTTTTGGAAGAGGCTGAGACAGAAGCCATCCTTGACAAAGAAATTGCCTGGGCCAAGGCGTGGCAAAAGGAACAGCAAGAAAAATATAAACTCACGCCAAAAGAGGAGATCATTGCGAGGTTCATAGAGTATACAAACTGTAATAAGGAGAGATAACGATGACACGGAAGAGATATATCAAACTGTTGATGGCAAACGGTTGGAGCCGGAACAACGCTGAAAATACCGCCGGGCTTGGGATTGACGAATGCAAACCAAACAGGTCGAGTAAGACGTTTGATGAGCGGCGCTGGAAGAATATTGTGTCGCATCGTGGTTGCTGGCCATATAGTACATATGTAAAAGCGTATGATAACATGATGCGTCTCCGAGAGTTGTACCCAAGTGACAAGCCCGGAGAGGGCGTTATAGACGATTTTTAAAGAGAGGATAATGATGACACGCAAGAGATATATCAAGCTGATGATGGCAGCTGGGTTGAGTCGGAACGAGGCGGAACATATAGCCAGTTTTGGAAAAACCGAACAAGGTCAAGTTTTGAGCGACCGTATGAAGAAGCATAAACTGGCCCACCGTGGATGCTGGCCTTGTGATACATATGATGAACTGTTGAATTTTTGGATGCCAATATGCTTAGACGTAATAGCACGCCCGTAGAGCCGCCTGTAGCCTTTTTGAGGAGATGTGATAACTATGTCAAATGATGAAATTATTCGCCGCACAGACGCTCTTGAGGCGCTAGGAGAGGAGCCGGAGTTGGTTTGCAGATGTGATGACGAGAGCATTGGTCAACGGTGTCAATGGAGACAGGACCTTGATAATATCAATGCAATTTGTCCTATACCGTTCCAGTTACATGAGTTGACAGAAGTCGAAATTTGCGGTTTGCATGGGGATTGTGTGATCGTATCAGCACCGCGTATTAAGGAACTGGACAAGCGTGTTGTGCCGTGTCTTGGGTCGCACAAGGATATTGACGGGAAGAAATACATCGTACTGGACGGCGAGGAGTACAGCCAGAGCCTGTTTTTGGACGGGACGATAACTTTGTGGCAGGTGCGATAAGAACGCCGCAGAGTGGCTGTATCAAGGGCTGAGAATATGCGTGGCAAGGAGGTGACAACATGACGGTTCGAGAATTTTATGAGGTTGTGCCGGACGAGCACAAGGACGACATTTTGTGCGTGTATGACAAGAACCATGACATCATAGAAGCCGCAGATATCTGGACAACACAGGTCCCAGGGGCACGGATCGGGCGCTTTAGAAGGGGCATGACCGATGTAGTCATTGTGTATTAAGGGCGAGGCAACAATCCCTGCAAAGGCGGGAATAAGCCCCACATTCCAGCCCTGACAAGATCACCTGTGTGCGGAGTGCTTGTGCCACAATTTATAAAGCACAAGGACGACGCCGGGACAAGCATCGTGACCAAAGAGAACGATGCGCAGGACCGAACAAGGGGCAGGAGGAAGTAATGGCGTAATAAGTCAATAAGGTCAACGCGCACGCAAACACATTTACGCACTATACGCCTTGCATAGAAAAACCCTGAGGAGTAAATGCCAACACTAACAAAGTCAAGGGTCACACGCAACACAAGCCCGGCGCAACAAGGCGTGAGAACGCCGCTGAGGACGAGGTTTTTGGACAGGACCCGGAGCTTCTGGGACCTATACTGACATGGGACCAGAACGCGGAGGTGACTGGACAAAAACCGAGTCCGATAAAGATAGCACTATGAAATATAAGTGAGCGGGTTTTTGCTGAAAACAGGGGTATATTCTACCAAAACCCGACGATGATTATGGCAGATTATGTGCCGTATTCAGCAAAAATCCGACGATGATTTTTAGGCGCATTTTGTATTGAACGTTGGCGTCAGGTCAACAGAAGAATGATGCCATAAAAAAACGGAGGTATTGATGTATCTACAAAAAAATTATTCAGACAAAATTAAGATTTTTATTCCAGCTCATTTATTACAGGAATCATCGCCATGTCTTGTCTCTGTGTATCTTGCTCTATATATGATGGCCGATATGAACGGGTTAGAGTGGACGCGGAGAAAGACATCTGTAATTGATTTGTGTAAGAACGCTGCATTTTTTAACAACAACGATTTAAGAGCTAGGCATTATACGGCTGTCAACAGGGCGCTTGACAGTTTAGAGGAATATGGATATGTAAAATTTTATGGAAGATCAGACGACCCAAAAATGATTTTTGGATTTGATTTTACCGATGATATTGTTGCGAAAGCCAAGGAACATGCGATAAACGGCAAAAATATGTTAGCGTGCATTGAGCTTAATGAATTTAAAGTCCTATGGGATTTGTTATGTTCATCTGGTGGCAAAGGATATTCGAGATCGACGATATTACGTATTTATATCGCATTAAAAATGTATGCTGGCTTTTGGGGCAATGTTCACAAAGATGTCAAAGCACCAGTGTTTGTTGGATATTATGGTACTGTTATGAATTTGTTGAACGTGTCGAGAACAACCATGAAAGAAAGTATAAAAGAACTTAGATCTTTAGGTTTGGTTGTCACCACATATTGCAAACGCACGGAAAACGACGATAAAAGGAAAAATTTCGTCACTGCAATAATTGTTTTTCCTATACTTTGTACAAATATAAAAGCAGAAGAGTTGACAGAACAAGTTGAGTTAATTCTTGAGGATGAAGACCCGGGAAAATCATGGTATAAGCCCGGATGGACGCCGACTGTAGCAAAAGCAATAAGGACAAACCATGAGCGTAATATGGATCAGGTTCTTGATATAGTCCCCGATGACCCGATGCTTTTCGCAAGTAACGACATTTTCTAACGAACTAACGCCCAACGGGGCGATGATATAAATAGAACCGCTGTGGCGGGCAGGAAAGGCAGGTAATGCGCCATGCGTGTGTGATGGTCAGGCTTAACGTATATTACAAAATGTACAAAATGAAGGAGGTACGCTGTTTGGATATTAAGCGTGCAGAGACGAAATTGATTTTGATGCAGGCCGCACTGGATGCGTGGGGCATGTTCAAGAAGATCGTGTGGGCTATATGTGCGATTGCAGCGGTCGCGGTAGTGGGATTGGGGGTGAATTGGCTGTTTGCGCTGGCGTTGTTTGTTGGTGTGCCGTTGGTAACAGGTCTTGCGTGGGCTGTTGTGTACCGCTGGTGCTTTGACAATGGAGCGCTGAAGCTGGAGCAGGTAGACCCGGACGAGAACGACAATGGAAAGGGGGACGAGTAATGTTTGCACCCCCGTTGTATGTAGTACGGAAATTTCCGCTTTCCTTTATTATAAGCAACAACTTTAACATCCAGCTTGACCCGGATGAGGAAAAGCGCTTTCAGGTAAAACAGGGAGACAACATGCTTTTCCGGCAGGTACGGCTGATTACATATGAGACCGATAAGTTCAACCGCTTTGTGGTGTTTGTGAACTGCGTAGGCGGGCAGAACAAAAAGAAAGAGATGACGCGGCTGATCCACCACGGGTTCAAGGTTGGCAAGCAGGAATTTGTGGTGAGTGAGCGCAGTGCCAGCATGGTACGGCAGGGCATCCTGAGTTTTGTGGACAGACGGATTGCCAAGGAGTTGGACAAGCGTATCACGATGGGAATAACTTTTGAAAAGTGCGTTATATCGAAATTTTCTGGTTATAGGGGGCTGTGCTTCTCCAGCTGCCACTGTATTGAGGGCTGGGTGCCGAATATTGTCGTTGTACCGGACTGTTTTTTGACCATCAAGGACCAGCACATCAAGTATGTGTATGATAAAAAGATTAAGTTCAAGGATAAAAACACCGGGGCAGAGCGCGATTGGACACAGAAGGATATAACTACTGGCACGCGAGATATTACCATCAACGCATTTGACGGCTGCGGCATTGCACACCCCAAGATCATGGAGGAAATACGGCGTAGGATAGGCAGTGATACGCCAATTACAAGTGCGGTGATAAGGCTCCCTTTCGCAAAAGGAGTAATACATAGCGTCGATTATGAGACTTTTTTTGCAGAGCGCGGCGTGCGGTTCATTACAGATATCTGGGGTGTGCAGCACGATGTAAGCCCGGGCGCAGAACCGCTGATGATTTTGACGGAGGGACAGTACAAGGGATACTCCTACTTCAACAAAACCGGCACGATTGCGGACTGGGAGGAGTATTGGTATCAGTTCAAGAAGTACAACCATTGTTTTGGTATTGCCAAGTGGAACTTTGATGCCGATACCGAGCCGCTTATGACGCGGGCAAACTACCAGATTTTGCAGGATTTGGACTTGTCGTATGACAAGTTCCGCTCTATCGCAGATGACAGCATCAACTGGTTTGAAAAGATCACAGACGGCGACCTGATTTATACATACTGCTTTCTTGGCATGTACGCCGATAAGCATAAGGCGTTAAACGACTACTGCGCAGCCATTCTCAAAAACCCGGAGATGATGAACGAGGACGGCGTGCGGAACTACATTGTGAATTTGCTTGGAAAATACCGCGATGATATGAAGTGTGGCAAATTGTGGACTAAATCCACCTTCAAAACATTAACTCCTGATTTGATTATGCTGATGGAACACATCGGCGGGTTGCCCTTAAAGGGAGCGTTGGAGGCGGATGAATTCTTCTGCTTTGACAGAACAGGAACCATGCTTGGTGAGCGGTTGTTAGAGCGGAACCCGCATATTTGCAAGAGTGAACATGTTATTTTAAAGGGAACAACGAACGAACTTCTGGAGAAGTATTGTGGACATTTGGTCAACACGGCGATTGTAAACTGCAAAAGTATCACGCCGCAGCGATTAAATGGCGCGGATTATGACGGTGATCTTACATTGATTGTTAATGACCCTGTAATTATGAGCGGTGTTGATCGCAACGCTTCTGTAGTCATTGATGTTGAGGACAAGGTCACTGCATTGAAGGAAGAATACAGCATCCAGAATAGAACAAACTGTATTATTCGTAGCTTGCGCAGCTCCATTGGAGAAATAAGCAACTATGCGAGTGCATACCACAATAAAGCGCCAAAAACGCAGGAGCAGAAAAAGCGATACGAAGGGTATGTTGATCTGCTGTCTGTGGTCAACGGTAAACAGCCTTGCCGTTGTAAAACCGTGTGAACGCCTTACCAGCGGTGTCGTCTTTATGGCGGCTAACGGTGAAACTCTCTTAGGTAGGAGACAATACCGTGCCAAGCCTCGTAAGAGGAAGGCGTAACGACTAATAGTGATGAATGTAGCTATGTAGGCCGGAGTTAGTAGCCCGGTCGAAGCGCACGGCCGCAGAAATGCGGAAGAGATAGTCTAGTCCCTATGGTGACATAGAGTAGTAACGAAAGCCATCAAAGTCGGTGGCGCTGTACGGTGACGTTCAGTGTAAAAGCTGGTGAACCTGCAAGAGTAGGGTGTCTGTTATACGCTTAGGAGCCGCAGGAAATGGCGGTCAGATAACAGGCTGACAGGGAAGGTCAAATGAATAATCCTGTGCCAAGCCCCACAACAGGGGAAGGTTAAGAGACTATCCCGCAAGGGAGTACACGTTCTGGTGAAAATCCGGCGTGGAAGTGCCAGCCTCTCATAGTCCCACAGCTGTGAGATGATGATATAGTCCAAAAGCAGAAATGCGATTTTGCCAAGACGGGAGTGCTTTACCCAGTGCCCCGCAATATTGCGAAATACGGTCGTCCGCTACCGTATTTTATGAAGTACGCAAGCCCGTACTACAAGCGGATGAAAAAGCTGAGTTGTGCCCACTCCAACATGAACATGCTGTGCTTTGAGCTTGAGCGCTGGGAAAATACGATCCGCAAACGGCGTATGAAAAAGTTTGACTGGAGGATTATGTTTGATGAAGAGATCGGGTATAACCAGGAACACTTTGACGCTATTGAGTTGATATTTTGCGAATTTTACAAGCTGTGCAAGGATTTGGCGGAGCTGAATCACCAGTGCAGACACTACGAAACGTACAAAGACATTTTAAGAGAACAGAACATTACGAAAGAGATCGCTACGAATTTTGAGGTAAACTGGCAGTATTACTACAACATTTACCGCAGCCGGTGTCAGCAGATCGTTCCGGATGTGCGTGAGCTTGCAAACATCTGTGTGGTGTTATGCTATGACAAGTATAAGAGCCGCAACAAAAAGTTCATGTGGCAGATGGCCGGTAAGGGTGTAGTAGAGAACATCAAACAGGTAAACATCTGCCTTCCGCAGGAGTGCGATGACGGCGAGTACGAGTACCTTGGAAAGCGTTATACGCTGGCCCCTGTAGAAAGCGACATCCCGGTAGAGTATATCGATGCAGAGCTTGTGCCGGGAGGTGACTGCGATGTTCTATGATTTTTACTGCAACGAGAAGATGCTGCTTGATAATTACAAGAAGAATGATTTGGGAAACCGTGCGTTGAAGCGTGTGATTGGGCGCAGCGGAATGACGCCTGACAAATGTGCTGATATGTACCTTACGATGTTTGACAACAGTTTGAATTTGAACTACGACAGATATGACCTTGTAAGACATTTTGAGACCTGTGGAACGAAGACATGTGAGTTATTACAGATTGACAGTATAAAAGTATATAAACAAGACCTTGAATGGATCATGACACAAATTGAGACACACAATCTGAAGCAGAAAGAGCAACTTTGCCTGTTTGGCGTTGTGATGATGTGTAGGATTTTACATATGGACACGATAGATTTGACGACCGAGTTTAAGATCAAGCGGTTTTGCAGCTGTTTTGAATCACACCTGCATGATGTAACCATCAGAAAGGGAAAGTGGTACGAGACTTATCACGCGCCGATAGGAATGGAGACGGTGAGCGACGAGTACGGCATCCTGCTACGGACGGACAGCGAACATACCGCGAAGAAGGTTGGCTGTTATTATACCTACGAGAATTATGATTTGAAAAATAATGAAGTTGTATATGAGATGGTTGTTACGCCGGACACAAATCGACTGAACCTGTATGCGTTGTATCAAACGGTGGGGTTGAAAAACATACGGTTCTGCGTGAGCTGCGGCTGCGCGTTTACGGCAAGAGGTAACATGACAAAGTATTGTGATAATTGCGCCAAAATCATAAAAAGAGAACAGACAAGAGAAAGAGTACGCAAATACAGACAGCGGCATTCTACGATGTAACGCTTTTAAAATAAGGCGGTTTACAACGATTAAGGACTGTTGACTTTATCCCGCCCAGGGCTTCGGCTTTGGGCGGGCTTTTGTTTTGTCCGATTTTAAAAGGTTTTATAAGGAGCGATGTTTGTATGATTACTATTTCTAAGGCAGAGGCCAAGATGATCCGTGAGAAGTTCCCCCGTGCGCACATGGTTACGACCGTACATAAGACCATGGTTGACGAGACCAGAGATGTGCTGAAGGCGCTTGTTAATAATGTTGACGCGCAGCAGGCACTGGAGGAGATGGAGCGGGATGAACGCCGTCGTACCGCCCGTACTTTGGGTGACGAGGTGGTTGCATGAACGATTGGCCGAAATTGAGCGGTGAGACGGACGCGCAGTATGTGTACCGTGTTTGCCGCAGCAAGGATGAAATTGGTACATGGACTGATGTTGCAAATATTATCAACACAACGCTTGGCTGGGATAAGGGCGAGTGCGCTTACCGCAAGACGTGGAAAGCATATCAGGATCTGCAGCAGGTGAGCGATATTGAGAACGGTGATACACAGGCCATGATCGACGAACTCCAGTCAGAACGACGGGAGTTGGAAAAGGCGCGGGTTAAGATGCGTGATGAGCGCAACGAGGTCAGTCGGCTGCTTCGTGCAAAAGCGCGTGGTGAGAGTATGCGTGAGCTGATCGAGCGCCGCGTTGAGTCTTATGACCCGATGGATTATGCGCATGTGGATGTGCTGCAGTGTGTAGGACAGGGCGACTGTGACCTGATAGTCCACCTGACGGATTTGCACGCAGGGCTGCACATTGACAATTACTGCAACCGTTACAACGGCGATGTCATGATGTACCGCCTGCGCAAGTATGCAGGGAAGATTGCAGAGATCTGGCGGCGGCACAATGCTAAAAAGTGCTATGTTGTGCTTGGCGGTGACCTTGTGAACGGGGCGATCCATGTAAACAGCCGTCTGGAAAATAACGAAAATGTGATCGATCAGGTTATCAGCGCCAGTGAGGCTGTGAGCTGGTTCGTGACGGAGATGTCGAAACTCTTTTTAAGTGTAGATGTCTACAGCGTGCCGGGCAACCACAGCCGGGTGTTCCCCAACAAGGAAGACAACGAGCACGGCGAGTATCTGGATCGGCTTGTGACTTATTATCTGCAGGCAAAATGTGCGCAGATTAACAACATCCATGTCTATGATACAGATCTTGACGAGTCGATGGTTCGCTTTGCTGTTCGCGGTGCGAATGTGTTTGCTGTGCATGGAGACAAGGATACTCCTGCAGGAGTAGTGAACAGCCTGACCATGATGACTGCCATGAAGCCAGACATCGTTTTGATGGGACACAGACATACCAATGGCCTGACTACCGTGTACGACACGAAGGTCTACGAGAGCGGTTGCGTGGATGGCCCTGACAATTATTGTATGGATAAGCGATTGAAGAATAAACCGGAGCAGACAGTTTTGGTCGTCAATGACCTAGGGCTGGACTGCGCCTATGATGTAAAGCTGGACTAACCCAGCTGGCGAATTTTAAGGGAAGGGAAGTGAGTTTTTGGAGGTGACTGTTAAGAAACAGCCCGAGTTTTTTTGCAGCTATTCCAGCCGCCTGACAAACTTTTTGAAGGCGTATGGACTTAGCTACGAGAAGCGCGAGGTGAACGATATTACCGGCGCACCGTTTTGTGTGTTTAAGCGGACACCGAAGCTGCTGGCGATTGTGAACTATTGGAGTAACGGCGGTCGTAATCAGTTTGCTGATTTTGACGAGGACGGTAACCCAACAGAAAACAAGGTGGGTGATCCGTAATGGGACGACCCAAAGGCGCTAAAAATAAAGCGACGATTTTACGAGAGCACGCAGAGGCGCAGGCGCGGATCCAGCGTATTATGGCGGAGGAGGACCAGCCGGAAGTGTTTTTCTGTGTGACGTGTCATAAGAAATTTACACGCCAAAAGGATAACTTTTATCCGAGCCAAAGTCAGCTGTGGGCAGGGAATAATCACTTTATGCCGAGCTGCAAGAATTGTGTTGATAAGTTGTACGACCATTATTGCAAAACGCTTGGCAATGAAGAGGATGCTGCAAAGCGCGTTTGTATGCGGTTTGATATGTATTACAACGACAAAATTTTCAGATCTACGGCAAATCGTGCAGCGAATCTTACCCGCATGGCTGCATGGGTCAAGCAGCTGAACATTGTACAGTATCGTAACAAGACCTTTGACGATTACCTGGAAGAAGTTAATGGCCGCATCATCAATGAGGTTGATGATAACTCCCAAGCCGTAGATGCCAAGGGGCGTGTCAGCCAGCGTATGCTTGATTTTTGGGGAACATCCATGAAGGACCAGGAGTATTTGTTCCTGGATAGAGAGTACAAAGATTGGACAACGCGGTACGAGTGCAAGACAAAAGCGCAGGAGGTGCTGTTCAAGAATATCTGCATTGGTGAGCTTGCCTGTGAGCGTGCGGCCAAGAGTGGCGATGTCAAGGACATTAAAACGGCCAATGACAATCTGCAGAGCTTGCTTGGCTCAGCCAATATCAAGCCCAACCAGACAAATGACAACGCGCTGGCCGAGGCAAACACCTTTGGCACGCTGATTGAAAAATGGGAGAGGACAGATCCGATCCCGGAGCCTGACCCGGCGTGGAAGGACGTGGACGGTATAGGACACTACTTCCGGGTTTGGGTGCTTGGCACCTTGTGCGAACTGTTTAAGCTGAAGAACCCTTATAAAGAGGAATATGACGCTGAAATGGAACGGTATACCGCGCACAAACCTGAATATTACATGAACGACGATGGGCCTGATGAGGCCGCCGAAGCTGCAAAGTGAGGTGGTAGGTCATGGCTCAGAAAAGAACTGCAGAAGAAGTTGCAAATGACAAGGCTGCGCAAATCATGAACGCGGTGGCTAAGTGGTGCTCTTTTTACAGGGCTAACCCGCACCGATTCTGCAAGGACTATTTAAACTTAGAGTTACATCCGTTCCAGGTCGTCTTGCTTTTTATGATGAATCTGGCGACAAATTTCTGCTTCATTGGAAGTCGTGGTCGATTTAGGCCCACAGGCGGAGAGATCTGCTTGATCGCATCGGGCAAAATCGGTAAAGGCTGATAATGCTGATACCGAGATAACTGTACCTTTAATAAAGTGCAGTATTGTAACGCATAGGCAGTGAACCTATCATAGATAGAATATAATCTGCCCACGAGTGTCCGACATCCTACATGGATGAAAATGTATGCTGACCTTATGGGAAACCATAAGAACTGCCGGATAAAAAGCCGGTAGGATAACAATGTGCTAGGAAAGACTTTCCTGACAGCAGTATTCATCGTTTATAAGGCGATTCTTTATCCGCACAGCAAAATAGTGGTTTGCGCAAAGGTTCGAAGTCAAGGTGCGCAGGTTCTTGAAAAGATAACAAAGGAACTTATGCCGATGTCACCATTGTTGCGCAGTGAGATAAAAGATGTTGTCATTAACCAGAGTAAGGCGGAAATCACGTTTCGCAACGGTAGCTTTATTGAAGTTGTTACGGCTAGTGACACTTCCCGCGGACATCGTGCTACGATTCTGGTTTGCGACGAGTTCCGTATGATCGACAAGGATGTCATTGATCTGGTCCTGCGTCGTTTCCTGACGGTTGCACGCCAGCCTGGTTATTTACGGAAGAAGCAGTACAAACATTTGCTGGAGCGACCTATTGAAATGTACTTGAGTTCAGCATGGTTTCAATCTCATTGGTCGTGGCAGCTGTGCCAGGACTATTTCTATAATATGTACGCCACAGACAAAAAATATTTCTGCTTCCGGTTCCCGTATCAGATGCCCGTGAAAGAGGGTATGTTGTCGTTGGAGCAGGTTGAGGATGAAATGTCCGAATCTTCGTTCAGCGACATTAAGTTTCGTATGGAGATGGAAGCCATGTTTATCGGCGTGACTGATGGCGGGCTGTTCAGCTTTGAAGATATCAATAAAGTACGCAATCTGAAGCAGGCATTTTATGCGCCGGGCACTATCTTGGCAGGCAGATCCATTGAACCGACCAAGAAGAAGCCTGGGGAGAAGCGTATTTTGACGGTAGATATTGCTCTGATGAGTTCTAAACACAGCGATAACGACGCAACGAGTATTTTCTTAAACAACATGATACCGAGCAACAGTGGACGATATACCAGCAACATGGTATATACGGAAAACTGTGAAGGTATCATCACACAGGACCTTGTGTTAAAACTGCGCCGCTATTTTAAATGGTTTGACTGCGACTATATCGGTATTGACGCCAAGGGCCTTGGTGCCCCCATTATGGACTTACTGATGCATGAGTGTTATGACCCAGAGAGCGGAGAGATATTCCCGCCACTGAACTGCTGCAATAACGCTGATTTCCAGGACAGATGCCCAGATAAGACCGCGCCCAAGGTAATTTGGGCCATTATGGGCAGCGCACAGTTCAACAACGATGTGACGATTGCACTGCGAAGCGGTATTCAGCAGGGGCGTATCCGGTTCCTTGATTCCGAATACGATTGCGAGGAACTGCTGCGTGCGCAGTTCAAGGGCTATGACAAGATGACACCGACAGAGCGTACTGCTTTACAACTGCCGTTTATCAATACAGGGCTGATGGTCAACGAGTTGGTCAACCTTGATTATGAGGCGACCAACAACCTGATCCGTGTACATGAAAAGCCAGGCGCACGCAAGGACCGTTACAGTTCGGTTAGTTATAACTACTACATAGCAATGCAGGTTGAGCGCAGCATGGCAAAGAATTACGCTAAGACAAAGAAAATTGAAATAAACTTTAGGGCACCTGCCAGAAGGAGGGGTACATTTGACTATTGATTCAACGCAGAAAAAAGTGGCCGTGATGACCCCGGATGGCAAGCGCGACTATGTATCTATGACGGAGTTTATGGACAAGCTCCGCTATGCAAATATTTCACAAATCAAAGTCCGAGACCTTGAAAACAACAAGGATTACGCACCTACGTACCGTAAGTACACAAAATCCCAGATCGTGACTTATCTTGGCAACCCGGCGAACTACGAAACGCAGCTACGCCAGATGAGCCAGTACCTTTATAATATATCGAACTATTACCGCAGACTCATCCAGTATTTTGCGAGTATGTCTACATTTAGCTATATTGTTGTGCCGTATGGCGTTGACAGGACTAAGAGCGTAAACCTGAACAAGTTCAAGAAGGGGTACTATGCAGTCATCAATGAGCTGGAGAAAATGAATATCCGACACGAGTTTACGCGAGCGCTGACGGTGGCATTTCGTGATGATGTGTACTACGGTTATGCGTGGGAAACGAATGACAGCTATACATTCCAGCAGCTGGATCCGGACTATTGCAAGATTTCCAGCATTGAGGACGGCGTGTATAATTTTGCCTTTAACTTTAGTTATTTTGATGCGAACAGTGAACGGCTGCCGAATTTCCCGCCGGAATTCACGACGATGTACAATGCATACGTAAAAGATTCCAGCTTGAAATGGCAGGAATTGAGCAGTGACAACACCGTTTGTATCAAAATTAACGAGCAGACGCATATTCCAATCCCGCCGTTTGTGAGCCTGTTCAGCGCATTGGCAGATATTGAGGACTACCGCGCTATCAGCAAAAATGCAAGCGAGGTCAACAATTACAAGGCTCTGGCCCTGGAGATACCAACCGGCGATGATGGCACATTCCTGATCGATTATGACCTGTGCAGGGACTTCTACGACATGCTGTGTAATGTTCTGCCGGAAAATATTGGTGCGTTTATGTCACCCATGAAGGTTTCCAGCTGGAATTTTGAAAAGAGCGGCGCTGTGAGTGGCAGCGATGATGTAGAAAAGGCTGAGGCGTCCATGTGGACACAGGCCGGTGTCAACAGTATTTTGTTTGGCGGCGGTGATAAAGACTCGGCTACATCGGTCAAATGGTCAACTATCAACGACCAGATGATTGTATTTACGGTGATGCGCCAAATTGAGCGTTGGATCAACCGCAAATTAAAGAGTGTTTCGACGGCATATAAGTTCAAAGTGAATATTTTGGATGTTACATATTTTAACCGGCAGGAGATGCATGACCAGTTCGTGAAGGACGGTCAGTATGGCTTACCGGTGCGCAGTGCTATTATGGCCACCAATGGTTACAGCCCCAGTGATATGGAAAACATGCTGTACCTTGAGAATGAAATGCTTGGCCTTGATAAGCTGGAAATTCCGCTTAAAAGCTCTAACACACAGGGCAAAGACTCTGATGATGAGGGCGGCAGACCCACAAATGCCAGCAAGGGCAAAGACCTGAGCGATGCAGGCGAGGTTACGGCTGAGCATGACAGCAATGCAAATTCTGCGGGGTGATGATATATGAAAGAGGTAAAGATACGCGGGCGTGAACTGGCGGTTCATCTGAGCCTGAGCAAAGCCGTGCTGCTGCGCAAGGAAAAGGATTGCAGCGGGCACACCGTGTATGTGTATGCTTTATCTGACGAGGAAATTGCCGCGCTGAAGGAATATGTAAAAGAAAAGCAAAAACGAAACTACTACTGATTGCCTGTGCTTGTCGCGGGCATCTTTTTGATTTGCGGGGTGTGCGATATGGGAAATCTACTGAATCGCCTGCCTGTCACCTTTGAGAAAACAGGAGAAGTCAACGGTAAAGATACGCGATTTATCAATGTAACGATTGATGTTTTGCACACCGGCGACAACCTGAATGGTTCCACTTTCTCAAAAGAGGTGGTGGACACGGCACTGGAAAGCATTAAAAACACGCCGATTCTTGGATATATTGAGGAAAGCAAGGCAGGCGACCTTGATTTTAAGGGGCACGAGCACGAGCTGAAAATTGACGAGGACGGCATTCAATATGTGTACTCCGGCAGCGCCTATGGCGTGATTCCGGAGAGTTGTAATGCCCGGTGGGTGAGCCGGGATGACGGAACAGGAACGATGCGTGATTATCTGCGTGTAGATGGTCTGCTGTGGACCAAGTTCGATGATTCCTGTGAGATCTTTGAGCGTGATGGCGTAAAGGCGCAGAGCATGGAGATTACGGCGCTGGAGGGAGATGTAGATGACCGCGGCTATTATGTCGTGAAAAATTTTGCATTTGATGGTTGCTGCATTCTGTCTACGACTGATCCACGCATTAAACCGGCGATGGTCGGCAGCGATGTAGTGGCAAATTTCAGCGCTGCTACGCTGGCAAGCCAGATCAAAGAAAAGCTGGACGAATACACAGCACTACAAGGTTCTCAATCCTCCAAGGAGGCTGAGATAGATAACTTTGCGAAAGGAGAAGGTGTTTTGGAGAAGAAAAATGAGATTCTTGCATCCTACGGCATCGATGCTTCTACGCTGGATTTCTCTTTGGAGGAAATTACCATTGAGGAGCTGGAAGAGAAGTGCAAGGAGATGTCTGCGGCTGCAGCAGAACCGAAAAACGAGCCTGAAGCCGCGCCTGCACAGGAACCTGCGGAACAGTTTACCCTGACGGACAACCAGCGCATGCAGGAAATTAGCGACGCTGTTTCCGGCGAGAAGTACATTGACCGCTGGGGCGATGAGTGCAGACGCTACTGGCTGCAGGACGTGCAGGAGAATCGTGCGATCGTGATTGATACGCAGGACTGGAAGACTTATGCGCTGCCGTTTGCCATGGAAGGCGACAATGTCAAGGTTGACTTTGAAGGCAAAAAGCGCGTGAAGGTCGTGTACGTGGACTGGGAGGATGGCACTGCCGAGCCTGAGCTGCCTATCCTGTATGAGGCACTGTGCGAAAAGATCGATGCCGCAAAGGGAGAGGCCAAAAAGAGCGCAGATCAGTATACCGAAATCAAGACACAGTACGACGAGATGCAGCCCAAGTATGATGCTTATGTTGCTGCTGAGGCCAAGGCTAAGAAGGCTGAGGAGAACGAGAAGCGCGAAAAGCTGTTTGCCATTATGGACAAGCAGCTGGACGGTGTCGATGAGTACGCCGAGCTGAAGAAGAATGAGGATATGGAGTTTACTGCCCTGCAGGATGAATGCTACAAGCTGCTGGGTAAGAAGGCTACTGCCGAGTTCAGTTATGTTGCACCCAAAGAGAAAAAGGGTGAGATCGAAAAAGCACGCTTTGGCGTGAGCGGGGTCCAGATGCAGTCCGTCTCGGACAAATACGGTGACCTGTTTGAACGCTACAAATAATACGATAAACGGAGGAATTTAACTATGGCTAATGAAAAGCATGCTGTTGTGCGTCTGGATCTTATGTCCGGCACTACTGATGGCTCTCTGCTGAAGAGTGTCAAGGTTTACAAGAATGACAACCCTGTTGCGATCGACAATGCGCAGCTGGTTGTTCTGGGCGAGCGCGAGGGTCGTGAGGTCTATAAGGCAACTGCCCCCACTGCTGAGTCCAAGCCGAAGGATCTGGTCCTGATTGCCAGCGAGGAGCTGTTCTATGATGAGACCCGCACCCACTATCTGACTGAGTGGGTCAATGAGGCTGGCAAGCCCTGCCGCGGCTATGTGCTGCACAACGGCGACGATTTCAGCGCTACTGCTGAGGCTTTCGACAAGGCTCCTGAGAAGGGCAAGTTTGTTGGCTTCGCCGCTGATTCTACCAAGATTGCCGTTCAGGAGGCTGCTGACGACAAGACCTTTGGTAAGATCGAGAGCGTCGAGAAGACTGGCTGGGGCAACGGTGCCTACGAGTATTTCGAGATCCGTGTTTCTTTCTAATCACGGGTTAGGAATAACTAATACATGACATTTACGCGCCGTCCATTTTGTTTGGGCGGCGCTTTCCATTTAGGAGGGTTTTACTATGGAGATTGATAACAAGCTCATCAACCTTGCAGTCGATAGCTATTTTGGCCGACTGGGCAAGGAATACAGCGTTGCTGACAGCCAGGAAGTTCTGCGCAAGGCTCTGCTGGAGGCCAACAACGGCAAGTCCACCATCGACCTGAAGGCAATTCGCGATGGCAAGTGCAGCAACCTGTTCAGCATCATCGAGGTCGTCGTTGAGAAGGTCAGCGAGGAGGGCCTGAAGGGCGACGAGTTCTTCACCAAGTTTATTGAGGATCGCAATCTGGCACTGGGCGACAGCAATATCTTCCACACGAAGAAGGATTGCCTGCTGACCGTTGCTGACGTTGCCGAGGGTACGCAGGGCATTCGCCGTCAGCGCCTTGAGAGTGGTTCTGATGTCATGATCGCCACCCAGCTGCAGGCTATCAAGGTTTTCGAGGAAATCAACCGCGTACTGGCTGGCCGTGTTGACTTCAATGACCTGATCCGTCTGTGCTCTCAGAGCTTTACCCGCCATGACCTGGACGGTGCTTATGCCGCTTTCGGCAGCATGGTTACTGGCCTGCAGGCCCCGTACATGCAGACCGGCACGATGGATGCTGACAAGCTGCTGGATCTGGTCGAGCATGTTGAGGCTTCTACCGGTGAGTCCGCTATGATTATCGGCACCAAGAAGGCGCTGCGCAAGATCCCTGACATTGATGGTTCTGATAGCCGCAAGGAGAGCCTGTATGCTATGGGCTATGCTGGCAAGCTGGCTGGCACCCCGCTGATTTCTATGAAGCAGCGTCACGAGATCGGCTCTACCAAGTTCATCCTGCCTGACGACACCCTGTATGTTGTTGCTGGCGACACCAAGCCCATCAAGCGTGTTACTGAGGGCAGCGTTACCATGCTGCAGGGCGATCCGATGAAGAATGCCGACCTGAGCCAGGAGTTCCTGCTGATGAAGCGCACCGGCATTGGCATTATCATGGATCGTGACTTTGGCGCTTATAAGTTCTCTTAATAGATAGAGGATCTGATATAAACCGGCCGGGCAACTGGCCGGAATTTTTAATGTGAATATTTGGAGGTATTGTTTTGGCAGTTAAAAAGATTACGAATAGCACTATGGTCGAATGCAAAAACGGTGTACATGGCCCCCTGATCTATATTTCCAGCCGCACGGCAGGATATATGATCGAGTGGGAGGAGTTTGGCGAGGTTCAGGAGATCGAGTATGGCGAGCTGGTTGCCATGCGCGGTTCACAGCCGCGCTTCTTCCGCGACAACTGGATCCTTATCGAGGATGCAGAGGTCCTGAAGGCGCTTGGTGTTGCACAGCATTACCGCAATGCCCTCACGACAGAAAACTTTGATGATGTGTTCAGCTGGGATGCTGCAAAGATCCGCAGCGATGTGGCGAAAATGAGCGGCGGCATGAAGGATTCTATCCGCATGAGAGCAAAAGAGCTTATCAAGGAAGACAAGATCGACAGCCGCAATGTCATCAAGGCACTGAATGAGGTCCTGAACTGCGACCTTGAGGAAGAGGTGCAGCTCGACACCAAAAAGCCCGCAAAGAAAACCGTGGAAGTGACGACCATTAAGTAACGGAGGTGTGACCTATGGGCACCAAATACGAGGAAATTTTTGAGCGTTATCGTGCCCGGGTTCGCAACTACGAATTCTTGGACTTTGACGCAATCACGCGGTTGGAATACCAGAAAGATTTGCTGACGCTGGCGATTGGCGATTTTGAGGAAATTTGCAAGCAGGATTTGACGGACAGGGAAGACGATATCCTGGCGTTTAATATCACACTGACAAATCGTGAGAAGGATATTTTGGCACTGGGAATGGTACTTCATTTCGTTGAACCATTTGTGTACAACACGGATGCCCTGCAGAATGCTTTGAACACCAAGGATTTCAGCTTATACAGCCCGGCGAACCTGCTGGAGAAAATGACAGATTTGATGACTACGACGGAGCACCGCCTGCGTGGCGAGATCAACCTGTATTCCTTTAGAAACGGTGAGATTGCCGGACTGACACAGTGAGGTGGTACACATGAACTATGACATGTATGCCGCCATGTTGGGCAGACCCGGTACGAGCCGCCGTGATCGTATTATTCAAAAATCAAAGCACGACACGCTCAAAATGGGGCCAGACTCGCCAGCATACAAAGAGGTGGAGATTGACGGAATCAAGCACCATATGGAGATTATCTCCAGCACGGTAACGAACCAGAAGGTCATTAGGACCATGCCGGGTGATGATTTTGAGATTGGGCACATTATGCTGTGGAGTAAGAGCCATTGGCTGATTACGGAGCGTGATGCTGATGATGAGATTACGGTGCGCGGCAAAATTGAGCTGTGTAACCGCAGCGTTCAGTGGCAGGATGATGAGATCGGCGAGATCGTGACCCGCTGGGCCGTTGTGGATAAGCCGTATTTCTCGAACCTTTCTGAGAATAAGCTGATGACACTTTCCAGCCGTGAGTTCCAGGTAAAGATACCTTACGATGAGGAATCTGCACTTTTGGACGTAGATAAGCGGCTTATGCTGGAAGAAATCAACGGTCAGCCAAAGACATACCGTATTACCTGTGTGGATGGTATGACAGAGCGCTATGATCGCGATAACCAGCAGACTGGTTTCTTGGTGCTGAACCTTGAACAAGACCAGTACAACCCAGACACAGATAATGGCGACAAGATGCTTTGTGACTATGATGACCCGAAAAAAGTACCGGACACAGGCGATGTGGCTATCAAATACACAGGGGATGCAAAAGTGCGCATTTGTGGGCGTGGTAAGGTGTTCCACGCGACACGCGACGGAAAGCCTTATGCCGGATGTGTTTGGACCATTCAGCCCGACAAGAGCACGTTAAATGAAAAGGTATATTTTGCCAATTCGACGATGTGGGACCGCGTGGATGGAGACAGCTGCCGTGTATCTGCTGTTGATGATAAGACCTTGAATGGGCACACAGTTACACTTACGGTGCAAGCACCTGACGGGAATAGCCAGGACAGCGTGGTAATAAAGGTGGTGGACGCATGAATTTGAACGAACTTGGTGCGTATAAGCACAAAGTAGCGTCGATTTTTGCAGATGATCCCGATATTATCGACGTGTTACTTGGCCCTGTGGATGAGGATGCTGATACCGATGAAATGCTGTTAGGCAACGACCCGGACTCTTGCGGCCATATTTTTGAGTACGAGTATGTTGACGACACTAACGAAACAACTGATACGTACCTGTGCATGGAGACTGTGGTTGCAAAAGCGCCCACAACAACTGCATACCGGGTATACCTGTACATATTTGCGTATTGCCACAAAAAAATTATGCAGAGCTATAAACGAGAGGGGACGGTTGGCACCAGAGTGGATATACTGGCTGCCGACGTGGATAAGCTGTTGAACGGAAGTAAAGATTTTGGCATTGGTAAGCTGAACCTTGTCAGTGATGATGTTTACAAACCAAACAACAAATATTACGGACGCTGCATTTGCTATGAGGCTGTGGATTTTAACCGGAGGAATGGCAAATGAAAGTACCCTACTTTGAGCTTTTGAACCCAATCGGATTCCAGGTGGAGACGGTTGGGCGCATCCATTCTCCGCACCTTCGAGACATCTGCATAAAGGGGTATAACACTTACCAATACGCATTATCGCTGTTGTTGATGACACCAAAGGATTTTGTAGAGCGCTTGAAATTGTTGCTGAAACACGGCGGGCAGGAAATGCCAAATATCACGCCGGAAGAAATTGACCAGTTGGACATTTTTACACTACTGACATTGGAAGAAGGAACCAGAACCGATGTGATTTCGGCTCTGGGCTTTTTTATTTCAGAGCCAGTGGAGTATGAGCCAACGCACCAGTGTTTTCTTGTGAACCCGGCAAAAGATGAAGCCGGGGCTTTTACAGTGGATGGTGTTATAAATGCCAAAAACTGGACGCTGGTATGTGATGTTTGTTTGCAGTGTGCTTACATAGACCCGCCGAAAGAAAAGAAAGAACACAAGTACAAGGACGAGAGAACGCGCAAAAAGTTTGAAGAATTCTACCGCAAGAAAGCAGAGTACGAAAAAAACCAGCGCGGCGGCAAGAAGGCTGACCCGGACTATGAGCTTGCGAATATTATTTCGGCTTTGGCGACGTATCACGACAGTTTGAATATGGCTAACATCTGGGATTTGACGGTGTACCAGGTGCATGACACTTTTAACCGTCAACGAATCAAACAAGTCAACGACATTTCTGATTTTAACTACAGCGTGTGGGGTGGGAAGGACCACCAGATAGACAGCTGGTTTAAGAAAATGTCGTGATGGATAAAAACAAACAAATTAAACAGGAGGCTACTACTATGGCTATGAATCCTAATATGGCTAACCGTGAGGTCATGAACCTCGTTCTGCTGGACTACAAGACCAAGGTTCCTTACATGAAGATCGACTTCGCCAACGTTTCTACCACCAACTTCTCTGCAAACCGTGTGTATGCTAAGGGTGGCTGGGGTGCCCCGAACCGCGTTGGCTTTGATGGCGAGCGTACCGGCACGCTGCAGATCGATACCCAGATCATGCCCGCCAAGCTGTTTGCTCTGCTGTCCGGTAAGGACATTGCCAAGACTGCTACCGTGCTGAAGCGCGAGGAGCTGACTGGTACTGCCGATGGCATTACGCTGTCCGAGACCCCCAAGACCGGCACTGTTCAGGTCTTTGCTGCCGGTGACGACTGCGGCACCCCGATCTCTGATATCAATGTTGCCGAGAAGAAGGTTACTGCTACCGGCATTACCGAGAGCAAGAACTATGTTGTTTACTACTACCTGGAGAAGGCCAAGGGCGTGCAGAGCATTAAGTTCGACGCTGACACCTTCCCGAAGGCTTTTGAGATCCGCGGCGAGATGCCCTTCAAGACCGAGGACGAGGAGGAGGTCATGTGCGATCTGGCCTACTACAAGGCACAGCCGCAGGCTACCTTTAACCTGGCGTTCCAGAACACTGGCGATCCGACCACTGTATCCATCACCTTTGACTGCTACGCCAACCAGGACGGCGACATCTATGAGATGACCTTTGAGGACGGCACCGGCGAGGAGTAATTTCCTTGACCGATTAAGAAAACCCAATAAGCAGGGGAGCTGAAAGGCTCCCCTGTTTATTTTTAGATTTGGAGATGAGAAGAATGGACGAAGTAAAGTTTGTTGAGGCCACTGCGGCTGAGGCTGCTGCTGTGGCAGTACCCAAACGCAAAAGCAAGAAGGCTAAGATTGAGCCTGTTGCCGTCGATAGTTTTGATGTTGAACCGGTCAATGCCCCGGTTGTGAGACTGCCTGAAATGAAGTGCGGTGTAGTCGTGTACCACAACGAGCATACCGGAGCGCTTGGTTTTGAGTATGAAGGCCGAGGCTATCAGATCCCCGATGATGGGCTGAACTACAATGTCGGCGATCCGATCGACTTCATGATCGTTGACGGGAAGGTCATTCTCGGTGTGGTCTAAGTATCATGTGTCTGCCCGGGAGGACCGAACTTACGATGGTATCGTGTTTGACTCTAAGGCGGAAATGGAATATTACCGGGAAGTTGTGTTGCCGCTGGCTGCGGCGGGGGAGATAGTGCAGTATGAGCTGCAAAAGTCGTTTGTGCTGCAGCCAGGGTTCCGGCACGATGGAAAAGCTGTGCGTGCAATTACTTATGTGTGCGATTTCTACCTTATTTATAAGGATGGGCGCAGCGAAGTGATTGATGTGAAGGGCATGGCAACACCGGAGGCCAAATTGAAGCGCAAGATGTTTTTGTATAAGTACCCGGAGGAGAATTTGCTCTGGGTTAAGAAAAGCGGAAAGCACTGGAAAGAGTGCTGATTGAAGGGAGTTTGTTATATGGAAATCAAGAAGAATATCACCGTGCAGGAGCGCGTGGACTTTGTGAATTTTGTTGTGGCCAGCTGCGAGGTGGAGAACCGCCATGTTCCGGCACTGTTTGATTATGCATGGCGTGCTGGCGTTGTAAAGTATTTTGCACCGGAGGCATGGGAGAAGATTGGCAATGACCAGGATGACATTTGTGATTTTGTGTACAGCCGTGATGGCATTGAAGTTGTAGAGCACCCGGACATTGCCGAGGTCACCGCTGGCCTGTATGAGGCTTGCCAGGAGGAGATCAAGAACCGCCGCGAGGAGTTTATGGAAGTTTACCGCAATGTGGCGCATCCTGATCCGCTTGACCGTGTAGCTGAGGCGTTTGAGGAGATTGCCAGCGGCATCAAGAGCTTGAGTGACCCGGATATGCTGGTGGAAATTGCCAAGAAGGCGGGGTTGACGGGGAAAGAACCGGAGCGAAATGTCGACTGGAAGCCAAAAACAGATGCTGAAACTGCGGATAAAATGTTGCAGCATAAACCTATGGTTCTGGATATTGTGAAGGAGGAGTGATTGCGGGTGGCGACAGTTGACACATTGAGCCAACTTAAAGCAGAAATGCAAAAGCGCATCAATCAGTCCTTAAACGGAAATGTCCGAACGATTGTAAAAAAGTGCGTGCAGGATCATGCGCAGAATGATGTCCTGGCAACATACGAACCAAAAGAGTATAAGCGGCGAAGCACACTAGGTATTGATAGCTCCAGAAATATTGTTGGTGAGGTCAAAGATAACACCTTGACTGTAAGCGATGTTGCACAAATTGCTCCACCCATTGTAGACAGATACACACCATCTGGAGATCCAGACAATGGTTTGCCTCAGCTTATCGAACAGGGTGCATACAACTTGTTCCATAAGCCAGAAGGGACACCTTATATTGAACCGCGCCCATTTATGACCAACGCCAAGAAAGAAGTAGCCACACCGGGGGCGAAGGCTCATGACGATATTTTAAAAGCTATTAAAGACAAATTTCCGGACAACTAACATTACGGCAGGAGCTGCGGCTCTTGTCATAAGCACCTTACATATGTTGGGTGTTTATGGAAGGAGCCGGAGCCATGATAAAGGAGGAAAGTATTATGGCAGAAGATTTGAAAATCAGGGTAAAGGTAGAACCTAATACAACTGGCTTGCAGGGAAAGCTGGATGAAGCTGCAAAAAAGTACAAACTAAACATTGAGTTGTTTGATGAGAAGAGTTTGGTCTCGCAGATTTCCAATGTACAAACTAAACTTAATACACTTATAAATAATACAGCACATAAACTGACAACTTTATCAGCAAATGCTCAACAAAATACGGCCACCATAGCGGCTGGTATGAGGAGTCTTATTGATACTTATGGTGATGTTGCTGATATACAGAAAGAAATTTCTAGCAATGCCAAAGGGTTAAATTTAATTGATCAAACTAAGATTGAAGAATCAAAGTCTAAAATTGCAGAGCTAAAGAAAGAGCTTGAAGACCTTCGGAAAACACAAAAACAAGGTAACTCTTATAAATCAGACTTTGTTGGAACAGTGCTTGGCGAAGAAGGCTTTGATGCTGATGCTGTGGGGAAAAGTCTGCAAGATGTTTTGAATCGAATGAAGAATGTGGCTGGTAAAGGTGCTAACGAAATCAAGGCTGAAATAGCCAGCATTTTCAATGATTCTAGCGACATTGATAGTCTGGCACTTATGAATACCATAAATGATATTTTTTATGATATGGATGGCGAGCTGGATGATTTTAAGAAGAAGTATGGTGATGCCTACACAGAGTTATTTAAAATCAATGGTGCTATAGGTCTTGATAAAAAAGAATCTGGGTATCCTGCGAGTTTGGTCAAAACTGCGTCAAAATACGCAGACGATCTGACAAGGATTTATGAGCAAATTCAAACAAGCGTAAATAATATCTCTAAAGGCACAGAAGTAAAAACAAATTTAACCAATTTGATCGATTCGCTTCAGCAGTTTTATAAAGTCTCTGGATTTTTAAATAACGGAGAAAACTTGAGTGATAAAGAAAACGCAATAACTGCTAAGATTGATAAAGAACAGGCAAAAATTGATGCTTTATTGCAGAAATCTGGATCAAGTGCCGAAAATGCAGGCAAAGATGCTGGATCGAGATATGTAAAAGCGTTTAGCGAGGTTGTTACCAAAAATATTAACCAAGACCTTGATCTTGAATCTTTGGTTGGTAAGACATTTGATCTCAATGGTCTTCTCGAAAAAGCATTTGGTAGCGATACAAAAATTGGCGTAATCGAAAATTACAAAAAGAATTTGCAGAGTGAATTGGCTCAGATTGCATCGCAAACAGAAAAAATGTTTGATGTTGATTTGACAACTTTGGATAACGATAGCGCTAAAAATATTTCCACACTTAAAAGTAATGCTATTGCCGTTCGTACCGTGATGGATGATATCAGCAAACTGCTTGAGAGAACAAAGGGTGGTGTTGGTAACAACGAAGAGTATGAGCAGTTCAAGACCTATCTGCAGCAGTTACAGGGATATGTCTCAAATATCAAAGAAGTTTACAACTCTGTAGATAGTATAAACAGCGGCGAACTTACTATAAAAAATGATTCTGATGACAAATTGACTGAGCGTGCTTCTAAGCTCGAAGAGTCTATGCGTCGCCTGGTTCAGCTACAGCTGTCTTTAACGCTTGAAAAAGTAAAGACACTTGAGGCTGAAAACGATATTATCGGTGCAACATCTAAAAACTCAGATGCATTAAAAACTGCACTTGAAAAGCAACGAGAGATCACAAAAATGCTGAATAGCGATAGCGGAAAATCCGGCAAAACGGACAACAAACCAGACAGCAAGGCTGCAAAAGAAGCAGAAGATAGTTCTGGCAAGGCAAAAGAAAATCTGCAAGATGCTGCAGCTGCTGTAAAGGAACTGAAAACAAAAGGTCTCGACACTGTTCTGAAAACAGTCCAAAAATTTGTGGACGGTGTTTGTTCCGATCAGTCGAAGGTAAGCGCTGTCAGCGATAAGATCTCTGAGTTCAACACCAAAATGGCTGGGTTTGAATCGGCCGTTACCAATTATTGTAAGGCAATCACTGATTTGAATACCTATTTTGAGCAGAACGCCGCAATTCTATCTGCTTTAAAGGGCGCATACGACATTGATTCTGCGCAGGAAAAGAATAAGGTTAAAAAGGAAACCGAGCAGCAGACTTCTGCAAAGATCACGGCACTGCTGAACAAAGTCAATACGTCATCTGAAAAAATCGTTTCTGCGGTTAATGATGCAAGCAATGCACTTAAAGAAATTTCCACGGCATTATCTGCCGCTGCCGAGTCGGCTGGGTCTATCAATGGAGACGGGCAGATTGTACTTGGCGCGATTCAGAAACTTGACACGATTTTCCAGCAGTATTCCAAAGCGCTAAATAATGCCGGTATTTTGAACGCTGCGGACAAGCCAGCCGATGAAAAGACTGCCACGACAAAAAAGCACAAGACAAAGAAAAAGGAAACCGTAACTGAACCGACAGATACAGTCTCTGCATCTATTAAAAAGATGGAGGCCGTGTTTGATGAGTTTACGGCCGTGGCGGAAGCAACCACTGGATTTGCGGGCAAGGTAGATGCCGTTATCTCTGCTGGGGATAGTATAAAAGAGATTATCGCTAAGTTTAATTCTATCGGAGACGGATCTGCTGAGAGCGCACAGAAAACCGTAGAAGACCAGCAGGCGGCTATCCAGGAAATTTCTGCGCAGGTAAAAGCAAGTAAAACTGCGCTGGCTAAATCTGACAGTGGCATTCAGCAGGCAACGACAGCTGTGCAGGAGGCTGTTAAATCGGCAAGTAGCATTGATGCTGACGCACAGGCGCTGATTAAAGCTGGTAAGGTTCTAAGCAGTATTTTTAAAGCATATGTGAAAATTCTGGACGAGTTGCAGGATTCCGTAGACAAAGTTTCTGGCGTTGATGCAAAGACTATCACAACGTCTATGACGAAGATGAAGAACTTTGTTAAGAATGCTGCAGATGCTTATGCTGAGGCCGCAGAAAAAGCGACTTCTACTGCTAAGGTTGATAAGAAAACTGTCAAGAAAGAAAAGACAGAAAAAGCAGATGCGCAGAAAGCGGATACAAAGCCAACAGCTTCTATTGACACGGATAAACTGAATCAGGTTGCATCTGACATCAGAAGTGTAATGGCTAAGTTTAATCGTGTTGCCAAGACGACGGATACGTTTGCAGAAAATATCAACAAGTTACTTGATGCTGGTACGAAAATCAGCAAGGTAATCAAGAAGTTCAACGGTATTGACACGACTGCGGTTGAGACTGTTAAGAGCAATGTCGCTGCAAAGGCAAAGACCGGCAATACTGATTTTCTAAGCAGGCAGTTTGCTGATAAGGAAAAAACTATCGTTACTTTGAAAAGTCTGCTTGATAAGTTCAATGCGAATGTAGGTGCTGCCGGTGGGATTAGCTCTAGTAAGGCTTTTGCTGGCGACTTGCAATATATAATTGACGAGCTTGACAAGCTTGGCAGTGCGTCCGACCTTGGGAATCTGTTCAAGAGTACAGGCACAGAGTTTGATAATATCAGAAGCAAGGCATACAGCACGGGCGAGTCGTTTGATACCTTGGCCAGCATGGTTTCTTACTTCAGAAAAGCTATGGCTGAGGCGAACAGTGAAGCGACTAAATATAATGCGAACCAAGAAAAGCTTACTAACGGAAGACATCTTGTAAAAGACAGCATGAGCCTCTTGGGACAGTACAATACATATGCTGGAAATACTGGTACGACAACGGAAATGCGAACTCTTGCAAAAGAGATCAAGGACTTGCATGACCAGGCGGTAGATGCGAATATCGACTTCATCAACGACAAGAGTGAGGAAAATCTTAGAACTTATCTGGGACTTATAGATAAGCTTTCTCAGAAGATGGATCTACTTAAAGCAAAAATGCGGTCGTTTAGTTTCTCGCAGTCTGACAAAAGCACACAGCAGCTAGAGCAACAACTGGAACAGCTTAAAAACCTGCCGGGTATGCTTGAAAGAGCAGAAAGAACATTATATAAACAGGCTGGCAAGAAAGGTGCGCAAGACATCCCTGAGTTCCAACAGACGATTAGGTTTATCAATGACTTAAAAGAACAGACATTTCAGGCACTTGATTCTAATGATCAGTCCGGTCTTACAGCGCTGTTTAGTAGTATCGCTAAAGAAGCACAAGAAGCCCATATAAATGTCGAGAATCTAAACAATGTGGTTGCAGTTCTGCAGCATATGTTGAACAAGACCGGTGTTGGGATTGACATTTTCAATGGTGCAAAGTTAGATGAGCGCAATATCAATAGCTGGATGAAGAGTATTAACAATACAATTTATACAGCGCAGAGATACCTCAAAACAAATAGCAAAATCAAGCAAGACCCAGAATTATATGCGAAATTCCAGAATTTCCTGGAACCGTACAAAGAGATGGTTGATAAGGGATTGGTAACCAACGAAAACGGCCAGGAAATTGCAAATAAAATTACATCTGATTGGTCTGAGGTTAAACGCGCAATTCAGGAAGCCGGATACGAGACTGATACCTTTGGCGAGAAGATGAAAAAGCTCTTTGAGGTAAACATCAAGAGTCAGCTTGCGAACCAGATCATCAATGGCGTACAACAGGGGTTGCGACAGGTTTACCAGAACGTTGTAGACATTGATAGTGCGATGACGGAACTGAAAAAGGTCACAGATGAAAGTTCAAGCACTTATGATAAGTTCTTGAGCGAAGCAGGTGACCGAGCTAAGACTGTTGGCAGCACCGTTAGCGATATAATCAATGCAACAGCGGACTATTCTCGTTTAGGGTATAATCTTGAAGATGCTAAGACGCTGGCGGATGTGAGCGCTATCTACTATAATGTTGGCGACGATCTTGATAGTTTCAGCACCGCAACAGATAATATCGTTGGTACGATGAAAGCATTTAATATGCAGGCCGATGAAGCAATCGACCTTGTAGACAAGCTTGACAACGTATCAAATAACTATGCCGTAAGTAGCGGAGATCTGGGTGATATTTTGCAGAGATCGGCCTCTGCTATGGAAGCTGCTGGTAACACACTTGACCAGACGATCGCACTTGGCACTGCAATGAACAGCGTACTCCAATCGGCTGACACTACTGGAACAACCTTAAAAGTTTTGGCTCTGAGATTGCGCGGCGCGACCACTGAACTTGCCAGTATGGGAGAAGAAACTGATGGAGTTGCTACGAGTACATCTAAACTACGTGCTCAGATTGCAGCGCTTACAAATGTTGACGGCTCTGGTGGATTTGACATCCTTACGGATTCGGGTGCTTTCAAAAGCACATACGACATAATTCAGGGTATTGCGAAGGTATATGACCGTATGTCGGATGTTGACCAGGCGAGTCTTCTCGAACTGATTGCGGGCAAAAACAGAGCAAACGGTGTCGCTGCATTGCTGAAACAGGCGTCTCAGGCTGAAGATGTGCTTAATACTTCTCTTAACTCAAGTGGGGTAGCTTTGAAGGAAAACCAACGAGTATTGGACTCGATTGAGGGGAAAATAAAGCGTTTTCAGGCCACTTTTCAGTCATTTTCTGCTAATTTATTAGACAGTAAACTTGTTAAATGTGTTATTGATTTAGGAACGGCAGCAATGAACACTGCCGATAATTTTGTTAAAATGGGAGAGATACTGCCTACGATTGCGGCAGGAATCTCTGGTGTTGTTACAGGAATGGGCGGAACCGGTGGTATGAATATGCCCTTTTACGCAGGAAGAATAACTGCGTAGGATGCATGGTTTCGCTACGATAAATACCCAAATTGCTGGGAAGAGCTAAGAGCCGTGTGACCAAAACAGGGGAGTAATCCCATGTGATGGTGCCGAAAGGCTGAAACAACAACACGGATGCGATATGCTGAGATAAAAGCCGCCAGCATGTAGACTGACATAAAATATTAAACGTGCTGTAAGTCCGAGCACGGCCAAGAAACGGACATTGATAAGGAAGGAATTTTGTGGTATGATAAAGAAAATCAGAAAGAAATATTTAGCATGGAAAAATACAATATGGGTAAGGCTGCATTTTGACGAGTTGCTGGCCGACTATTGCAATCAAATTATTCTTGTTTCGCATTGTAAGGTAGTGGATTCAACCCCTAATTTTTGGGGAGCTGAATTTGAACATGCAGAGCAAAACATTGATGCCGGTGATATGGTATTTTTGTTGTCTGACCGGTAAAAAACGCAGAGGAGTATTTTACAATGGAGCGTTTTATACATGAATATGATAGTGTTATCATGGAGCTGATTATTGACGTGACAGTATATAAAAATGATCAGAGAAGGACAGTAAAGGCGCTCATTGACACCGGATGCAATAAAACATCTGTATCTCCAAAGCTTGCAAGAGAAATGGGACTCCGTGCCATCGCACAGAAAGATATGCGAGATATGTCAAATCACATTTATCATAGTCCGATGTACGAGGTTGCACTCACCATTGGAGATAATATTCACTTGCCCGTTGGCAAGATTGTTGAGTTCCCGTTTAAGACAGATAAGTATGATATCGTTATAGGCATGGATATTTTAAGTTTGTGCGATTTTATCGTAACAAATTGTGGTGGTCACACAAAACTCACGATAATAAGTAATTTACATTGATTTCATAAAAACATAACCGCAGTGTGGCAGCTGCGGAACACAATACAAGCCCACTGCTTTACGGCGGCGGGCTTTTAATATTTTATGTCAGTTTATATGCAGGCAGTGCTAAGTCGCGCAAACAATGCTTAATCAGCAGCCGGAGACCCGTGCAGCTTACTGCACAGATGGAGGGTGTGACCTCTGGGTTTCTGGTTCATCGACTGTATGGGTAGCCATATTCTACGGCTTAGGCCGGATGGGAGGAAAGACAGTCAGAACATCGTGGGAAAGCTACGAGAAGGTTATAAAAATTATAATAGGTAGATTGTAAGGAAAGTATTGTTAAGAGGAGGTGGATGTGGTATGATTGAAAAAATAAAAGAAGAATTTTGGCTTTGGTATAACCATTTTTGGATTGAAAAACATAAGCAGGAACTCTTTGAGCAGTATGACGGCCGTTCTGTTGCAGTGTCTCGTGGTAAGGTCGTTGCTGTCGCTGATGACATGAGAAAGTTGCCAAATTATACTGGAGACGGTACTCTTTGCTACGACGTGCCGCTTAACCTTGATAAATTGGCGGAAAAGTACGGGTTTAAACAGGGACCAGTGAAATGAACAATTTTACAGTATCGTGCAATCCTGACACACACGCTCCATATGTACAGGTAAAAGTGTCTGCTAATGATAGGGAGTATGTAGGTTGGGGCTTGATAGATACAGGGTGTGCTAAATCAGCTATGACCGTTGACGTAAAAGAATATCTCGGCCTTGCAGATTCAGAAGATACACATGAGGCATACACTGCTGGTGGTACTGTAAATGTCCCGTATTATTTTGTTGATATAACTTTAGAAAACAATGTCAAGGTGGAAAATGTTATGATTGACTTGTTTGCAAGCTACAAAAATGGCCCAAAATTTCTTATCGGAATGGATATTATATCTAAAGGAAATTTGGCAATAACAAATTATAACGGTGATATGATTATATCATTTGAAATTCCATCACGTGGAACGATTGATTTCCAGAAAATGTGAACACGAAAAATACAAGACCGCCCCACACGGAGCGGCCTTTTGTTGTTTGTGGGGCATTCAAATGAACACAAACAGTCTGTTACACACCTTGCATTGCCACACAGCACGTATACGCTTCTCTACAGGATAATGCATATATGTCAGCATTTTGGTGTCGCACACGGGGCAGTTTTTGAATTCGGTTCGCGTTACCGCGCCAGGGAAGTACGAATTAAATGGACGCGGCGGATGGTCTTTCCATGAAAATCCGACATCTAAGACATCGTGGTAATGGATTCCGGCGTAGTGTTGTTCTTGATGAGACATAGGAACACCTCGCGCAAATTTTACAAAGGAGATGGTTTTTATGAAACATGATTGTATTGAATTGTTAGAATGTAAACACTTTCCAACAAATTCGATCGATGAGTATGAGGATTGTATCAATCGTAAAGCAGCTGTATTGGTAGACAGTGCCGTTGGAACAGGAATGACGCTCGGTGATTTCTTTGCAGCAATGAACGCTCTTAATGAAGTGGCAGAAAAAGCGAAAGAACTTGTGACAAGCCAAATTATTTTGTAATTACTTTTTTGGGGTGACTCCACCGTTATATAGATTCATTGCTCTTGTGTATTCTGCCTTAATGCGAACCATAATACTGTCGTCAGTAGCATTAGGGTATTCTTTAAGGTAATGTTCGGTGCTTATCCTAGCATAAAGCAATGCCAGCTCATGGTTGGCTTGATATTCGTCCATTGGTTTTTTTTGTCCTTTCTATATGCGATGCATCCTACCACTCATACCCACAGCTGTTGCAGTGAAATTGTTGCTTGACCTTCTGCGAGAAGATGCCAAATAAGCCCACACTAGCCGCTTTGGAGAGACCGGAGATCTTCTTGGTGTTGGTGCTGCCACATGGGCACTTACTTTTCAAACGGAGAAACACCTAATTCTTCAATTTCTTCATCTGTTGGTTCTGGTTCATTAGGACATATATGACTAAAGAAATTATAAGTGCCCCATGGCTGACCTTCTTCTTCGTCTATATATCGAACTATTTCTGTTTCAAGTATTTTTATGTCAGAATTTTGTTCCTGAGCAACTTTTATGAGTGGAAGATTTATTGCTTGCTGTATACAAAGCATCCTGCTTTTTTTGCCAAATGAAAAGAAGTATACAAAACCACAGTCTTGCTGTACAAAATAAGAATTCGTAATGTCTAACTTCCCAAGTTCCGCTTCGTTTGTTTTTATAAACATTCTCGAAACGGGATTGTCATATAAGTATGAGGCAGGGTAGCGATACCAGCGACATTTACTGCGATGCGTATATACGGTAATGCTTGTCAAAAAATGAGCAGCTTGGTCAAAAAACATATTAAAGCAACCTTTCTAAGTCATGCTGGATTTTTGTTAAATCCTTGATACAATCTTCAATGGCGTAATTATTGTCAGTAGGATTTTTATAAAATGCAGCCCACTTTACAAGAAAATCATCAACATCTTTATGCTCAGATACTTTTTTCAAAGTGCTAAGTCTTTCCGAGATGGAGCACAATTTTTGAAAGAAGTTATTGATATACACATTAGCGTCTTGCATCGAGTTGCCAAGGTTTATCTGTGTCAATGCTTCCTTGATATCATCAACCACATCTCGTATTTCCGGCTCCATCCGCATAGTTTCTTTTGTAATAGCAATATTTTTGTCTACACGATTTATTTTGTGGAGGGAAGCGATAGTAAGACCGAATTCAAAACACGATATGATACTGAATAAACTAAACCCTATAAATGTATTATTCCATATGTCTATTATGAACTGTGGCATATACTTACACATCCTATTTAGCATATAAGGAGGAGTCTAATGGATTATAGCAAACCAATAAAATCATTGGCACAGGCTAATGATGTAACGGAAGAGCTTTGGAAAGAAATTGATAACTATTGTAAATCAAAGCATCCATTTGATGATCCAGAAACTTTTGAGTGCTGGGTAAAAATTGTACGACTATCTGCAAAATTGCGTGCTTATGATTTGCGGAAATTGCGTAGATTCTAATTACCACTCATACCCGCATGTTTTACATCTAAATTGGTGCTTAACTTTCTGACTGAATATTCCAAAGAGTCCTACGCTTACACCTTTAGACAGTGCGGAGATCTTTTCTGTGTTGGTGCTACCACAGGTGGGGCACTTGATTGTGGGATGGCCTGCGGCGGCACGGTCAATCTCGTCGGCCCAAGCGAGGGCGTCGGCAAGTTCCTTGCGTTTGTAGTCCAGCATTTCGTTGTAGGCTACTTTGTCAAAATCAGGATTGTTATGGTAGACATACTTTTCACGGTAGTATTCTTCAGCTTCGTCGTTCCAATCTTCGGCTGTCCCTGATGGATTTTCGTCTGCACATTTATCTACCATCGCGTTGTATTCTTCGCCAGGTATTCTCATAAGATTGTCGTGTTTACAAACTTTACATACAGGGAACTTAGAATCGTTCCAATCAATATCCATATATCCACACTTTTTGCAAATTATTCTCGCATAAAGACTGCTCATAAATAGCCCCCAGATGTTATAAATATTAACCTACATCATGATTATATCACACTATAATTTTTGATGCAACAAAAGATATTCAGTCTATTAACTAAGGGAGAAAATGAGCGAAAGACCAAGTTATCTGTTGATGTTTCTGGCCTTGAAGATTTTGTGAAAGCTATGGATGGCTTGGATAAAGATTGGAACAATACCAAAATAAACCAGCGTATTGAAGTAATTGGGCGAACCATGTCCGACTGTTCCGAACAAGCCATCCAATACGCCCGTACCATGACAAGCTCCGCTGATGGTATCGATGCCTATGTCAGGAGCCAAACCCTTGCAAATGTGGTTGGAAAGAAGTTTATCGGCGTGCTGAAGGGCATTGGCGCTGCCATGATGGATTCGCTGATTACATTTGCGGCGACGGCGGCTTTAAATTATGTCGCAGGACAAATCATAGATATTATCAATCGAGAGAAAGATTTGCGTGAAGCCGCCACAGAATCCAGCAATGCTTTAAACGACGGGAATCAGACGATAGACGGTTACATTTCTAAGATTACCACGCTTAAAGAATCCCTTGACAGTGGCACATTGAGTGAGCAGGAAGCTTATGAGGCGCGAAAACAGCTCGTTGATATCCAAGGTGAGCTTATTGACAAATACGGCGAAGAGGTGCAAGGTGTTGACCTGCTGAATGGCAGTTTGCAGACACAGATTGACCTTTTAAACCAAATGAAATCCAACGACATGCGTACATGGCTAAGCGAGAATGCAGAGGCCATTGATAATGCGCAGAACCGAATGGATGAAAGCAATAATTATCTGGTACAGCATCTTGGAACCGTAAACACAACAGACTACGATGAGTTAAGTAAAATCGCAGCCAAATATGGAGACAAAGGTGTTACGTTTGGCGCATCTACTGGTGGTTACGAGTTCAAGCTTACGGCCGACATGAGCGATGCCAAAGATGTCCTTGCAGAGCTGCAGACTGACATCACAGACAGCCAAGTTCTTAGTGAGAATACTAAGAGCATATTGGAGCGCAGTATTGGTATTTCCAGTCAAAATGTCCAGTCAGACCTCGATACAAACAAAGGACTTGTTGAGCAGGCGGCTTATTACCAGACACAAACCAATGAACATTATAAAAAGCTGTACGAAGATTTGGAAAGCGCCAACAAAACATACGCTGAAGCTATGGCAAATGGTGATAAAACAGCTATTAAAAGTGCCCTTGGCAATGCGCGTGATGTAATAGCTGAATTCAACAGCGAAGCGTTTGATCAGGCATCGATGAGCGATGAGGACAATAAATATGTCAAGCAGTACCTCACCACTCTTACCGACCAGTTAGAGGAGTCCACCAAGCAATCCTTTGCTCAGCAGGCACTTAACGATGGGTTCTCTCAGGCTGCTCAGACTTATAAGGAATGCTCTAAAAACCTTGCTGACTTGAATGACAAGTATAAGCAGTACGGTAACATTAGCAATACCAACCGTGATGTATTGAAGTGGAACACAGAAAATCTAAAAAAATACAAGGATGTCATTGCTTCCTGGAAGTGGGATGTTGGGGTAGGGGATTACTCTACCGTTGAAGGAGTCTCGAATAATTTTGGCGAAGGCGATAACGCCGTAGAGATTGCTTATACCCCGATGCTGCAGACTAATAGCGGTTTAGTTCCGCTCAGCGCAGACACTATGGATGAGTATATCAACATCCTTGTTGAGAAAGCCACTGACAGTCAGACCGGCAAAATCGATGTTGATAAGCTGCTTGCCCTTGATGCAGAAGGACTATACCTTAAAGTAAACGGTGTTGAGCAGAAAATCTCTGGTATGGTGGCCGGTGTAGAAGGACAGATTGTAAACGGCGCTAAGCTTACCGCTGCCGATGTTGCCGCGATTGCAGGTTCTAGCGAAGAAGAATTGCAGAAACTGTTTAAGCAGAGCAGCGATTACGTCGGTCACAGTATGCACGATGTACAGGATTCTGTGTTGCGTTGGAAAACGTTGGTAGAGGACGAGAACTCTTTCGACCCGTTTAAGCAGTTTGTAGAATCGGCAAATTTGAGCGAAGACAAAGCTGAAGAAGTATATAAGAATATAGGGCTTGCACTGGATAGCATTGACAAGTACGGCCTGCAGGATATTGATATTTTAAATATTGAAAGCCTGAGCAAAGCAGACCACACATTAAATAATGTAACTGGCGATGCACGAAAGTCGATTGGTGCATATCTTGACTTGGAATCTGCCGCAGAGGGGTTGGATATTCCTCTTGACACATTGATTGACACGCTTGTTGAACTTGGTGTTGTTTATAGCGACAACATCAAGTACACCAACGAGTTCACTAGCTCCGCGTTGACCATGGCAACCGCAGCCAGCAAGGCGGTATCCAGTGTTACTTCTATCTTGAATTCGCAAGGGACTGGTGTTAATGTCAATGCCGATTCTTACAGCGAACTGATCAAGGATAATGCTGAATACGCGGCAGCACTGCAATACAGCAACGGCACCATGCAGCTGAACCGCGAGATGGCGCAACAGCTTACCGAAGCCAAGGTGAAAGAGTCTGAAGCTTATATTAAGGTAGCTTACAGTCAGAATCAGGTCAAGTATGAGAAGGTTAAGAATGATCTGTCCTATTACACAGATGAGGTTCGCAAATCTATCGAAGCCGACGCTGACAAGCTGAAACAGTTTGACGAGGAAAAGGCCGCACTGGAAAGCCAAAGCCAGGCACTGCGTGATAATTGCCGCAGCTTGCAGATGCAGTATTCGGCCTTGATGCAGGCAAGCAGTGCTTACCAGGATTGGCTGAACGCACAGAACGCTACTGAATCCGGCGACATGTATGATAGTGCCATTGAAGCAAAGAAAGCTTTGGCCGAAGGATTAAAGAATGGCAAGATTGGAACGGTCAAGTGGCAGGCGGCCTCTGAGTTCCTTATCCCGGATGATTACGAGGGAACAGCTGCTGAATACATCAAGAAACTAAACCGCTACTTTAAGCAGGCTAGTGATGGTTCTGATGATGGTTCCGGCATTAACAACTTTATCACAGACAGCCTGAAAGCCGGGCTGATGAAGCAAGAGAGCGATGGCTCTATTAAGATCCTGGCAGACAAGACCACGGAAGATTTTGCAAAAGCGCTGAAACTTTCGCCGGATGCTGTACAATCTATCTTTGGTGAGATGCAGGAGTATGGCTGGACCTTTGACTGGGGCAGCCTGCTTGGCGACCCAATCACTAACTATAAAATGCAGCTGGACGACATTAAAGACCAGATGGCAGACCTTGAGCCGAATAGTGAAGCGTGGCAGGTTCTGGATGCCAGGGCAGAAGAGTTAGAGAGTGCTCTGGATGGGCTGTACCAGCGCAGCGGACTTGACCAGCTGGCCGATACGGTACAGAAAGCGAAAGACAATGGCGTTGAGCTAAGCGAAAGCGCCCAGCAGGCAGCCGATGCACTTGATTCTGCGGCTCGTGTACAGAATGAGATTGACATTTATAAAGCACAGGAAGCTGCAAAAGAAGCTGAACAGGCGTTTGCGAGCAGCGGACAGATTGCTGACTTGGATAATTTGGATGCCGCCAACCAGAAACTCACTGAACTGTTGCAGAAACGTCAACAGATGGGCGAGCCTACAGATACTGAAATTCGACTGTATTTGGAAGAGCAGGAGGTCAATGGCAAGGTTCCCAGTGATGTCATTGACGACATGAAAAATGCCGGTCTTATCAAGATTGAGACAGAAACCGACGATAACGCCGCGCAAACTATTACCAGCCAATATGATACAATGAAGGCACATGTAGAGCAGCCTGTTACGATTACGGCGAATGCTACAAAATGCATTACAACGCTGGATAACATTATTAACCAGCTTAATACTATTGACGGTTCCCACACGGTGACCATTAAGGTAAATCAGACTACTGTTAAATCTGCCCGTACCAAAACCTATGCAGAACAGCGTGCCGGTGCCTACGGTGGTGCTTTTGCCGGTGGCCGTACACTGGTTGGAGAGCTTGGTAACGAGTTGGTTGTGAACCCGCATAGCGGGAAATGGTATACTGTTGGTGATAATGGCGCTGAGTTTGTAAACCTGCCTAAAGATGCGATTGTATTTGACCATAGCAAAACGAAGAAGTTGCTCGACCAGGGCTTTATTGGTGGACGTGGTGTTGCGCTGGCCTCTGGTACGGCCATGGATTCCGGCAGCCCGGGTAGGGGCAGTTATGTCGGCGGCGATGGTTACAAGGTTGGCCAAGACCCGCGAGTTAAGAACACCTACAAGGCCACCAAGGCCAGCACTAAGGCAACTAAGGATAACTCCAAGGCCCTTGAAGAGAACAAAAAGGCTCTTGAGAAGCAGAAAACCGCGCTGGAAAAGCAGAAAACTGCCCTTGAGAAAGAGTCCAACAAGCTGAAAATCTATGGTCAGGCTGCCATTGATGAGATTGAAAAACGCGAAAAGGCGCTGAACAATGAGAAAGAGGCGCAGGACAAGGCGTTTGAGGCTGAAATCGAGGCGCTGAACAAGAAAAAGACGGCATTACAGAAGGCCAATGACGAGGAGGATCGTGCTATTAAGTTAGCCGAACTCAAGGACGCATTGGAGAAAGCGAAGGCCAACCGGACGGTTCGCATCTACAATAAGAATCAGGGCTTTATCTGGGCAGCAGATCAGGAGGCTGTGAACGAGGCGCAAACCAACCTTGACGAGCAGCAGCGCGATTGGCGCAACGATGATATCCTGCAGGCTGTTGATGACGAGATCGATAAGATCAATGAGCTGAAAGACGCCTATGATAAATCCATCGAGGCACAGATTGAAGACCTTGATAACATGAAGGAGAAGTGGAACGAGGTTATCAGCCTGATTGGCACAAGCTGGGAGGATTATCAGCTTGGGCTTGCGGCTGCGGCACACTTCAACGACATGACTCTTGACGGTATGGCTGGCGACCTTGTTGGCTATAAGGACGATGTACTTGCCAACATGAAGGAAATTGGCGGCGTTACTGACCAGATCGATTCCATCACAGAGTCCATCGAAAAGCTGGAGGAGACTATCAGTAATGCGAAGGATGCTGCGAGTAGTGGCGGCGGTTCTGGTGGAAGCGATTCCAGTGCAAGTTTTGGCGCTGATACTGGTGCAGATGTTGAAGCTGATTCCGATTTAAGCCAAGATACACAAGATCTGCTTGACAAGCTAGAGGAACTTCGTGAGGTATATTCTGGACTTGGCAAAGATACAGACGACCTAAGCGAAAAACAGCGTGGATTGGTTGATACTATTGCTAATTTGACCGAGGGCACGAAAGCGCATTTTAACGCTGTAGACGAGCTTGGCACAGTACAGCAAACAACAGCAGATAAGCAAGTGCTGATGCGTGATGTTTTGAGTGAGTACATGACCACACTTTCACAGTGTACTGATCTTACAGCTGAACAGCGTGCTGAACTCACACAGGCCATGGACGATATTGTCAACAGCTATTCCGGCGGATATGATACTATTGATAAATTGATTCAAGGTTATAATGATACTCTTATTGAGAGCGGAGATATGACTAATGAGTCTTATCAACAGCAACTTGAAAATCTGCTTGAATTTGCGGATCAGAATCAGGCATCCTACGATACAATCGCAGAAATTCTTAATTCCAATTTTGAAGCAGTTGCGGAGAACACGGATTTAACTTACTGGCAAAGACAGTCTCAGATTACGAGTCTGGTAGACTTGGCAAACCAGTATGGCGTAAGCAGCGATGATATTATTAACCACCTTGCTAACATTGCCACGCAGGAGCAGTATGCGGCAGAGAGTACCGATATTACTCATGCAGCCATGATGACAACCGTCCAGATGACATGTGTTGAAATTGGTGCAAGCTATGATTCTCTTCGTGCCAAAATTGAGTCTGTAACTCAGGCTCAGCAGAAGATGCTTGAAGCCATCGGCAAGGCCGACTTTAATACGCTAATGCCTTTGGGCACTGTTACAAGTCATGGCAATAAAATTCAGTGGGGCAAACCGAACTTTGACCCTCTGCAACATGCCACTGGTGTTCTGAACGCTGCAACCACCCATATTGCTATCACGGACGAGAAAGGCCCTGAGATCAAGATGCGCAAGCCGAGTTTCGGCCAGTACAGCCTGATTGAGAAGGGTAGCAGCGTTATCCCGGCACAGCCGAGTGCAAACCTGTGGAAATTTGGTCTTGACCCGGAGAGCTTTATTGCATCGCATATGCCACAGCGCAGCATCAAGAGTGTGGAGATCACGCAGCCGAATATGAGCAGTGCTCCGGTGGTCAATGTGGGTGACATCCAAATGTATGGTGTCAATGATGTAGAGAGCTTTGGCCGTGTGATCCATGACCGTGTAAGCGGAATTTTTGCACAGGAATTTAGCAAGAGGTAATTTTTAAGGTTTAATTTATAGTGGAGTGCGGACGGTACATTTGTGCTGTCTACGGGTGAGTGGTGGGTAATACAAAGTAGAATGCAAAATATAAGGGAGGTGGCCACGCTGAACAAGCAAGATATTGATGCACTGAGAGAACTGGCTGCACAGATCCGCAGAGGATGCCAGCAGCTCATCAACCGTGCAAGCTATGACAGGACTTCTATCGGGCAGGTGACGGCTGTGAATGGCGGTGGGCTGTACACGGTGGCTGCTTTTGGCGGCACATACACATTGCCGTATAAACAAGGCTTGGCAGTGGGAACGGTTGTCCGTGTGAAGGTGCCGCAGAACAACTGGAAGGACATTTACATCGAATCGACGGAGTAAAAATGCGCAGAAACATCGCTTAACAATCCATCGACTGTATGGTCGGGGATATTTTTCTTGGAATGTATATAGAAGAATTAAATAACGATTGAATTCAATCTACGCCGCTCAGTGGTCGTTTTGACTGCTGGGCGGCTTTTTATTTTGTTAAAAAGGGGAGTGATGAGAGTGGCACAGCCGGTGCTTTATATTATCCCATCGTTTGACGCCGCTGTTGGCGCAAACATCAACTTTGCTTATGAGGGTGAACAGGTTTTTGCAAACGAGCTGGTCATCTATGACAATGAAACAGGCAGTCAGGTATACAGCCAGAAAACGGAATGGATGCGTACCTACCACACGATCAACGGTGGTGAGCTGCAGAACGGTAAATACTATTACTGCAAACTACGGGTGTTTAACAAGGCGGATGAGCCGAGCAGTTGGTCGAGCCAGAAGAGCTTTCGATGCTTTACGACACCGCGGTTTGGTTTTAGTAATGTAGCAACGGGGCAGGTCGTACAAAGTAGCGAATTGACCGTGAAACTTAGCTATAGTCAGGCAGAGCACGAACCGCTGAATACGTATACCGTTGGGTTATACAACGCTAACCATGTATTGGTGCGCAAAAGTGAAACTCGATACGGCGTTGATCTGTTGGAGTACACGCTGAAGAACTTGGAGGACGGAACACAGTATTACCTGCGGGCTGTTGGCGATACGTTGAACGGCATGACGGCGGACACTGGCTTTGTGCCGTTTAGTGTGAAATTTATCACGCCGAACTACTGGACCTATGTTGACCTTAGTGACAACCATGATGGAACGGTACGTGTAAGCTGCAATATCCGTACTGTGACAGGGCGGCTTGACGGCGGCGGAAACCCAGAATATATCCATGACAACCACATGGTCGATTTGCGCAAGCCAGGCCAGAGGGTGCTGTTTGATGATGGATTTACTGTACAGGGCAATTTTACCATTAAGTTGCTTGGATATGGGTTTGTGGCAGGCGAGAAAATCATGGAGCTGATAGATAAGTCAAACAATACTCTTTTCCTTACATATCGCGAGGGATGGGCAGCGACAAATTCCATAATGGGGTCGGCTGCCATTACAAATAAAGTATGTATTGCGACTAACGATATTATGGGTGTGAAAATCGGGTATATTGATGTGCGATGCGAAAGCGAAAGCCACAGCCTTGTTTACACCATCCACAGCACTGCCATGCCGGTTTTAACAGATGGCGAAGAATACCTGATCCAGCTGCGAAGAATCGGAGAGGTCTGCGAGATCAAGGTCGATAAGAGAAATATTGCTGCAGTAATTGAGGCGCAAAACTTGTAAGGAGGGAGTGCTATGTTTTTTTGTGGTACTGGCATTGCCGGTTACAAGTATACCGCAGATTTGACACATGTAATTGTAGATGACGCTGATACGCTTGTAATTGGAAATGGCGCATTTGACCAGCTTTATGTAACACGCAGTATTGAGGACCAGCCGGATGACTTCCCGAGTTGGGACTACGATACGATCATGAACGCCACCTTTGACGGAAATTTACGCGGCGGCAATATCAGCTACATGATACAACAGATCAGCTCGATACGTATTAAGCGCCGCAGAGCCGGTGGCTATAACTGGGTTACACTGTTTGATGTACCTATTAAGGAGCCGCATGACTTGGAGTTTGAACGATATGACCGTTATGCGGCAAATGGTGTTGGCTATGAATACGCGCTTGTCCCTGTTGTGGATAACAAAGAGGGCTATGTAAACAAAAATGGCATTACTCCGCGATTTGTCGGATGCTTTTTGTTTGAAAAGGACAAGGGGTACAGCACAGATTTGGAAATCAGCAAGGGTACGATTACTAGAAACAAACAGACAAATGTTGTAACAACGCTGAGCAATAAATACCCCGTCGTTATCAACAATGGCAATTCAGATTACGAGAGCGGTCAGTTTACGATGATGTTTTTACCAAAGGATAGCACAGGAGAATATACAGCTGAAAAAGCTTACGAATATCGTGAAGAGATCAAGGCGTTCCTGAATGACGGTAAGCCAAAAATCATGAAGCTGACAGATGGACGCATCTGGATGATATGCACAACAGACGGGATTTCCGAAAACAATGACGATATTGAGGGGTATGTGCATCACAGCTTTAGCTGGGTAGAAATTGGGGACCCGGAAAACGCAGGGGACTTGTATTACAACAACTTTATAGACTGCAATGTGGAGGGATGACCTATGTATGAAGTACAACAGCAGGACATCGACCTTTTACGGCAGAGAACAAAAACCATTTACACGAAGATCCAGCTGCTGAATACGAAATTCATGGTCATTGATGAAATACAGGGTGTTTTTATTGATGGCAGTATTTCCACCGACAGCGGCAGCGACATACGAAACACATTTGATGCAACGATTCTTGTAAAAGATGACAGCTATATCACGGCAGAGACAGCTCGCGTGTGGATAGATAAGCATGTGCGTGTGTTTATTGGATTTTTAAATCAAAGAACTGGGGAGACTGTGTGGTATCCAAAGGGCGTGTATAGCTTTAATGACAATTCGTTTACTTATGACGCGACAACAAAGCTGTTAAAGGTGAGTTGTCTGGATCTTGTCAGCACATTAAATGGCACACTGAATGGAACATTGATCGGCAGTGAAACCAAAATACCAAAAGACAGTGAAATCCGCGATGCTATAGTAAAAACCGTAACGCAGTTGGGACAATGCAGTAGTTACCGAATAGGGTATCAGAACGCCGTTGTACCTTACGACATGAGTTGGGACACAGGGTCAACTGTATGGGACATCCTGAAAGAACTGCGCGATTTGTACTATAGCTATGAGATGTTTTTTGACGAGGGCACTTTTGTGTGCCAGCGTGTACCAATGGACAATGGCGAGCCTGTTATATTAGACAACACGATTTTTGACCGCTGTGTGATCAGCGAGAGTTTATCAAACAGCTTCAGCGAGGTTCGCAATGTCATTGAAGTGTGGGGAGAGACCACAAAAAGCAATTACTATTCTGATAGCAGTAGCTATGAAAATGGCATATATACCGTGCGAGTAACGGGAGCCAGCATAACCAGCAGCAAGAAGTTCAGTTTTTTGGCACCGGAGACCAATCCTGATGGGTGCCAGGTGCGAATTATAAACACAGAGACAGACCCGAACACCGGTACAAAATCCGAAAAAACATATGGGCCATATCCGTTATACCGCTCCGCATTGAATGATACAGGCGAGGACATGAGTATAGCTGCAGGAACGATGGAAAAAGGCAAATACTATGTTGTGCAGTATAAGCAAGAGTATGGCGAGGGCGAAAAGAAATTTAAGTTTATTTTTATTGGCCAAACGCAGGTACATGCCATGGCGCGGCTTGTAAAGGAGCTGCCAAATGCAGAGCAAGCGGCTAAGGACAAGGCTGCGTTTGCTTGTGACAATATTGGTTATGTGGTAAACCCTGAAAGCCCGTTTACAATCGATAAGATCGGAGAACGAATCAAGGTTTGCAACAGTGGCGACTATGAGAAAATCTACACAGATGAGCTTGCTTTGCAACGTGCGGAATATGAGCTGTATCTTGGAGCGCGGCTGACAGACAGTATCAGTGTGGAATGTCTGCTGATACCATGGCTGGATGTGAACCAGAAGGTAAGCTATACAGCACATTTGGCAAGCGAAAAAAAGCCGCAGCAATATATGATAAGCTCGATCAATTACGAACTTGGCAGCGGCACAATGACTGTGAAGATGGCGAGGTTTTACCCGTACTACCCAAACACAGTCGTTTTGGTGCCCACAGAAACTGTTACGGGGTGATAATATATGGACTATAAACAGATGCTGGAAGACCTTGATACGGTATTTCCGAACGCGGTTGACAATATCGACAAAATGCAGGACTTGACGATTACGACCAAAAAGAAGGCAGATAAATACTACGAATACATCAATGCAAACAATATTACAGACGCAAATGACTATCTTGGGAAAACCGAGAACAGTGATTTGCGTCTTTCTGTTTATGACGCAGATAAGTTTAACAAGCTGCGTGACATGATTTTGGCCACACAGATCTTTTTTAAGTATCAGGTAGGTGTGTACCTTGGTCAAATGATTGATGATAAGGAAACGATTGACGGCGGCGCTTATTGATAGGAGGAACTTATGGGAATCAGATTGAAAAGACAGGGCGGCATGAACGCTTGTGAAGATACGCCAAAAGTACCGGAAACGCTGAAATATGGAGAGCCAGCCGTTGATAGTGCGGGTACATTATATATCGGCGATGGCAGTGGTAATGTGCGCAAGGTTGGCCCGCAGTTATACACGGGGATCTTTACCATGGGCGGATGGGTAAGCATAAGGGGCTATTTTATACAGACGCAAAACGTGACGCCAGTAGGCGGCGGTGCGCCGATTAAAGCGACAGCCATGCTTGGCATTCCGCAGTCCACACAGACAGATGACAGGGCAAAAAACGAAGCAAAGCAGGAAGCCCTTGGATTTTTTGCAGCAGGCAAGTGTACGCCTGGAGAAGGGGCAGTGACAATTAAGTGCTGGGAAAAACCGACATGTGATGTAGATGTATTTTGGGAGGCTAGATAAGTATGGCTGACAGTTTGATGGGGCCTGCAACTGGCCTTGTAAATAGCAAGTTAGCGCTGGCCGATGCCGGTACAGAAAATGTGCTGAGCGGGAAAAAGTTTTATGCAGGGGATAAGATTATTAAAACAGGGTCAATGCCGAACAATGGAGCGTGGTCATCTACTATTGACCCTGGGCAAACAGTTCAGGTTCCGGGCGGATACCATACCGGTGGCGGTACTGTACGTGCCGGAAGTGTAAGCGGACTTTTGAAAAGAACAACTATTGTAAAGACCTGTAATCCAGGCGTGAATAACTTTACGTTTACAGGCGGAACACTGGTTGGCCTGGCGTCAGCTGGTTCCCCCGGTGTCGGAGTAAACAGCACGCAGTCCGCTTGGGCCAATGGAAACACATATGGGGCGCAGCTTTCAGTCGGAGATAGTTACGGCATACAGTTTGTTTTAGTCTATTATTAAAAAGTTACAGGAGGTGGAACTATTGGCACTTTCTTTTGAAGAATCGAAGAAAAAATTTATGGCACAGACGGCAGTGCAGAGCGCCGAGCCTATGATCATGTCGATGGCGGCAGATGATGATGAGGCTTTCGCTGTGATGGCGGATTCTGCCTCCGACGATTATGCCATCAGCGGGAAATATACCTGGTATTCGAGCTACAGGGACGACAAATATTCCAGCATTGACGAGCTGAAAAACATCAAGCTGGATGAAAGCCAGATCAATATTACGCAAGAGAAGAACAGTCAGTTCATTCCGTTCCAGATGCCGCGCTACTACGATGGTGTAGACCTGCTGGACATGATGCTGCAGGTGCATTTTGTGAATAAGGACGGGGATGAGAACTACGCGACCCCTGTCAATGTGACCTATAACAGCGATACAATTCGGTTTGGCTGGTTGATCGACGAGAATGTCACATCGGTGGACGGCGAAGTTGATTTTGAGATCACGGCCACAGGCTCCAACGAAAAAGGACAGAGCTATGTGTGGAAAAGTCGTCCGAACGGAAAACTGAATATTTTGAAGGCGCTGACCGGCAACGGTATGATCGAGCCAAGCGGTGATTGGTATCAGAGCTTTGTGTCGTTGATGGACGAAAAGGTTGCCAGTGCTGCGGCCCAGGCCAATGCAGCGGCGCAGAGTGCTCAGCGGGCACAGCAAGCCGTAGCCGATGTTGACAATAAAATTTCTGCTGCTGCGTCCGGTATCAAGAAAGAAATTCAGAGTGATTTGGATGCAAACTATGCCAAGAAAACCGAGCTGAATGCGCTGTCCGACAAGGTCAACGGCATGGACGGACTGGCGAACTTTGGTGTTGACTATGACAGCGATGCCAACAGCCTGACTTTTAAAAATGGTGAGGCTGAAATCAAGAAAATTACTCTCAATAGCGATCCGTCCGCAGAGTGGACGACTGCTTACGGCAAGACGGTGGACGCTAAAATCGAGACTGCAGTGAAGCCTGTGCGTGATGACCTTGCCGCCTATAAGACCAGCAATGATGCTGTGGTAAAGAACCTGCAGGACAGCGTTGGCAATCTGCCGGAGACGCTGAAAACTTCCTATTATAATAAGGAAGCGACTGACGCGCTGCTGGCGAAAAAGGCGGATGCCTCTGTTATTGACGGTATTCGCAATGATGTTACGCAGGCGAAGAATAATGTAGCCGATATGCAGGGCACGGTGGACAGCCTGAATACTGCTGTTGGTCAAATTCAGGGCAAGCTGGATGACATTGGCAAGAATGCCGGGCACGAGTATGACATTACCTACGAGGACAGCAAGCTGACCCTTATGGAGGACGGCACGCCGAAGACACAGGTGACGATTGTCGGCGGTGGCGGCGGTGGCCCCGCTGCGGGCAGCACGATTACGATTGAGCGTATCGGCGAGTCTGCAATTACGGCTGTTGCCGGTGACCCTGTTGTGGTCAAGTTCCGGTTCACGAGTGTGGACAGTGCAGGCGATGATACCGGTAATGCAACCGGCACATGGTATGTCGGCAATACAAAAGTCGCTACCCAGACCATTATGCAGGGCGAAAACAGCTTTGACATCACGAAGTATCTGCACAGCGGTGAGAACCAGATCCGCTTGACGGTTGTGGACAGCATGGACACGACAGGATCCAAGAAGTGGAGTGCTAATGTAGTTGATTTCTATCTGGAATCCACCTTTGATGACAGCCTTTTCTACAGCGGCGAGGTCACGGTACGCTATACACCGTATGGCAGCGTTGAGAAGAAGATCGATTTTGCGCTGGACGGCAAGTCGATTGGTGGCACGACTACCAGTGTGACTGGCCGACAGATGACCTATACCATCCCGGTGCAGAAGCACGGCAGCCACCTGCTGGAAATCAGTATGACGGCAGAGATCAATGGCAAGACCGTTAAGTCCAATGTCATCAAGAAGGACATTATGTGGGTGACTGAGGGCGAGACCGCACCCATTATCAGTTGTGCTGTAAGGGATTACGAGACGAAGCAGTATAACAAGGTGTCTATTGAATACAGTGTATACGATCCTGCGTCCAGCACGAGCACTGTAAAGTTGGCTGTGGATGGCGTGACTGAGTCTACCCTGACTGTTGGGCGCACAAAGCAGACCTGGAGCTTTAAGAGCGCGAATAAGGGCAAGCATACGTTGACAATCACTTGCGGTGAGACCGTAAAGACGATCAGCGTGAACGTAGTTGACCTTGGCGTTGTGATTGAGCCGGTTAAGACGAACCTTATGTTTGACTTTAACCCGAGCGGCAAGACCAATGCCGGTACTGACCGACTGTGGACAGATGGCCAGACGGGCATGAGCGTGAGCGATAACTTCGACTGGGTCAATGGCGGCTATCAGCTTGATAAGGACGGCGACACCTACTTCTGCGTGAAGGCGGGCACACGCGCCACGATCAATTACAAGCTGTTTGCCGATGATGCCAAGAAGTTGGGAAAGAACTTCAAGCTCGTTTTTAATACGGCGAATGTGCGTGACTATGACGCAACTGTGCTGACCTGTGTACAGGGCGGTGTTGGTCTGAACGTTCAGGCACAGAAAATTACGCTGACCAGTGCGCAGAATACGATGGAGCTGCCGACCTGTGAAGATGACTTCATGGAGTTTGAGTTCAACATTCTGCCCGATAGCCAGTATAGAGAAATGGTGCTGTGGCTGGACGGTATCCCCTGCAAGGTGGAGCTGTATGACGGTAGTGACAATTTTACACAGTCAAGCCCGGTTGGCATTACCATCGGTTCTGACGACTGCGATGTTCTTGTTTACCGCATGAAGACCTATTCCATGAACCTGTCTGATGATGAGATCCTGGACAACTTTATTGCGGATGCCAAGAACGCTGACGAAATGATCGAGCGGTATAACCGCAACAACATCACGGATGCAAGCGGTGAGCTGAACCCGGACATTCTGGCGGAGCGCTGCCCAGACCTGCGTGTTATCAAGATCAGTGCGCCGACCTTCACTACCGGCAAGAAAAATGAAGTTGCGAACACTGTTATCCAGCAGATCTACAAGAACGGACGTGCCGTTGAGGACAACTGGACAGCCAATGGCTCCCACAAGGGACAGGGCACAAGCTCTGACCACTATGGCGAATCTGCGCGTAACATCGACATTAACTGCAAGGGCGGCTTTACCTTTGGTGATGAGAGCACAGGTTCTGTGTATGCGTTGACGGAAAATAGCGTGGCGGAGAATTACTTTAATATTAAAGTCAACGTTGCATCGTCCGAAAACGCAAACAACGCGCTGCTGGCAGATGATTTCAATGAGTTTAACCCGTACATTCGCAAGGCACGCAAGGACAACCCGAAGGTGCGCGACACGATGGCCTTCTACCCGTGTGTTGTCTTTGTACAGGAGACGGATATTGAGAACAGCACCGTGTTTCATGACGGTAAGTGGCATTTCTATGCCTGCGGTGATATTGGTAACTCTAAGAAAAACAACAATACGATGGGCATGGACCCTGATAACCATAAAGAGGTTATCGTTGAGATTGATAACAACACCGATGAGCAGACCCGATTCCTGAACGGTGATCTCTCGCAGGAGACTTGGGACGGCGACAACAGCTTTGAGTTCCGCTACATCAATAAGGCTTGCACCAAAGAGGAAGTACAGGCTGCGAAGGATGCGTGGATCCGTGTGCAGAACTGGGTCGTGAATGCGAGTGACGAGGAGTTTAAGGCGCACTTTGAGGATTATTTTGTCATGGACTCTGCGCTGTATCACTACCTGTTTACAGAGCGCCACACGATGGTCGATAACCGTGCGAAGAATGTGTTCCCGCATACGAGCGATCTTATCCATTGGGATTTCTGCTTTGACTACGACAATGATACCGCGCAGGGCAACGACAATGAGGGCGGACTGACCCTGAGCTATGGCTACGAGGATACGGATACCGTTGGCACCAAGAGTGTGTTTAACGCCAGCGATTCCAAGCTGTGGTGCAAGATCCGCGACCTGTTCCCTGACAAGCTGGCGGCTATGTTCCGTGACCGTGAAAACGCACTGGCATGGAGTGCATCCCGTATCCTGAAGAAATTCGAGGATTATCAAGATGTGAAGCCGGAGCGCCTGTGGGTCATGGATATGCGGCGCAAATATTTCCGTACTTACGAGGAAAATGGAACGACCAGTTATCTGCCCATGATGCACGGCAACAAGCGCCATCAGCGCCGTCAATTCCAGAAGTATCAGGAAAAGTATATGGCTTCTAAGTACAGCGGCAGTGCTGCGACCAGCGATGATATGACGATTCGTGGTTATACGCCTGTGAACTGGACTGGTGTAAAGCCGGACGGTACATTCCATATCGTGCCGTATGCGGATACCTATGTATCTGTGTTGTACGGTTCCAACCCTGTAAAGATGCGCGGCAAGCGCGGACAGACCTATGAGGTTCACTGCCCGATTGCGGCCATGAATGATACTGAGGTTTATGTTTACAACGCAAGCCTGATTCGCAGTATCGGTGATATTTCTGGCTTCTACCCCGGCTATGTCGATTTCAGTCACGGCGTAAAGCTGACTGACCTGCAGATCGGTTCCGGTGTGGAAGGCTACAAGAATACGAACATGACGGACTTTGCTGTCGGCAACAATACACTGCTGGAGCACTTGAACCTGCAGAATGTGCCGAATCTGAAGAAGTCTATTGATCTGACCGGCTGTACGAACCTGACGCTGTTTAAGGCTGGCGGCAGTGGTATTACCGGTGTTGCCTTTGCGAACGGCGGCAAGATTGAAACGGCGGAACTGCCTGCAATCAGCAGTCTGACGGCACGCAACCTGAACCACCTGACTGACCTGAAAATCAGTGACTATACGAACATTACGGCTTTGGTTGTGGAGAACTGTGCTACCATTGATCTGAAGGACATGCTGGTGAAGTGTACAAATCTGAGCCGTGTGCGCCTGATTGGCCTAGATTGGCAGATGACCGATACAAAGCTGCTTGAAAAGCTGTACGCGATGACGGGTACGGATGAGAACGGTTATAATACCGACCATTCTGTATTGGCTGGTAAGGTACACCTGCCTACGATCCGTCAGAAGGAGCTGGAGCGCTACAATGCCCAGTGGCCTGACTTGAAGGTAAGCTACAATACGTTGATTGAGCAGTTTGCGTGGACCTTTGTGAACAAGAACGGCACCATTCTGGATGTGCAGTACATTGACAAGGGTGGCAAGGCAGTTGACCCCATTACGAGAGCGGAGAACCCGATCCCCACGCCTACTGCGGAGAGTACCGTGAGCACGGACTTTACCTTTAAGGGCTGGGATACCGAGTTTACGACTGTTTTCGGCAACCAGACGGTTACAGCGCTGTACACCGAGAGTGTGCGCAAGTACACGGTGCGGTATCTGAACCGTGGTGCGGTATTGAAGTCTGTTACGGCTCCGTATGGTTCGACTGTTTTGTACGATGGCGACATGCCTGTTTATACAGGCGAGGAGACTGCCTACAAATACTATCTGTTCAGCGGATGGGACAAAGGTGGCTATGTCACCGGCGATAAGGATATCAACGCTGTGTACGACAGCTGCGAGTATGTGAGTGGGTATTTCGACGGCAAGGAGTTTGGTTCGCTGCGGCCTGTTGAAATCTATGCGATGACGAAGGTTGGCGTAGAGAACACCGTTGTTACAAGCAAAGATCCTGTGACCATTACGATGGGTGCAGATTTTAGTTTTGATGATATTACGGAAAAGGTTCTGATTGCACAGCCGACGGAGTTTACCGGTAAGAATCATGTGGACACTGGCGTGAATCTGCTGAGCGAGGATCGGAGCTTTACGCTTGCGGTTGACTTCCGCATGATGAACACGACTGCGAACAACGGCGTGCTGATGCAGTGCTATGACGGTGACGGCATGAATGGTTTCCGCCTTTGGAAGAACAGCGGCTGTAAGCTGGCTTGGGGTACTGAGTCTGCTGATGCTGCTATGCCGGGCACACGCGAAATCATTGTCCTACGCCATATCAAGGGCGAGAATGGGCTGCATGTCTACACATCCAATATGGGTGCTGATACCAGCAAATACACGGAGCTTAGCCGTACCCGCACTACAAAGACAAATGCTGAGCTGGTGTTTGGCTGCGCGAAGGCTGCTGACGGTGCGTATGAAAGCTATGGCATCGGTACTGTGTACTGGGCGAAACTCTGGTATGCTGACCTTGGTGTTACCACTTGCAAGGAGCTTGTCAACTGGGTGCATAGTGAGCTGACCTTTAATGCCTGCTTCAACCGTTACTACCTGAGCGATGGTACGGGCAAGCGCAGCTCTTTGAGCCTGCTGGCGGAAAAGACGCTGGGTAAGACGATGTCCATGGACAATGCCAATAACAATGCCGGTGGTTGGGCGAAGCCTACGACCCTGAACACCTATCTGAATGGCCGCGTCTATAAGGCGCTACCGATTGGTTGGCGTCAGCTTGTTAAGAAAGTGAAGGTCCCCGGCAACGTCGGCAATGCCAAGACCGATGTTTCTACAGCGGACTGCTACATCTTTATCCCGAGCGCGATTGAGCTGGATGCAAACATGAGTTCCGAGCCGTATGTGTACGAGGGCACGGCGATCGATTTTATTACGACCAATACGAGCCGTAAGCGCACGAATCCGGACGGCGAAGTGGTTGCGTACTGGACGCGAAGTCCGAATAAGGATTACAACGCTTATTACAATGCGGTGAATACATCCGGTGAAGTCTATGGGTATTTCTACCCAACAGACACAAACGACATCCTGTTGATGTTTAGCATTTAAGGGAGGTTCGAGTATGTATTATAAAGTCATGTACAATGACCGCGTGATCGATGTGCTCGACCACCTGGTCTATGTAAAATATCAACCAAAACACAATATTCTGACCCTGTGTCCCGAGGATGAGGCGCAGGGTTTTCTTTCTAGTGACGGTGATGAGGTCTGGCACAGTGAGGAATTGTACAAGTTCCCCGTGGAGGGCTACAACACCGTGCAACTGATACCGATTGATATCTATGAGTATCAAAATCTGAAAATGCTGAACGGTAAAACTGCCGAGGAAATCATTGATGCTTACACTTTGGAGCTGCTGAAAGGGGGCGTGCTGTAATGGCGGATGTTGTTATGGTTAGCACTTTTGCCCAGAGTCTTGCACGGCTGTACAAGGCGAAGGAAGTTACAGATGCAAAGGTGGACGCGCTTTTGGCGGCAAAGAAAATCACGGCTGAGGAAGCCGAGTTTATTAAGAAAGGAGTGTAAGCCATGTACACGATTTTGCTTGGCGAGGACAATGAGCTGGTTACCAGCGTACAGGAGCGTATTATGCAGCGCAGTAAGCTGGTAGACAGTCTGCACTTTTTGGTTGAGCCTATTTATAAGGAAGAGAATATGGCGGAGTATGAATGCCTGTTAGAATACTGTCCGCCTATTAGTAGGGAGCCGAAAACCGAAATTCTACAGCAGAGCAGCGAAAAGTATAAAGATATGCTTGAGTTTAAGTTGCCGTTTGATACGGCACTGACCTCTGAAGCTGGAGATGTAGAGATACAACTGTCTTTCTATAAATTGGAGATGTTGGCAGACGGCACGGGCGTGCAGCATGTGCGCCATACAAGTAAGGGGACATTGAAAATCCTGCCGATCAGTGCATGGAGCAATATCATACCTGACAGTATGTTGACAGCATTGGATCAGCGAATGGTTGCGCTGCAAGCTTTGACCAACCAGTTGGCTGATGCGAACGCGGCGATTGCGGATACGAAGGCTGACGGCCTGATTTATAATGAAGGCCGCTTGCAGCTGAAGGCGGGCAAAAACCCGATTGGCAATACCGTGCAGATTACTTCCAGCGATGTTGACCTTGAAGATGGGACTATCCGGGTGGTTGAGTTTTAAATTCAGCCATCCGGCTTTTCTATGTAATATGCAAAGAAAGGAGAGATTGAGATGGCAAACAAATACTCCAAACTTGGCTACGGTAATGCCAGCGACATTGCGACCGCGATTGAAAACGGCAAGCTTGATGGGCGCGACCTTGTTGTGACCAAGGATACCTCGGAGATCATCTACATTAAGGATGACAAGACCCAGCAGGTACTTCAATCCCGCAATCCGCGGTTCAACAGCCCCGGCGAGGCCATTACAGCGCTGAATAAAAACAGCGACACCTATGCGGGCCAGTTCGTCATGATCCGTGACGACAATGGCAAATACCAGCCGTACACTGTTCAGGCCAGCGGTGACAGCAGCTTTGTTGTAGAGCCGACTGTCACGGCCAACGCTGGCTTTGTGTGGCAGGAGTTCTAAGCAAATAGCAAAGAGAGATTTCTACACTATGTAAAGGAGAAAAATTATGGCAAACGTGAATTTTAGTTTTGGTAAGTACGCTGACTACAAGGCTCTGGAGGTCAAGGACGCCGGTACTCTGTATTTTACTTCTGATACGCATCAGCTGTTCAAGGGTCCTGTTGAGTACACCAAGAGCGTTCGTATCGTTGAAAATCTGCCCTCCGCTGAGAATGGTGAGCAGGGCGTTTTTTATGTCAAGACCCCGCAGATGACTGTCCATGCCTTCAATGGCAGTGACTTTATTCAGGTGACCAAGGAGGTCATTACTGCGATCCCTGCTTCCGGCGCAACCGATGACAACATCCCCAGCACCAAGGCTGTTGCTGATTATGTCAGCGGCAAGGTGGCTGAGGTTGTTGGCGGCAAGGGTGTGTTTGTTACTGATGTCACCTATAATGCTGGTGTCCTGAGTGTTGCCAAGGGCGATGCCCCTGTTACCACCACGCTGACTGGTGTTGTCCATACGCCCACCTATGATGCCGAGACCCGCACCATCAAGATGCCTGTATTTGGCGGCGATGAGCTGACTATCAATCTTGGTAAGGATATGGTTGTCAAGAGCGGCGCTTACAACGCTGTGACCAAGGAGATCGAGCTGACCATCAGTACCGGCGAGGTTGTCAAGATCCCCGCTGCTGCTCTGGTGGATGTCTACACAGGCGGTGCTTCCAAGACTGCCTCTGTTACTGTCTCTGACCAGAATGTCATCTCGGTCGATGTGAAGGTCTCTGCTGCCGAGAACAACAACATCGAGATCAAGGAAGACGGTCTGTATGTTGCCAACCCGGACGCTTACACCAAGGCCCAGACCGATGAGAAAATCAAGGCTGTCAATGATGCGCTGAGCGGCCACTCCGGCGACAAGGTTGCCCACATTACCGCTGAGGAGCGCACCGCATGGAATGCCAAGGCTACGACTGAGAATGTCGCTACCGCTAAGAGTGAGGCTATTTCTGCTGCCGCTACCGATGCCCAGAAGAAGGCTGACGCTGCGTTGGGTTCCGCCAAGGAGTATGCTGTCGGTCTGAACACCGCCATGGATACCCGCGTCAAGGCTGTTGAGGGTCAGCTGACCTGGCAGACTATTACCGCCAAGGCTTGAGTTTTATTTGGGATAGGCCAAAGAATAAGTGATAGGGTCGCCCTGCCGTTATGGTGGGGCGGCTTTATTTTTTGATGACAGTATGATAGGAGATGGAATATGGCGAAGCTATCATTACGGGAGATCACACAGAGTCAGCTGGACTCCACTCCTATTGTGGATGGGCAGCTGATTATCTGTAAGGACACGGGCAATATGTACCGCGACTTTGGTAAGACTCGTGTGCAGACTGGGCGCGACATCGAGATCGTGGCGGAGCTGCCGCTTGCACCGATCAGTGGGAAAATCTACGCCCTGCGGTCTGGCGAGATGTGGGCATATGAAAACGGAACATGGACAAGCATGAATCCGGAGCCGGAAAGAATTACGAATACACAGATCGACGAGATTTTGAAATTATAACAAGGAGGAAACAATTATGGCTTTTCTTGATTTAGATGGTCTTTCGCATGTGGTGCAATGGTTTAAAGGCCAGCTGGGCGGCAAGGTTGATAAGGTGAGCGGCAAGCAGCTTTCTAGCAATGACTATACGACTGCCGAGAAGAACAAGCTGGCGGGTCTAAGCAATTATAGTCACCCGACGACCAGTGGTAACAAGCATATCCCTGCTGGCGGTGCTGCTGGCAAGATCCTTGGCTGGGCAAGTGACGGTACAGCACAGTGGGTTGATGATAAGGACACGACATACGGTGTTTTTAAGGGTGCGACTACTTCTGCCGATGGCGGCAATGGTCTTGTCCCTGCGCCGAAAACTGCCAATGCAGGTCAGTACCTGAAGGGCGACGGCACTTGGGGCACGCCCACGAATACAACCTACGGCGATGCCACGCAGTCTGCGCACGGTCTGATGACCGCGGCTGATAAGACGAAATTGGACGGGATTGCGGCAGGGGCCAACAAGTATGTTCACCCGAGCTACACAGCCAAGAGTGCCGGACTGTATAAGGTCACGGTTGATGCCAGCGGTCACGTTTCGGCGGCTACTGCTGTGGCGAAGGCGGACATTACCGGGCTGGGCATCCCCGCGCAGGATACGACCTACGGTGCAGTTACGCAGAGTGCAAACGGTCTGATGAGTGCAGCAGACAAAAAGAAGCTAGACGGCTTTGGTTCGGCGAGTACCTATGCCACCATGACCTATGTCGGTCAGCAGATCTCTGCGGCAGGACATATCAGTAAGAGCATCGTGGAGACACTGCCTGCTGTAAAAGATGCCAAGGACAATGTGATTTATATGATTAAGAAGGCTACGCCCGATGGAAGTAACCTGTACGACGAATATATGCTGATCAGCGGCGCTTTGGAGAAGATTGGTGATACAAAGACGGTCATTGAGACCATTACCAACACCCAGATTGATACCATCCTTGCAAGCTGATCTTGACCTTTAAGGAGGTAGAGATATGGCTTTATTGGATGATAAGGGGCTGAAATATTTTGTTGGTAAGCTGACGGAAAGGTTTGCACCGAAGAGTCATACGCACACCAAGAGCCAGATTACGGATTTTCCTAAAAGTATGCCAGCGAATGGTGGTAACTCTACCACTGTAAACGGGCACTCCGTCAACTCGGATGTTCCCGCAGGGGCGAAGTTTACGGATACGACCTATAGTGTGGCGACGGCGTCGAGCAATGGATTGATGACGGCTGCTGATAAGGCTAAATTGGACGGTATCGCATCGAACGCAAATAACTACAGTCACCCGACAAGCGCTGGTAACAAGCACATTCCGGCAGGAGGTTCTGCGGGACAGATCCTGCGCTGGAGTGCTGATGGTACGGCAACTTGGGGCGCGGATAATAATACCACTTATTCGATTTTTAAAGGTGCCAGCAGTTCGGCTGCTGGTGGTTCTGGCCTTGTGCCGCCACCTGCCGCCGGTAGCCAGAGTACGAAATATTTGAGGGCTGATGGCACTTGGACCGAACCTCCGAACACAACCTATGCCAACGCAACAAAAGATACTGCCGGTTTGATGACGGCGGCGGATAAAACGAAGTTGGATGGTATTACAACAGGGGCCAACAAATATGTGCATCCGACAAACAGTGGGTATAAGCATATTCCCACAGGAGGTGCGGCTGGGCAGATTTTACGGTGGAAAGAAGATGGCACAGCAACATGGGGGGCGGATAAGGATACGACCTATACGAACTTTGTTGGTGCTACTGCCGATGCTGGTGGAAAGCCGGGACTCGTGCCTGCTCCTGTATCTGGTGCTACGACATTATTCTTAAAAAGTGATGGAACATGGGCTGCTCCGACAGCGGGACAGACCAGTATTACTATTGTGAGGTGGTGATTTAATGCCTATTTATTTGGGAGGCCAGAAAGTCAGCATTTTTGGCGCAGCTGATGGTACTACCATCAAAACGCAAGCAAAGACGGTGACGCCGAATGAAAGCCAGCAGGTAGTATCACCTGACGAAGGTTATGCTGGACTGAAAAGTGTAACTGTAAATGCGATTTCAAAAACTTATGTGGGCAGCGGTATAACAAAGAAAGCTGCCGCCACATATACGCCTGGCACGAGTAACCAGACGATTGGAGCGAATCAGTACCTGAGTGGTGCCCAGACGATCAAGGGAGATAGTAACCTGGTCGCAGGGAACATCCGCTCAGGTGTTTCTATTTTTGGGGTAACCGGCACGGTGGTGGCGGCATCCTCGCCAAACCTGCAGAATAAGACTGTTACACCAAGAGCTTCAAGCCAGACCGTAAAGCCTGACAGCGGCTATGACGGATTGAAGCAGGTCACGGTTAGTGGTGATGCCAATCTTGTGAGCGGAAACATTATCAGCGGCAAGACGATTTTCGGTGTGCCTGGTTCTGTGGTGATCCAGAGGTATTACACCGGTAGTTCCGTGCCAAGTTCTTCGACCGGCAGTAATGGCGATTTGTATTTACAGATTGGGGGCTAATGTATGGCAAGTGTAACATTGGTTCCTACAGGATATGATGGTCAACTCTCATCGTATATTTCGGTAGATGCGTCTTATCCGCTTTCAAATGGCCTTACCAGTTCAAGCAGTGACACCTTTGCGGTGCTGAACCTGAACACAGGTAGTGGTGCGGTTTCTAAACTGGCAGTCAAATTCGATGTGTCAAAGATTCCGACCAACGCCAAAATCAATTCTATTTCTTGTACGATGAAGGCCAGAATTTCGAATGCGTCACCGTATATTTTGAGCGGTGTTGCGCAGTTGTATTGCGGAACGTCTGGGTTGAGCGGCGAAATTGAGTTGGGAACAGACCCAGTGGCTCAGACTTTTAACGATACCGGCTGGTGGGACCGTGAGAGCCTTAACCAGCTTATCTTGCTGATTACCTGTACACGTGGTCCGATATCCGCAAGCAACAGCCAGACTTTGCGTTTTTACGGCGCTGATCTGACTGTGAACTACACTGGCGGCGGATCTTCTGGCCCTGTGCTGAGCACTAAGGTAAATGGCAGCTGGGTCAATGTATCTAAGGTCTACAAAAAAGTAAACGGTATTTGGGTAGAACAGAGTGATATTGCAAACCTGTTTAGCACTAATACTAACTATGTAAAGGGGTGATGAGATATGGCAAAAACCGCTACGAATGTTAGCAATTTTCAGATCAACGTACTGACCGAAGCGCAGTATATTGAAGCAATGGGTAACGGCGAGATCGATGAAAATGCGCTGTATCTTACGCCTGAAAAGAAACTGATTAAGTCTGTTACGCAGGCTGAGTATGATGCCTTGAAAAAAGCCGGAAAACTGGATGATGACATCTTGTACGTGACACCAGCTGTGGAAATTAACGACGCTACACAAAGTGAGCATGGCTATATGAGTGCCACCGACAAGATCAAATTGGACGGCATTGCTGCTGGTGCAAACAAGTACAGCCACCCTGGGTATACATCCAAGAGCAACGGCTTTTATAAGGTGACTGTGGATGGGACAGGCCATGTGAGCGCGACCACTGCTGTGACCAAAGCGGACATTACAGGACTTGGTATTCCTGCACAGGATACTACATACTCGGCGGCAACTTCTTCGACGCTTGGCCTTGTGAAGGTTGGCAGCAATATATCGAACAGTTATGGCACGATCAGCCTAACAAAGACCAATGTGACGAATGCACTTGGGTATACGCCGCCGACACAGGATACTACCTATGGATTAGCCACGACTAGTTCTAGTGGTCTGATGAGTTACAGCGATAAGAGCAAACTGGACGGTATTGCAACCGGGGCGAACAAAACAGTTGTGGATAACGCGCTCTCGCAGGTCAGTGCAAACCCAGTGGCGAATTCCGCCATTACAAAACGGCTGCAATACCTGTACTCGTTTAAAATCTCACGTGATAAATGGAACGAGTCTAGCGACAAATCAAACTGGAATGTGATTGTTCCGTGGTCGGATTCGTCCGGGACGGCTCTTACTGGTAGCACGGCTGGCACGCCCAACCTTACGACTGGCATGAGCCTTGGACCGGCCATGATGGAACGGACAAGCTCATTGAGCGATAACATTATCCTGTCTGGTGAGTTGTCTATGATCAACCAGGGACAGATTTATGTGTGTGATACCAACAAGCTGTCCTTTACCGTTAAGCGGCGTCCAGTTTGTGACTTGATGCTGTACTTCTATGCGCGGCAGTGGACTACCTGAGTGAGGTGATGGAATGAAAATCTACGATGAAGCATTGGAAAATGAGTTGACCAATCCAGACCTAACGAAGGGCAAGCTGGTAGATGCACAGAAATTTGTGGCGCATCATGATGCCACGGAGGAAGTCTGGCATTATGAGGTCATGCAGAGCACGATTACAGAGGCGTGCCCGGATGGACTGCGCCTTGCTGTGACGGATGAGCCTGCACACGATGCCTGGGACGAGTATGAACCCGTGCAGAAATATGTGCTGTACACTGAGGAAGAATTGGCGGAGATTGCCAAGAAACAGGAAGAGGCAAACAAGCCGACAACGGAACAGCGCCTTGATTCTGTAGAAAAACGCGCAGATGCGCTGGAATCCGCAAACGATGATATTATTTTGATGATGGCCGATCTGATCGGCGGAGAGAGGTAACCTATGAAGACTTTGAATGCTTTGAAGCTGCGTATTATGACCCGCGCTTTTAGGATTCGCCTTGCAGCTGGCGAGAACTTTGAGGACATTGCGGCTGATTATCCGGCACTGACTGTGGATGACCTGGAGGCGATCAAGTCGGCACTTGGCATCGAGGTGAAGTAATATGGCTCTGAATTTGATGGGCGGGGCGTGCATCAATGAGGATGTGCTGGCGTATGGCTATAGCTTTTCCAGTTCGTTAGGATATTCGATATATAATATTGGCAAATTTGCCACTGTTATTTTGGCAAAATATACGGACGGTTCTTATCTGGCGCATGTTGACGTTTCCGGGAATCAAATTGGACCGGTTTACCGTAATGGACAATTTCAGTGGTTGAATCTTGAACCAATGGTTGCAAAGGCTAAATCGCTTACTGAAACAAGCAACTATAAAATATTAGCTGATTGTGTGCCATTTTATCATCAGGGTATTATGGGAGACCCTGGATATTTTCCAGTGGTTCATTTTGAAAGCGAAGATGGATATTGTCAGGCTGGACGTATCTATGATCAGAATGGCACATTTGGTGGATGGCCGATGGATTCCTTGCAAACAGGTTCTTACGAATTCGGCTTTTTTGTCAAACTTTGGTAATAGCGATATGACGCGGCAGGGATCCGAGAGGTCTCTGCCGGTTTTTATTTTAAATAAGGGAGGAATTTTATGAGGTTGAAGAATGGAGAGGTATGTCTTGGCTGGCCTTTGAGCCAGCATATTTTGACGCAGGGGTGGTACTACAATGATGGCAGTTTGCATCAGGCTATTGACATGAGAGCTATCGTGGGGACACCGGTTATGGCGGCAGAAGAGGGTACTGTAGAAATTGTGTACCACTGGAACGGCAAACGCACGCAGGGTGATACGAACAGCTACGGCAACATGGTTAAAATCCGTCACGCGAATTGGAACGGTGGCACATTGCACACGCTGTATGCGCATCTGAATTCTATCAATGTGAAGCAGGGGCAGGTCGTGAAGACAGGTGAGGTGATTGGCTACAGCGGCAATACCGGCAATAGCTTTGGCGCTCATCTGCATTTCGAGGTACGCTGGAAGAACAAGCGCACGAACCCACTGGTATGGTTGGATAATAATTTCACCAAGGCCAACGCATCGGTATTTACATTCCGCACTGGTGAACACAGTGTAGATAAAAGCGTGGGGGAGAGCGATAAGCCAGCCAGCGCCAATCCGCAGCCTGCTGACAATGCACAGGTGGAGCTGTGGGGTATTGATGTTTCACGCTACCAGAGCAACATCAACTGGCGCAAGGTTGCAGCTGCCGGAGTAAAGTTTGCGATGCTTAGAGCTGTATCTACAAACAGCGCGGGAATTTATCTTGACCCGACATTTGAACAGAATTATAAAGGCGCACGCGAGAATGGCATTCCCGTTGGCGTCTATTTTTATACCTATGCGCAGGACGAGGCCACACAGAACAAAGAACTGGAGTTGCTGTTTAATGTGCTGGAAGGAAAGACCATTCAGTACCCTGTGGCGCTGGACGTTGAGGATAAGACTGTCGCGGCTATTGGTAAGAACAAGTTGACCGCACTGGTAAAGCGCGGATTGGATATCATCGACCAGCGTGGGTACAAGCCGATGCTGTACACCTATACGAGCTACAAGGCAGCTTATCTGGATATGACCAAGCTGGCTGCTTATGACCTGTGGCTGGCGGACTACCGTAATGGCGTCAATCAAAAAGGAAAGTGCCAAATGTGGCAGTACAGCAGTAAGGGGTCTGTTGCCGGTATCAATGGCAACTGTGATGTGAACTGGTGTTACAAGGCTTACACGGGCGGTACTACTGTGACCCATGCGCCAAAGCCCACCCAGAAAGCAATCGTATTCAAGGCTGGACGCTGGAATGTGCGCAAAGGTCCCGGAACGGAATATGCAAGCGTCGGCGTAATCGCAAGCCCAGATGCTAAGACCGGTAAGGTTGTTACGATTGGCTACAGTGATATTGTAAATGGCTGGTACAAGACACTCTATGGCTATGTAGGCCCTGCAGCAGTCGCCAGCCATACTTGATAGGCGGTGATTGGTATGGGAGAGAATTTTAACGCCATGCGTTTTTCAAAAAAGGTCATTGTGTTTACGATGGGTGCGACGATTGTGTATGCGGTTGTGTACATGGTGCTGTGCTTCAGCATCGGTCAGCTGCCGGACTACAGCTTTAACGCGGGACTGTTTGCGGCGCTGAGCGCTGAAAACCTGTGCAACGCCTGGATCAAGGTACAGGAGCATAAGTCCGGCGCTGAAAATGTCAAACTGGAGGAACCGCAGCTGGGAGACGATACCGATGGCGTCATGCATCCGAATGATATGGAGGAGTAAGGTATGGAACAGGGGATTTTCTATATTGTCATAGGACTTGCCAGTGTTTGCTTTTTTCTGCTTGGCAAGTATGTTTTTCCTCAAGCTGCTGACGTTATCAATAGTGCGCTTACTATGCTGGAGTCTTATCCTTTGCTGATGAAATGGGGAGAGGCTGCGTGCCGCTATATTAAGCAGTACATGGATGACATGACTGGTGAGGAAAAGAACAAAAAGGCCGCTGAGTTTATTATGGAGCTTGCCAAACAGGCTGGACTTAAAATTACAGAGGAGCAGGCACGCAGTATTGCCCAGGCGGCTTATGATGCGATGAAACGAGGCGAAGCCGATTCTGCTCACGAGGGGCAGGTGAGCAGTGATGCCGAATCCTGAATTTGCTTTTACACTGGCCGACGCTGTCACGTGGATACTGAGCGTGTGCGGCGCGATTGCCGGTATCGGCGCTGCCATCGCTGTGCTAGTGAAGTTTAACACTTTTCTGAAGAAACCGAACCATGAGCAGGATGTGAAGATCGAGGCCATGGAAGAGAAAATCACAAAAATGTCTGGTGAAGTCGATGCCGTTAAAGATTTGCTTGCAAGTAAGGATAATCAGTACATGGACCTGTTCAAGCGAGACAAAGCACGGCTTGACGCGCAGGAGAACAGTATGAATATGTTGTTGCGGGCAAACTTTGCTTTGCTGGGCCATGCGCTGAACGGCAATAATGTCGAGCAGATGCAAAGTGCGTTCAATGATATTCAAGAGTATCTGTTCAATAGATGATAGAGGTTGCAGAGCCCACCAAAACTGCAAGGCGGTGAAGCAGTGGGTTGAGTCGGTTACAGTCGATTGTGGAGCCAGATCGTGGGTTATGCGGATACCACAAGCCGAATAGGCGGCGGAAACGCTGTTGAAGGAAAACACAAAAAAATAGGGATGACCTTGATGAGAGGCTATCCCTATTTTTTAGCAGATTATTTAATATGCAAACAATCCCTTTTCAGCAAGTATTCCATAGTTGCAAGATCCATGTGAATTGTCATATACACGAAGAAATTGCACTTGACAGCTGGCACGCTGAAAATCGATCTTAGACGGTCTGAGATTTCGTCGAACCTGTCTTTGCTGCTTTCAATGATAATCTTTTTAATTTCGTTATATTCCTCATCATCATCGAATTCAGCATCATAGTATTCTTCGTCGTTCTCGTCGTATTCGATGTCATCGTCCTCGATGTCTAACTCTGACAGATCGTCGTCATCGTCGTCGTCTATGCTTGTAGGAACAAGGTCAGATAGAGACGCTTGAAAATCAACGGTTTTTGCCTGTTCATGCGCATTTGTGAGAACAGCAAGAAATTTTTCAAAGTAGCCCTTGTCGATTTCCTCATCTGGCGCACAATCCGGTGTCTTTACTGCAAAGCCGACATTATTATCGTTTTGCTCCCAGCAAAAATGGTATGCGCCGTCTTTGACTATGAAAGACTTTTTAAGCCCCATATCTCCAAGGCATTTTGTCATTTGCTTATACTCTTCATCGTCTTCGCCAATCGAGAATATTTGGGCTAGTCTTTCCTCAAATTCAGAACGGGTCATCTGTGTCCTTCTTTCTTGTTGTACTCTTGTATGACTGGAATTATCTTATTCTAATAATACAGCAAAACAACAAGTTTGTCCATAAATAAAAAAGACGAGTGTGTTCCTACGGCGTAGAACATGCCCGTCTATATCTTTTGTTTTGTCATATCTAAGGCTCGTTTTCTAAAATGGTGTAAATGTGGTGTAAATAAGAGGGTTAATAATAAATAAATTGAAATTTTAAACGTTGAAACGGCATTTATTTGGCACTACAGAAAGTAAAAACTATTTATCCAAAAATGT